AAACTTGACCCAGAGGATTCTGAATCTCAAGTCCTTAACGGTTAATTTCTACGGGCATTAAAGGTCCAAACTTTAAGTAAGTCCCACACCCTCTATGCCTCTTTACAATGCACAAACCAGAGGGTCTATTGGGCATGTAGCATAATGGATAATGCACCAACCTTCTAAGTTGTCTACTGTAGGTTCGAGTCCTACCATGCCTGTTTTACTTTATTATTATGAAACTCAAAGTTCTTAGTGATTTACATCTGGAGCACTTTGTTGCTTGTCAGGTACACCCAGTTGGTGAAGGTGATGTTTTGGTTCTTGCTGGAGACATTCTTTGTGCCAAGCATTTCAAGACTGACGGATATATTCACGCAGTCTATGATAGGTTCTTGAATGATTGTAGTAAGAACTATGATAAAGTTCTGTATGTAATGGGAAATCATGAGTTCTATGGATATAACTATGAGGGAACAAAGAAGAAACTAAAAGAAAATCTTCCTCATAATTTCCATCTTCTTGATAATGATACAATCACTATCAACAACTGGAACTTTATTGGTTTCACACTCTGGACTGACTTTCGTAATGAAAATGCTCTAGAGATGATGGAAGCAGCACAAGTGATGAATGACTACAAAGTTATTCGTATCACTCCGAAGTATCGGAAGATGAACCCAAATGATACTCTTAACTTCCACAAAGATAGCAAGAAATATCTTCTCAAGCAACTACAAACACTGAACGACAATGTATTTGTAATCAGTCATCACGCACCGAGTTATCAGTCGATTCCAACACAATACAAAAATCATGCAAATGGTGCATATAGTAGTAATCTAGATGATTTGATTATCAATTATCCACAAATCAAATACTGGGTTCATGGACACACTCACAATGCATTTAATTATATGATTGGGGATTGTCGTATTGTTTGTAATCCTGGTGGGTATCCTGGACAAGGAACTGGATTTAATCCAGATATTTTCTTCGAAATCTAAATACGTTGTGACACTTTTTTCACTGTCCCTAACATCCAGCAAAGTCTAGGAGTGGATGCTATGATGGATTCATCAATCAAAGAGGAGGTATGACTACCCCAAATTGGCAACACAATTCAGGAAAAGATAAGAACACAAAAGGTGCTTGTAAGGGGAAACTCAAATCAAGAAAGCAAGCACTTCAACACATCAAACGCAAACTCAAAGTAATCTGATGACCTATCAAAATCTTCTGGAGATTCTTCAGACTCTGACTCTGGAGCAGTTGAAGATGGATGTTTCAATTTATGATATTGGCACTGATGAGTTTTATTCAATGAATAGTTTTCATTTTACAGATGAAACTGTAGATGTCCTTGACCCTGAGCACCCTTACATTTCCTTTTGATAATGAAAGAAGTTACGATCACTGTTAAACTCCTTCTTGAGGATGACCAACCCTCTTGCGATTGGGTTTATGAAAGTATCTACCAGCAACTGAATCATGATGCTGGAGAAGCAATCCTTGAGTATTCTGATGATGAACCGGCGTTAATAAGATGGACTGACTGACTAATGAACTCTAAAACAATTACTTACGTTTTTCTTGCATTTATTGCTATCCTTGGTTGGAACGCATTTCTTATTCAACGTGATAATAAAATGTTTGAACGATATCATAATACAACAATAACAAGAACAATAAATGTCTAACGATCTATTTTCGGAAGGTATTGAAGTTTACTATAAACAGCAATATGGAATAATTAGATTCGTATCTAAAGAGTATATTACTGTTTGTGTTCGCAATTTCCCTAAAGAACGAGTTAAAGATGTTTGTATTGTAGTTCACCCAGAAAATTACAAGTATATTGAATTGATTAAGGAATCTACAAAATGATGCCGATGTGCCACCTGTAGTACTGGCACACTAAACCTCCCACAGACCCCCCTGATGCCCTACAATACGGGAACACAAGCAAAGGACACCATGACGGTTCTTGATGTTTTTCACTACACTACTTCTCGTTGGGATTGGCACGATGGTAATGTAAATCAGATGTGGATTCAAGAGATTGAGCACTCTCCTGATTACTACAGTTATGTTGCTGTTGCTTACAATCCTCGTACAGATGCAAGTATGGTAATGTCCGAACCACGTTGCTATGCTGATACTTTGAACTGGGTTCGTAAGTTCTGCGGTTCTTTCAGTATTCTTCCTCAATACTGCTGATTCATACTTAACTCAATCAATTCTCACTTCTTCATTATGACTATTAAGTTTCCTCGTCTGTCTGCTGGTATCTACGAGATTCAAAAGGATTCTAACACAGTTGGATTCATTCGTAAAGTCAATGCAACCAAGTGGATGGTTGTTGATGTTGTAGATACTCCTCAGCATGTATCTAAGACACTCAAAGATGCAAAATATGCTGTAGAGAACTTCATCATTTTTGATGTAGTTGACAACACTCAAGAAACTGAGTATAATGAGTCTGTCCAAGATGAAAAGATTGATAATACTCTTAATAAGACTCTAGAGGGTTCTTTGCACTGCTATAAGCAGATTCCTGGAACTGATGAGTTTGAAGAAGTATGTCCTAGCACTCTTGGATTTTCTGTTCCTACTCTTGAACCCATTGAGTTCTGATGTTTAAGTTTATTCTCAACACAATTCTCCAACAAAACAAAATGCACAATTCAACTCTAGATCTTTTCTGTGATCATGAAGATGAAACTATTGCAGATGAATATGCAATGGAAATTGAACGTAAAGCAGCAGAACTAGAAGTGACTGTTGATTATTACATGATGGAGTTTGTTTGATGGACACTTGGGATTGTACTGTTACGATGCCATCAGGTAAGATTAGATCTATCAATGTAACTGCTTATTGTTATAGTGATGCAATTATTACTGCTGAATCTATGACTGGTGGAATATGTAATAATGCAGTCCAAATGTATAATTCAACTACAAATAATGAAACAAGTGGAGATAATAGTGGTTTAGGAATACTATTTCTTCTTGTAGTTGTATTTTGTATTGCTGCATGGAAATATATTCTTCTCATTAGTGGAATTGCATTTGTTATGTGGTGGTTATGGAAGAATTGGAACTAAATAGAATATGCCTGTGTAGCTCAGTTGGATAGAGCAACGGTTTTGTAAACCGTAGGTCGTCGGTTCAAGTCCGACCGTGGGCTTATAATTTATAATATGTGCCACTTGTAGCACTGTCCATATCATTCCCATTTGCACCTTGTAGGTGCTATAATAGTTCTATTGATTTGATTGATTGATGCTGACTCTTCTTCCTTATCAACAACGTGCTCTTAAGGCAGTTCAAAATGCTATCAGGGGTAGTGTTTATATTCCCACTGGTGGTGGCAAAACTATTGTGATGATGGAAGATGCACGTCAACGGATTCTAAATGCACTAGAACCGATGACGTTTCTTGTTGTTGCTCCTCGTATTCTGCTTGCAAATCAACTCTGTTCAGAGTTCGAAGAATATCTCAAAGACCAGAATGTTGCTTATCTGCACGTTCACAGTGGAGAAACTCATCATCAATCCTCTACACGTCCATCAGTCATTGCAGAATACAATGACACTGCAATCGGAAGTGGTAAGCATCAGTTTATCTTCACCACATACAATTCGATAGGTCGTGTGAATGAGGCAGATATTAACATTGATGTTGTGTATTTCGATGAAGCACATCACTGTGTGAAACCATCTAACTTTGTGGGTATTGCTCATACTTCAGCAGTTGCAGATAATGCTTATTTCTTCACTGCAACTCCGAAGTTTAATAACAGCAAGGAGTCAATGAATAATACTGATGTGTATGGTAATAACATCATCAGTATTCCTGCAAAAGAACTCATTGAAGCAGGTAGTATCATTCCTCCCAAAGTTGTTCCTTATGAAGCACAAACCATTCGCACTAAAGAAAATGCACCTTTTGTAGATGCAGAGAACATTGTAGGTATTCTGTCAGAGATTTCTGATTGTGATGCTCCTAAAGTTCTTGTTGCTGCTCCTAGCACCAAAGTAATCTGGGCAATGTTTACTGAGAGTGATTTGCTGCAACAACTCAATGATATGGGTTATACGATTATGCACATCACTTCAAAGCACGGTGCTTATATTGACAAACAGAAAGTCTCCCGTGAAGTATTCTTCCAGAAGATGAGTGAGTTTGGTGCTGATGCAGACAAGAAGTTCATTGTATTTCATTATAGCATCCTGTCTGAAGGAATGAATGTTCATGGTCTGACTCATTGCATTATGCTTCGCAATCTTCCTCTGATTGAAATGGCACAGACTGTTGGACGTGTTATCCGTATGCACCGTGATGATCGACAAGCAATCGCAGAGGGTAAAGTAAAAGCAGGTGAGTTTGCTTTCTATAAGAAACCCTTTGGCACTATCACTATTCCTGTCAACAACAACTATGGTGATAAGATTGCTCGTCAACTTCAAACTGTTGTGGACACTATCTTTGTGAAGGGTGAGGTTCTTTCTGCCTAGTGCCACTTGTAGCACTGGCACTATACCCCTTGCGGTGCAGGGGATTTCCTGGTATTATACTTGTATGGATGAAGAACTCCAATGACCTACACACCGATTGAGTCAAGTATTCCTTACTTGAAGGTTCCCGAAAACCGATTGAATCTTGCATTTAATTGGTATAATCGGCATGAAGATCATCCTTTGAACTTCCCCTGTTATTCTTATTGGATTCAACATTGTGAAAATGATGGCACTGACTACTGAAACTATGCTTGACACTGTTTTGTCTATTGAAGAAGTTTTGACCGAGAAGCAACTGCTTGCTTTGCGAGACATTATGTACTTCTACAAAGAATTTGAAATGGAGTTGTACAATTATCCTCAAGAAGATACACTGTTTACTAAAACTCAACGAGAACTATTCGACATTTTCGACATCAAATGACTTCAATTTCTTTCACTTCTGGTGAGTTGCTTGATATTATGAAAGCACTTGAGTATTATGAAGATGATGCTTACTTCAATCAAAATAATGCACATCTTGCTAGTTATTATCTGAGTATGCAAAATCAATTTCAACTCATTTATGAAAAGTTGCAAGAATTACCTGGAGAGGATAGAGTTGCTAATCTTGTTCTTGCTGCAAACTAATGAAACCTAAGTTCCGTGCCGTATTAGAATTGGCAATCGAGGAAGGTGTAAGGTATGGATACCAACGTGCATTTAAGCACAATCCAGAACCTCACATTGATTCGATAACTGATACTATTGTAACCGAAATTTTTAACTCACTCGACACTTGGTTTGATGATGTCAACTGCACTGAAGAGTAAAATGAATAGATTGCAGATTTGAACGATTCAGGTTATACTTTCAATGAACTTTCTAATTTGATCGAACAACAATTTTAATGGAACAACAAACTGTGACTCAATACAAGTCTGTAAATCTTACTGTATATTTCAATGCCGAATTGGATGATGGTGAGGTACAAGATTTCATTGATCGTATGACTGAAAAATATAGTCATCCTGATGACATTATTCGAGATTATGAATACTGGTATGATGAGTGAGTCTAGTGTGAGACTGTGCCACCTGTAGGAGTGGCACAATACACTCCCCAAACCCCCTGTGTGGGTGCTATAATTACGAAGTAATCAAGGTTGAGAGACCAAATGACTGCAACTCAAGTTGAACTTCAAGAATCCACTATCAATTTCATCAAAGAACTTGTAGAAGATTCTTATGCTCAAGATGACATTTATGATTTCATTGCTGAGTATGGTGAGAGCACCTTTGTTCAACATTATGTAACTTATGTTGAACTGGGTGAATCTTATTCTTACGATGCAGTAGATTGCTTTATCGAAGAATTTGGTGTTAATGATCTTGACTCATTCGAAGATTCTTACCGTGGGGAATGGAGTTCTGCTGCAGATTATGCAGCAAACTATGTCACAGATTGTTATTCTGTAGATATTCCTGATTTTGTTGAGATTGACTGGAGGGAAACTTTCAACAATCTTGGACGTGTTTATGTCAATGGTTTTGTTTTTGATTCTCAATACTGATGAAACTTCACTTCAACGACAATCAAATCAAATTGATTCTCTATTGCTTGGAACAACAAGCATATGAGTTTAATGATGATGAGAAGGAGGATTACAATGCTATCCTTCATTCTATCGAGATTGCACACGATTCAACTAACTACGATTTCTGATGCGACTTCAATCTAAAGATGGCAACATGGTGGTAGATTTCTATCCCATCAGAACTCCAATGGGTGATGTATCCAAAGAGTGGTATCTAAAGATTCTCACTTTTATGGGTGAAACTCAATCTAAGAAATTCATCAAAAAAGATGATATGAATCTTGAGATTGAAGATTATAATAATTCTCACAACTATGAAGTTGTAAAGTTCAATACTATTCCACAACTTGCTAATCCTTTTGCTACTGTCTGATCATGCTACTTCAACTTACCGACATTGAATTTGATTTTGTTGATTCTGAGGGAGAACTTCCTTATGATGAACAGGTTGCAGTTTCTAACTCTGTGATTGGGGAAGTCTTTGATGTTGATGATGAGGATGAACTTGCAGATGTAATCACTGATGAAACTGGGTGGTGTATTAAATCACTCAATTACATTGAAATTGTTGAATCTAACTGACAATGGAAACTCAAACTCGCAATGAATTGGTTGAAGCATATGTTGATCGTGTGCTTGATAATATGTCAACCAAAGATTTGATTCGAATTGTAGCAGATCAACTTGAAGAAAATCTATCCGCATATAGTGATGATGAACTCATTGCGGAGATTGATGAGTATTATCCAGAATTGCTTGAGACATGATCTAACATCATCTCATCGAGTCCAATGATGAGATGTGCCACTTGTTTTTGTGGCACACTAAATGAGCACAGACCCCAAAAGGTGCTATATTAAGAGGGTGGAAGGGGTCAGACCCACCCACAAACGTTCAACTTACTTAAATTACAATGACTGTTGCTTTCTCTAAAGATCTGATGATTGGTATGCTCCGCAAGGGTGAGACTGGAAATCAGATTCTTGACATTCTTGATGTGATTGCACCTGACAATACTGAACTCACCCGTGAGCAAGTTTGTGAGGATCTTGCGATTGCTGATTGTCCTGAGAACGATGATGAGATTGCTGCTTATCTTGCTGCAGTCTGAGTTCAATTCTTTATTCTTTTTCATCATGTTTATTGCTTGTCCCGTAACATTCATTCTTGAAGATGCGGAATGGTTTGATGATGTTTTTGAAGCAACTGAATCTGCACTTGATTGGAGTGCGGAACTATCTGGTGAGAATGTGATTGTTTATGAGGCAATCGAAGGTAACTATGGTTACGACTTCAAACCACTTTCTACAATTTCTGCCTGATTCTACTAATGAACGCACAACTTTCGATTGATAAATGTAAAGTAATGTGGGTTGTTGGTGCATTGCAACGACTTGCGACTTTAGGTATGATTGGTCCTGACATTCCACTACAACTTACTCCAGAGGCAGTGGAAGATTATATTGAGATTGATAATCATCGAGATATTCTTTTTCAGTCAGACTTTGAGATTGCATCTATCTTCACACAAATTGTAAAATGTGAATGTGATGATGAACCAAGTTCTGATGATATTAAAGGTATTGTAAATTTAATTCTTGAGTATAAGAACAATCGCACTGAGATTGTTAAGTTTGCTCTTTCACACCAAGTTATTTGATAATGTTTAATCAACTTGAATTTCAACAACACGGTCTTAAAGATTGTGTACATGCAAAGTATCAGTTCTCAAATGATTGGAGTATTTCTATTGTTTCCGGACCTGCTGGTTGTGGATTATATGGGAATCTAGAAGATGAGACATATGAAGTTGCAATCTACCGACCGAATGGAAATATGACTGAAGATGTGATTGGATGGAATACTAAACAGGAAGTGTCTGCGATGATGAGAGTACTGTCTCAACTCTAGTCCAGCATACCGATAAGGGATGCTGATAGGTAGAAGAACCGTAAACCCCTTGACAACCATCCAGATCCGTGCTATGATGAACGAAGTTCAGAGGATGAGACCTTGACCACTGCTCAACGAATGGAAAAACAATTTTTCATCAATTTCATTCAACTTATCAATGAGGTTCAAGGTAAGACTAAACTTCCTTCGCAGATTGTTAAGAATCGCAAGTCTGCTTGGGTTAAGCAAGTTGTAAATCCCAAGCAAAAGAAAGATGCACTTTCTCTTGTGTAGTTCTTTTCTTCCTTCCTTTTTCTTTTTCTTCAATCAATGATGAAACTCACCAAGGCACAAAAAGAAATTCTTCTCACTCTTGAGAATGGTGATGTTGTGAATAACTGGTCTCAACGTATGCGAGCAATTCAACCACTGATTGATGCTGGTATTGTTTATATCAAGGTGACGAATGATAAGAATGGTATTACAGAAGATGTAAGAGTTGCACTGGTTGATTAAGTTCTTTTTCTTCCTTCCTTTTTCACTAAACCAAGAGTTCTTTCTTATGACTATCGACCAACTGATTTCGATTCTCAATCGTGCCAAAGAATCTGCCGGTGGTGATACTGAAGTTCAGATTTGCTCTAGTGATTATTGCTTCGCAGATTCTTCCAATGTTGTCAATGTTGTGATTCAAGATTGTAAATCTTTGATGAGTGATGAAGATGGAAATACTACACTTTATCTTGTTAAACCTTATGGTTCTTGATTAAGTTCTTTCATCTGTCCCACATAAAAACAAGCAATGCTGATTAAAACTGTTTTCGACGTTCATACTCATCAACCTGTGTATGCTATTTGTAATGCACAACATCAATGTGGTATGATTACGACTAACATTCTCAATGCTATTAAAGCAGCACAATGTAAAGACTTCAATCAAGTTCAAACTTTAATCAATTCCTGATGAAACTCAAAACTAAAATCAATCTATTGTCTAAAGCAATTAACGGTAAAGAACTACTCATTATTCTGAATTCAATCAAATGACAAACAAAGTGTTTCAAATTGAATTGTGTAAAGAGGATGCACAAAGAATACTTGATGCACTTGAATTACTCCAATGTCAGACTAAACAACAGATTGATGATTGTAAGAGTGAAGAACAACAAACCATTGCCTGGTTAGAATGGTCTTATGTAAGTGAATTACATTATGATTTGGATTGTAAGTTTAGATTAGAGACCTGGAATTGAATAGTTTTCCACAAGGTTGCGGAAAATTGTTTTGATTTCATGACTTAGTAAAATGTTAATAATTATTATGATGTGAGATATATGTCGTTTATAATGATACCCCTATATCGTCCATTTCAGGGTGTTTATATTGATGGTATTGTACGGTATTGTTTGATATCTGTGATTGTTCTTTTAATGTCTCTAGTTCTCGTGATCTTGGCCCACAGTTTATCACAAACTCTGAGATCTGTCAAGTGTCACTGTGCCAGTAGTTTTCCACAGGTTTTTCCACAATTTCCACAGGTTTTTCCACAACCCTGTGGAAAACTGTAAATAATTCGATGTTTATTTTGACCCCCCTATATCGTCCATTTCAGGGTTATGAAATACAACTGCACTTCGTGTGTCGTTATCAATCACCTGAAAGGTGTCTAGAATGACCTGTAATCGTCTTTGTTCGTGTAACAGGTAGTCTGAGACCTACGTTATATTTTCGTGCTCTCCTCGTGGTTTTTAATGCCCTGGGTATTGCTGGGTTGACAGAATAGGGCACTTGATGTACAATTAGAATACAGTACGAGTTACTGTATGTCACTATGGTCACAGTTCGTGTTATTATCTTCGTGTCCTGACAGTTATCAATTCGTGCCATTATAATTGTTATTAGTAATACAAACTGACAGTGTATTCGTTATACTTTGACAGTTTGTGATAATTTATAGGTATATTTTCGTGTTCGTGGAGCACAGTTATATCGGGGGTTGTTTAATTATAATACCGGGTAATGCGGTTATAAGGGGGGGGGGGTTTTATAATTTTCGAAAGTCCTAACCTACAAAACTTTGAAAACGAGAAAGTTATTTCAAATGCTAAAAAAAATTTTTTGGAGTAAAAAAAATCCTGTGAGGTTTTTGTATAATCATGTGTATGGGACAGAAACGAGTCCTTGGGATGAGATTCATTATATTGGGATTGTATTGGGAGAGACAGTGAAGATTATTGGGAGTCACTATATAAAAAAATTTCGGATATAAAAAATGGTATATAAGTTAATTGCAAGGGAACGAGTATTTTGTGAGGGTAGTTTAGATGAGTGTCAAAAGACTCTCACAGAGATAACTCAGATGATAAGTGCAGGATTAACGACTGATTTTCAGGTCGAAGAATTTTTAATCCTCAACTTGACTGGGAATAAATAATCGAGTATCATGAAGTGGTACGTATACGTATTTGTTGTTGAATTAATTTTATGGCCAAGAAAGGATTTACAGTTAAGAATACCGTAGAGAAAGAACCTGATCAGTTATTTGATATTGATGAATGTAAGGAACGTATTAGGGGCAAGACGATTGTATTTTGTCTACCAGGTAGGGGAGTTTCATATCGATTCTTAAAATCATTTGTGCAGTTATGTTTTGATCTTGTACAATCTGGTGCTGCGATTCAGATTTCACAAGATTATAGTTCAATGGTAAACTTTGCTCGATGCAAATGTTTAGGTGCGAATGTACTAAGGGGACCAGATCAATTACCTTGGGATGGTAAACTCAAGTATGATTATCAACTATGGATTGATAGTGATATTGTTTTTAATACTGAAGCATTTTGGGCATTGTTTGCAATGGATAAGGACATTGCATGTGGATGGTATGCTACTGAGGATGGAAGAACAACATCTGTAGCACATTGGTTAGATGAGGATGATTTCAAGAGTAATGGTGGAGTGATGAATCATGAGATGGTAGATACCATTACAAATCGTAAGAAACCATTTACTGTAGATTATACGGGATTTGGGTGGACTATGATTAAGAATGGAGTATTTGAGCATCCAGAGATGAAGTATCCATGGTTTGCTCCGCAGATGCAAGTCTTTGAATCTGGTGAAGTACAGGACATGTGTGGAGAAGATGTATCATTCTGTCTCGATGCTACACGTAAGTGTGGATTTGAAATCTGGTGTCATCCTCAAATTCGTGTCGGACATGAAAAGACAAGAATCATCTGATAGTTATCAGATTTTATGTGAAGGTAGGATCATTTATAAGAATCTCTCTCAAGATGAGATGTTTGACGTTATGGATGATCTTGCCGAACAATTTATAGAGACAGGTCTTCCCAAACCAGAAGACATTATGGTAGAATGTGTAAGTACTAAGGAGATTTAAAGATTATGGCAAAACGTCCTTCCCTATCTGGCAATTTGATTGAGAGTCGTCCTAAGAAAACTCGTCAAGGTCGTTCACAATATACGAAACTATCTGCTTCTTCGAGGAATGGAGCACGTAAAAAGTATCGGGGACAAGGTAAAGGTTGAATATTAGAGAGGATTTCTACGAATCCTCTCTTTTTTTATGCCGTTTCTCTATTATAAGTAATAAGGTACGCTTAGCTCTTTAAGAATCTTATGGAACCCAAGGAAGTGTAAATGGTTATAGATATATTGAAGATGCAGACTATTTAAGAAAGGGATTTTATATTAATTAAGGGATAGAAACCCCTTAAAAAGTTCTAATTCACCCTAGAATTAGTAAAAATGACTAGAAAACCAACAGATAGAGACTCTTCTTACATGTATAGTATGTGGGGAACCACAAAATTAGTCACTGATCCAGAACCACAAGTGATTAAAGAAGTTATGTTTGATAATTTTAAATCACAATCTCATAATTTAATAATTCAATCAGATCTTCATGAGAAAATTAGAAATGATGAAGACTATGATGACTGGGAATATGGTACTGAACCAATTTATGGAAAACCACAATAAATAAATTTATAGTCTAGTCGAACTAAAGTGCCATTAAAAGAATCTGATATATCTAAAGGGTTTAAGGATATTAGTTTGTCTTTTAGTAGACATCCTATAACAAATGATATTTCTGCAATTTATAATGAAGATGCGATTAAAAAATCTGTCATGAATCTAGTTCGAACGAAATTAGGTGAAAGATTTTTTAATCCATTTATTGGATCCAATGTTGAAGCAATGCTTTTTGAATTATCAACACTTGGATTAGATGATGCAATTACTGAGGAGATTAGAACTACAATTATTAATTTTGAACCAAGAGTAGTTTTGAGAGATATATCAGTTAATGATAATTTTGATAATAATGAACTTTTTATTGAAGTTGTTTATGACATAGTGGGATTACCTACACCGACTCAAACATTATCTTTTGTACTACAACCAACTAGATACTAATGGCATTCACTCAATTTACAAATTTAGATTTCGATCTAGTTAAAGTTACTATAAAGGATTATTTAAGATCAAATTCTAATTTTACAGATTTTGATTTTGAGGGATCTAATCTATCCGTTCTAATTGATATACTTGCATATAATACCTATATTGCGGCATATAATGCCAATATGGTAGCAAATGAATCTTTTCTGGATAGTGCCACTATCAGAGAAAATGTAGTTTCTCTGGCAAGAAACATTGGATATGTACCACAATCTAGAAGATCATCAAGAGCAAGAATATCATTTTTCATATCAGATATACCAAATACAGTTACTACAGTGACTTTGAAAACTGGTATTGTTTGTGTAGGTAATTCTGATAATACCAGTTATATTTTTTCAACTCCAGAGGACATTACAGTTGGTGTTGAAAATGGAACGGCACTATTTGAGGATATTGAAGTAGTAGAAGGTTCTTTATTAACAAAATCATTTACAGTTGATACATCTTTAGTTAATCAAAAATATATTTTACCAAACTCATATATAGATACCTCCACAATTAGAGTTAAGGTAAAATCAGTAAACGCAACAGAAAGTGAAGAATTCAAATATATTGATAATATTATTAATATTAATTCCAAGTCTGCAGTATTTTTACTCCAAGAAATATCTGATGAAAGGTATGAGGTATTTTTTGGAGACGATTTGTTTGGCAAAAAATTAACCCATAATGATCAAGTTAGTGTAACATATATTACTTCAAATGGTGAACGAGGTAATGGTGTCTCTAATTTTTCATTTTCAGGCATAGTATTAGGAAATAATAATTCTAATTTATCTTCAAAAGTATCATCTATTGTGACTCTAGAACCGTCTACAAACGGTTCTGAAATACAAAGCATAGATTCTATTAGATACTACTCCCCAAGACTGTATGCTTCCCAATATAGAGCAGTAACAGCATCAGATTATGAAGCACTATTACCTTCTGTATATCCAAATGTAGAATCTGTTACTGCATATGGTGGAGAGGAGATATATCCACCAGAATATGGAACGGTATTCTTAGCAATTAAACCAAAGAATGCAGATTATTTAACAGAATTTTCAAAAGAATCAATACTAACTTCATTAAAAAAATATTCTGTTGCTGGAATAAATTTAAAGATTGTTGATATTAATGTACTATATGTGGAACTAGAATCTACAGTTTATTATAATTCAAATTTAATTGATTCTCCTAGTAATTTAAGAACAAAGGTTATAGATTCACTAAATTCATATGCAAATTCAACAGATTTGAATAAATTTGGAGGAAGATTTAAATATAGTAAAACTCTAAGTATTATCGATACTACTAGTGATTCAATAACATCAAATATAACAAGAGTTAAAATTAGAAGAAATTTAGGTGTTTTAAATCTACCTACAAATTATCTAATATGCTTTGAAAATAGATTTAACGTCAATTCATCTGGATATAATATTCGAACAACTGGATTTAAAGTTTCTGGTAATCCTAATCTTGTTTATATTTCAGATATTCCAAATGAAGATCTTACTGTCGGAAAATTATTCTTATTTTCATTAGATGGAAATGAAGTTAAAGTTGAAGTTAATAATGTAGGAAGTGTAGATTATATCACTGGTGAAATTAATATAGATAATATAACCGTAGTGTCAACTACTATTCCAAATAATATAATTGAAATTGAAGCAATTCCATATTCAAATGATGTAATTTCAAAGAAGTCAGTCTACTTAAAATTAGACACTGGAAAAAGTAAAATTAATTTAGAACGTGATATTATCTCTTCGGGTGAAAATTCATCTGGAAGTAGATTCCTCCCACAGTCAAGTTATAAAACCGATTTAAAAGTAAGAATCTAAAATGAACTCAGATAAAAAGTCAGTAAAAATTAGTGATATTATTGAATCTCAGATTCCAGAAGCAATAGCATCTGATAATCCACTATTTTCAGAGTTTCTGTCCCAATATTATAAATCTACTGAATATCAAGGTGCTCCCATTGACATTGTAGAAAATCTTACTCAGTATAAAAATGTAGATAGTTTTGATGCAAAGAATCTTATAAAATCAACAAAACTGACAAAAGCAGTTTTAGTGTCAGATGATGATGATAATATTCACGTAGAGTCTACTTTAGGATGGCCTAGTGAATATGGATTGTTAAAAATTGATGATGAAATTATTACATATACTGGTATTACAACAAATACATTTACTGGTTGTATTCGAGGATTTAGTGGAATAGAGTCATTATCTGATGATGAAAATCCCGGATATTTAAAATTTTCGTCATCAGAATATGCAGAACATTTGAATGGAAGTGAAGTATTCAATTTAAGCAATCTATTTTTAATAGAGTTGTTTGAAAAGACAAAATATCAATTTACTCCAGGATTTGAAGAACTTGATTTTGATTCGAAAATTAACAATCAAAATTTTATAAGCAATGCAAGATCTTTTTACCAATCAAAAGGATCAAAAGAAGCATTTGATATTTTATTTAAAGTTTTATATGGAGAATCTCCACAAATATTAATACCAAGTGAAAGATTATTTACACCATCTGATGATAAATGGATTGTTGTTGAAAGATTTATTGTTGAATTAGTAGAAGGAGATATTAATACTATTATCGGTCAGACCTTATATCAAGATGAGAATGAATCAAAAACCATTTTACCTGCAAATGGATCAATATACAGAGCATCTAAATTGCCATCTGGAGATAATTTATATTCAATAGATATCTTTTCTGGATATTCAAATAACTTAAATCCAAAAGGTGCTATCTATGGGGAATTTGTACCTACATCAAAAACATATTGTACACAAGAAATAAAAACCTCTAGTAATTCAATTACAGTTGTTTCTACCATTGGATTTGAACAATCTGGTTCATTAATAATTAATGGAATAGAAATAAAGTATGAAGATAAGACAAATACAGAATTTTTAAATTGCACTGGCATAACAGAAGATATTAAGTATGGAGATATAATTTATACTAATAACTATGCTTATGCATATTCAAACAATTCTATAGATTCAATTGTAAAGGTAAGAATTTTAAATACTTTGTCTGATATAGATTTTTCCGATGAATATTTAATGCTTCCTGGAGATAATTTAAAAATTAGAAGTTTAGGAAACTCTAACACAAATAGTTTTACAAAATCTCTATTATATAATGTTCCATCAATAATTTTTGTTGGAGAAGTTGTAGATGGCCTTTCACCAAAATCTTATGGAGTTGATAGGAACAATGGTCAAGTAAGAACTAAATATCCACACTATCTCAAAAATAATGATTTAGTTGAAATTTATAGTGTAACTGAAAACAAGAAACTTGCAGAATCTTTAGTTTCAAATGTTTCAGAAATTACATTTACTATTAGTTTTGCAAATAATTTAAAACTAAATCATATAATTAAACTTAGAAGAATCCCAATAAAATCATCTTCTACAAAATATTCATCAATAGATAAAAAATTTAATGTGAATATCCAGGATAGTTTTGAAGATCTGGATTACAATTATATTGCAGCAAATGGATTTCCAAATTTAAGTTTAAATCCAATTATAAAAGAATCTAAATTTATTATTTCCAATTCTATTACAGACACTTTAACAGCAAATCATAAGTTTTTAACTGGAGATCAGGTAACTGTAGAAGATTATAATGTAGAGTTTGTAAATCAACCAGGATTTACAAACAAATTAGGAATAACTACAGGATCGACTTATTTTGTAAAAAGAATTGATAATACTAACATAAAACTTGCAGAATCTAGAATAAATTTAAAAAATGGAATATATATTGACTTTAAAGAATATGTAGATGAATTTTCAACTACAATTTCGGGATTTGTAAAAGAAATAACTCTGATTGATTCAAAATTATACAATAATGAATTTACAACAACTAAATTATTTAAAAAAATACCAAAAAATCCAAAATACGCAGAGAAAAAAGTAAAAACTTCCTCTGGTGCAGTAGGAATTTTTATAAATGGTGTTGAAATACAAAGTTATAAATCATTTGATAAATTATATAATGGTACTATTGAATCTATAGATGTTTTAAATGGTGGAAATGATTATGATCTATTAAATCCTCCAAAATTTAGTGTGAATTATGTTTATAATAATCTACATTCATTTGTCCCGGAGATAGTTGGTGAGTTAAAATCTCTTGAGGTTAAAGATTCAGGATTTGATTACTTAGAAACTCCAACAATTTCTGTACTTGGTGGAAATTCCACAGAGACAATTGTTGAAGTTAAAATGAAAAGGATTAGAAATGAAGTTGAATTTAATGCAGCAGATCCACAATCAGTTGTAACTCTTGACGAAGTTAATAAATTTGTATTTGAAGATAACCATAAAATGAAAGTTGGAGATGCTGTAATCTATTACACTTATGGCAACTCTCCTATTGGAATTGGAACAGAAATTGCTGATGGGTTTTTAATTGACAATTCTGTGTATTACATAACAAATGTAGGAGCAGGAACATCATTTGAAATTGCGTCTACATATGAAGATGCTGTTACTGGACAAAATATCATCAATTTAAGAACTAGAGGAAATGGATTGCAAAAATTTATTTCTGTGGATTATGTAAATGTGGTAGATGAAGCAAATATAGTAAAATCAAGTCCTTTTAGATATAAGAGTATTGCTTTTACATCAGATAATATTAATCCATATGATAATATTATTGAATATGAAAATCATGGATTTTTGGATGGGGAAGAAGTCATTTATTCTCAATCTGGAGGATCAGCAATTTTAGATGATCAAACATATTATTATATTGTTAAAATTGATGATTCTAAATTTAGAGTATCTACAGAAAAGGATGGATCTTCTTTAGTTTCATTTTTAGGATCTGGTTCAGACACAGTTCATTATATTTCATATTCTCCAATAAGAATAGAAATACGTGGAAAGGTAACTGAATATGGAATTTCAAATATTGGGTATTCTGCCCAGATAGAACCTATAGTTAGAGGATCTATTGTAAGTGTTATCCCGGTTGTTACTGCAAATTACTCTTCTAATATTTTAAATTATGAGAATTCTCCAATAATTAATACTCTGAAAGGGGAAAATGCTGCCATAGGACCAATTATAACTGATGGAAGTATATCTAGAGTTGTCATATTCAATGGAGGAAAGAATTATTATAATTCTTTAGAGATAAAAGTTACTGGAATTGGATATGGTGCTAAATTATTACCAGTAGTGCAAGATGGCATACTGGTAGATGTTAAAGTAATAAGTCCTGGAATTGGGTACGATAATTTTACTACACTAACTCTAGTTGAAATTGGAAGTGGTGCTTCATTTAAAGCAAACTTAAAGAAATGGACAGTAAATGAGTTATCAAAATATAGCACATCAGAGTTGAATGCTGGAATTCTTTTAGGAGAAAACTATTACCCAAATACAAATAATTATGGAATTTATAATTTAAATTCTAATTTTATCAATTTATTTGACATTAAATCAACAGAACATTCTCCAATAATTGGATGGGCATATGATGGATGTCCAATTTACGGACAATATGGATATAAAAATATAGATGGCAGTGGTGGTATTATTACTATGAAATCTAGTTATAAGAAGGTGAAAACTGCACCATCATTGATAGATTCTCCAAATATAGATTTCATAGAAGATTACCAATATGTAGAAGGATTGGGGGATCTTGATGAGCATAATGGTAGATATTGCATAACTCCAGAATATCCTGATGGGGTATATGCATATTTTGCGACTAATATTTTTCCATTTTTTATTGGGGATACTTACTCATTTGATGTACCTTCGGAAAATTTTGATGCTGATTATAGTCAAAAACTAAATTTAAATAATTTAAAAGTAGTAAAGCATACTGCACCATATTATACAGAAGATTACGATAATTATTATGACTTTTTTGAATTTAAACCATCAAATCAATTTGCCGATCTAATAGTAACTGAAACATCTTCTGGTGGTATAAGTAGACTAGAACTAATTGATTCTGGAAGCAACTATAAAATAGGTGATAAGATTAAATTTGATAATACTAAAACTGATGGTTTTGGTGCCCTCGGAGAAGTCGTATCTATTTCTGGAGTTTCAGTCAGTAGTATAACAACATATTCCGAATCAATTCCTTCTCTTACATTTATTTCAAATGGAAATTTAATTACTGCAATATCTTCAAATGAGATCGCAGTAGAAAATGATAACTTTGTAAGTATAACATCTATTTCAGATCCTAAGTACTCAGAGTTACTAGGATTGCAAAAAGCAATAATAATTGATTTTAGAGCAGAATTAAAAGAACCTTTAGAGACAGAGTTTCAAACTGGAATTACAACCTCAATATCAGTGACTACATCAATTTCAAATTTTAAAATTGGTTATAATTTTAAAATTGAGAATGAAGTGTTTACTGTAATTGGATTAGATTATATTAATAATCGTGTAAATGTAAAGAGAGAACCTGGAGGTATTGCATATGGATCTGGGGCATTTATTAAAAATACTAAGAGTGAATTTTCATTTGAGATAAAAAATAACTTAGATATTACAACAGATAATGACATTGCTTATTTTTATAGTAGTTCTGTTTCTATTGGAACAGATTCTGGTGTTGGAGTTGGAAATACTATAGTAATTAATCCACTTGGTCCTGGAAAATCTATATCAAAATATGTAAGGACTGCTGGAATATGGATTCCAAATCACAATTTTAAAACTGGTGATAAAGTTACATATACTGAAGCAAATAGTACTATAATTGCAGCAGTTAATGGGATTGGATCTCCAACAAACCTATCTGAGTTTTCTTCACTGTACATTGTTGATTTTGGGTCAGACATTATTGGATTGACAACAGTAAAATCAAATTCATTTAACCAATCAGACCTTTTATATTTTACAAATGAAGGAACTGGAAATTATCATAAGTTATCTACCGATAGACAAGTTGTTACAGGATCTGCAGTATATTCTGAAACTATATTATCTACTGAGGATCCACATGGTCTTTCTATTGGAGATTTAATAAATGTCAATGTTACTGTTGGATCTGAAGTTGAGTATATTGTTAGTTATAATTCAATAACTAAGAGATTGGTAATAGATTCTGAAAATAATCCAGAATTATTAGCATATAAAAACCAAACTATTAAATTTAATTTAACCTCAACAACATTATCAAAAACAAAATTCAAACTATATACCGATAGAAATTATATTAATGAATATTATGGCAGTGGTTCAGGATTCGATGAAGTATATTACGAAGGTGACTATCTATATCTAAAGATAACAGACACAACACCAGATATTTTATATTATAACATAGAATCTACTATTAAAACAGTTTATGAAGATATCTCAGTTAAAAATAACAATACGGTATTAGTTATACCAAGTAATTACAATATAATTTGTGGTGTAGTAACATATACAGAAAATGACTTCACAGTAAACCTAGAGGCATTACCGGAGTCCAATTCATATATTTCCGATGGAAATACTACTATTTCATATAATGTAATTAAATCCGATATTTCTGGTCCCGTATATGATGCTAGATTAATTTTAACTGGAAAAAATTATAAAAAACTCCCACCGATTGTTGGAATAGGATCGACCGGAATTAATTGTGAATTAATACCAGTTTCAGATAATATTGGAAAAATTGAATCTACAAAAATAATATCAAATTCTCCTTTCCCAGCAGATAAGACATTAAAACCATATCTAGATATAAATTCAGTATTATATTTGACAGATAATTACAGTGTTGCTGAAATTGAAGTTAATGATCCAGGATCAAATTACTTATCACCACCAAAGGTAAAATTATATAATGAACTTACAAATACAGTCAATGAGCAGTTTAGTGGTTATTGTAATTTGAAGGGAACTGGAGTTTCTGAAATAATTATCACAAGTCCAGGTACTGGCATTAAAAAATATGGAAATAAAATTATATTTACTGATAATAATAATGGATTAAGAATTTTAGAAGCATATAGAAATCAAATTTCAGATAATGAATATAGAGTATCTTTGAGAGTTGAAACTCCTTCTGTTGGATTTACCACTTCAAATCCACCACCATTTAAAATTGGGGATTTTATTTATGTTGAAGGAATTCAATCTTTGGGTAGTAATGGATATAATTCTTCTGATTATAACTATAATCTATTTGAAGTATATGATGTTATTGAAAATTTATCTAGTGAAAATGAAACTTTAATACGATATAATTTACCAAAGGATCCTGAAGTTCCTTCTATTATTGATTTTGGAGTTGTAGTAAATGCAAAAAATCTTCCAATAGCAAAACTGAAATTAAAGGAAAATCTATTCTATTCAGGAGAAAGTATTGGTAATTCTAATATTATAAAAAATGATCTTTACTCAACAAATAGTTTTGTCCTTAGGGTTAATAATTCCAATGAGATCGAATTAAATTCAAATATTTTCGGAACTAATAGTCTATCAAAAGGAAAGGTAGTCAAAATACATGATTTTAACTCCGGTGCAAATGTAGATTCTAGTAAAGAGCAAATTTTAGGGAATAAGGAAAATAAAGGAGTTTTATCTGAAACTACACAAAAAATTCAAAATAATGATTATTACCAGAGATTTTCTTATTCAATTAAGAGTTCTATAGAAAATAGTAAATGGGATCCACCAATATCACAGTTGACTCATATTTCCGGATTTAAAAAATTTGGAGATATGCAAATAGAATCTGATCCAAATTCTCCAACATTAACTACTAGTCAAAGTCCTCTTATTAATGTATCTTTAAGTAGTTATGTTGATGCATCTACAATTAATAATTTTGATCTTGTTTTGGAAGATGTTGATGATCATGACAATTTATATTCTGAAATTTTAATATTTAATAGTAAAAAATTAACAGATTATGTTATTTCAAAAGAAAATAGAGTATTGTCTATAGATGATATTGCTTCAGAATTTGATACCGATTTAAAAATTGAAAAAATTCTAGTGGATACTCTACCAACATTTAACGTTGGTAGTATGATATCAAAATATCTAGTGTTTATAGAATCTACAACTTCATTATATACTGATTATGAATTGCCATTATTGGCAGAAGTTTACATTTCTAGAAGAGGTAACAATGTAAACTTATCTACATATTCTTATTATGAAGATGTGCCTTTGGGAGTTTTTAATAGTTTAATAAATCCCAGTAATGTAAATGAAGTTTTGCTAGAATTTATTCCAAGAAATATTAATAATATTCATTCAGCAAGAACAATTTCTGATCTAGTTCCATTATCTGGAATTACAACTACAGCATATGGTAATACCAAATATATTGGAATAGCAACTAATTATAGTAGTCAGTCAGTACCAACACAAAAAACAATATTAATTTCATCATTAAGTGAATGTAAATCTGGAAATATATTTGTTGGAATATCAACTACTGAAAATATAATCCAAGAATTCTATGAGATGTCTTTTGTATATCGAAATAATAATTTTGTTACATCTATTTATTCGGAAAATGTTTTAGTAGATTTGGGTGAGGTTGGTATATCAACTTTAAATACAGGGAATGTTTATTTGACTTATAATGGCATTCCAAATATACCAGCATATCTATATGTTGGTGTGTCCATGTTAGTTAATACCAAAACTAATCCATCAGAAATAATTTTAGATTATGGTAAGTTAAATAGTTCTCGAATACAGTTTACAGCAACTACAAATGATCCTGTAGGCATATCGACAATATCAAAAGAATATGCAGCATCTAAACATGTCCTAGAAATAAACAAAACTATTGGTTCTACCACAAAAAGAACTATTGTTCAAATAAACTCAGTACATTATGATATCATACCACAAATTGAAAAGTATTTAAATAATATTACATACAACTTTATAGGTGAATTTGATGATATAGATTTTAAAACTTTTTATGATGTGAATAGTGGACAATATACGTTGGCATTTGTACCAAACGATTTAGCAACTTATGATATAAAGTTTTATGAAAAACATATATTAAGATCCACAAACCCATTATTGTAATATAAAATGTCATCAAATTCTACTAATTCTACTTATGTACCTACTACTTTTGGTACAAATACTTTTAAACTTTTACATAAAGGGGATTCTATTTTTCGTAAAGAATTTAATCCCTCTAAAGTGGGTGTTGTCAATATAGTAGATGACACTATTAGTATTAAAAATCATTTTTTTAAGACTGGTGAGATTTTAAAATATTCCTTAGAAAGGGGTGGAGAAAAAATAGGAATATCTACTACTAGTCCAGGAAATAGTTTGTCAACATCTTTCTTACCGGATGATGTTTATGCTGTAGTTGTAGATGAAAATAAACTAAAATTTGCATTTACTGAAAATTTAGCATATGCAAACTCTACTATAGATATTGTTTCTGTTGGTATTGGGACAATACATGAATTTAAAGCAGATAAGGAAAATGCTAAGAGTTTAATTATATTGGATAATATAATTCAATCTCCAGTATCTGTAGCAGGAACAACTGGTGTGGAAAGTATAATATCAGCAACAAAATTAAGATTGGATTCTGTAAAAAATATTAGACCTGGAACAATTTTAAAAATAGATGGAGAATATACAAAAGTAATTAAAATTGAGTATGATGGGAATACTGGTATTGGTGGAACTGTAAATTTATTGCGAGGAATATCAATTTTAGGATCTCCTCCAGTTGAATTTACAACCAACACAAAATTAGCATACATTATGGAAGGTCAGTACAATATAGTAGGAGATAAAGTTTATTTTACCGAATCACCTTTTGAAGGAATTAAATTAAATTTTACAGTAGAAACTAATGATATTAATTATATTAGTGAATCTGTAGATATTTTTACAAATTCAATAAGAACGGGAAGTTTACTTATATTAAATTCAGGCAACCCTCCTAGAGGACTAGATCAAAAAAATTTTTATTATGCAATAAAAAACTATGAAAATAACTTTAGTTTTGCGTTAACATACCAAGATGCTATTAATAAAATCAAAGTTCCATTTGAAAATATTGGAGGATATGATTTTTCAATTCCCGTTGATAAATTAAATATTACTTTATTGAACTATTCTGAAGGAACTAGTTTTGAAGGAAGGGTGTTTTTAAAATCAAATTATGATGGAAATGCTGTATATGACGATATTAGCAATCAATTCACAGGAATTGCAAGTTCATTTGAATTAAAGCAATCTGGAATATCTACAGTGGGAATCAAGAGTGATAATGGTATTATTTTAGTTAATAATATTTTTCAATATCCAGGATCAGATGAAGCATTTTATTATGATGAAGTTGGAGGTTCAACTAACTTATATTTCATAGGAAATGGAGATGCATCAGTTTTACCAAAAGATTATGATGTAAATTTAAAGGGATATCCTAGAGGGGGAATGATTATTTCCTATTCAATTACTGGTGGATATAATTATCAACCACTTAGACCTGCAGAATTAGGAATTTCTGGTGTATTGAACTTTGATTCTAATAACGATTACATATCAAATGATAATATTCAAATCCTATATTCAGGATCTGGTTATAGAGATGTTGTAGGTTATTCTGTCTCAGTATATTTTGTTGATGAATTTGGAGACAAATTATCTGGATATGGAACTGCAACCATCAGTGATGGAAAAATTTCTAGTGTTAATATATTGCAAGATTGTGTTTATGATAAAAATTCTGCAGTACCATTAATTATTATATCAGATCCATTAAACTATGAAAATGAATATGTTTCTAGTACAGGAGTTGGAACAGGAGCAAGAGTTTCATTTAATATTAATGATGACGGAAGTATTGCAGATTTTCAATTTACTAATTTTGGGTATTCTTATGAGGACGGTGATATATTAACAATACCATCCATTCTTGGTAATTTAAGTCAAACTTCAGAAGAACAAATCGAAATAAAAATACTTTCCGTTGGAAAAGATAGTTTTTCATCTTGGAACATTGGAACTTTAGAGAAATTAGATGATTTAAGTAGTTTATCAAATGGTATTAGAAAATCATTTACTTTATCTAAAGATGGGGATATTGTAAGTTTGGAGACTAAGTATGGTTCGAATATAGATTTGGCTTACAATTTGCTAATATTTGTTAATGATGTACTACAAGTTCCAAATGAATCATATTTCTTTAATGGTGGTACACAGATATTATTTTCAGAGGCACCAACATCAAATAGTAATATAAAGGTATATTTTTATTCTGGGTATACTGGAGATACTGAGTTTTTTGATATTGATAGTCCAATAGAAATTGGAGATAATGTATTAGTAAAGAAAAATTATGAGAAAAATCCACAAACACAAATAAAACGTACAGTAAGAAGACTTCTTGCCTCCGATAGATTAAAAACAGAGTTATATAAAGATAGTGGATTATCATATGATTCAAGTACATATAGACCTTTAGATTTAATTCCACAAAAAGAAGATTTGGTTATTTTTGGAGAATATGTAAGCAAATCTAGGGAAAGTCTAAGCACAAAAATAACTAAATTCCAAAACGTATATTCTGGAATTGCTACTTTTGTTGGTGTTGGTACTGATTATGCCACTATTAATGGTTCTGGTAGTGTTTTAGTGGGAGATTACATAGATACCGAATATACAGATGGTTATAAAGTAATCGAAGTTTTACCCAATAAAGTTAGATTTGACAGACCATCAAATCTAACTTTCATATCGACAATTGCAAACTCTTCAATATGGAGAAAAATTTAACTAAATAAGGTAAAAGAGTATTTTAAAGATGCCTGCAATAGTAACTGATAATTTTAAGATTGAAAATTGTAGTAATTTTATTAATAAAATTTCATCAACTGATGTATTAACTGATAGCAATTATTATGTTTTTATTGGTTATCCAAACTCAAATATATATTGGGATGCTAATCCAGAAAGTCCTGTAGATAATGTAACTTATCATAATTCATATAAAGAGTCTATTCTTGGGGTTAAAAAACTCACTTCTTCTAATGTGATTAGAGTAATACCAAGAATAGATTGGGAAAATGGGGTTAGATATGATATGTATAGGCATGATTATAGTGTATATAATCAAACTAAGGTAACAGGTTCTTCTAGATTATATGATTCAAATTTTTATGTGATGAATAGTGAATATAGAGTTTATATGTGTTTGAGTAATGGTGCAAGTATAGATAATGAGTTTAAGGGTGTTCCATCAACAATAGAACCAATTCATACTGATCCTAGTGATTATTCTGATAAGGGTGATGGATATGTATGGAAGTATTTGTATACGATTAGTCCTGGAGACTTTTTAAAATTTGATTCTACAAAATATATTTCAGTGCCAAATAATTGGCAAACATCATCAAATTCATCTATTAAAAATGTAATTGACACTGCAATTGATGGTGGAATTATTTCAGTCTTGATTGAAAAAAAGGCACAATATTTAGTTGGATCAGATCCACAGCAGGGAATAAGTTGTCAAATTAAAGGTGATGGATCTAATGCCACTGCATTGGTAATTTTTGATGATGAAGGTTATCCAATATCTGTGCAGGTTACTAATTCAGGATCTGGATATACATATGGAACTCTTGATTTAGATTCGGTAGTATCTCCAGCAATTGAAGGAGAACGTTCGATATTTAATGTAATTATTCCACCAATTGGAGGATATGGGAAAAATATATATAATGATCTTGGTGCTTTTAGATGCTTAGTTTATTCTAGAATTGAAAATGAAGAAAACAATCCAGATTTTATAGTTGGCAATCAATTTGCAAGAGTTGGTATTGTAAAAAATGTTACTGCATATGGGACTGCTTCTCTATTTAATGGGTCTACAGGATCTGGTGTTTATGCTTTGGTAATTGATGGAACTGGATTGGGAATAAGTTTGGATGAAGAAATTTCACAATTAAGTACTGGAGCAAAGGGAATAATTGTAAGTACAGAAGAAATAGGATCAGTTACTTTCATCAAATATATTCAACCAAGGGAAAACTATGTAGATACTTATGTAAATACCGATCAAGGAATCACTGGTACATTTGATCCATTTGTCGTAAATCCAGATTATACAGGCATCCAAACTTCACTTTCATATTCATTTTCCGAATTTAATACTTCTGCTGTTACAATTTCAGGTTCTACATATAATATAGTGTCTATTAATGGATCAACTTATAATGGAAATTTTTTGGGTCAAAATTTCACAGATGGCATTTCAAAACCAGATATAAATACAAAGAGTGGTGATATTTTATACGTGGATAATAGATCAACGATCACCAGACAAATAGACCAGAGAGAAGACATTAAAGTTATCATAGAGTTCTAAAAAATGTCGCAAAGTACTAATCTAAACGTAAATCCCTATAATGACGACTTTGATGCGTCAAAAAATTACTATAAAGTTTTATTTAAACCTGGAGTAACTGTACAATCTAGGGAATTAACTACATTACAATCAATTCTTCAAGATCAAATTGAAAAATTTGGTTCTAATTTTTATTCAAGTGGTGGTGTTGTTATCCCTGGAAATTTCTCATATGATGGAGCATTTACCTGCGTTGAAGTAGAAGATACTTATAGGGGGATATACGTAGAAGATTATTTTAATGGATTAGTTGGTAAACTAATTAGAGGTAAAAATTCTAATATTACTGCAAAAATTGAATTCGTATTATCAAAAGAAAATTCAATACGAAATAGTACAACAATTTATATAAAATATCAAGGTTCATCTACTACTGATTTTTCAAAAGAAATTTTTGAAGATGGTGAAGAATTAGTACTTGTTGATGATGTTATATTTGATAATTTTGTATTACTTTCTGGACAAGGGGTGTTTAAAGTTTTAGCACCATCAGGAAGAACAGCATCATCAGTAGGATCAGCAGCAAAACTAACTACTGGGGTATACTTTATTAGAGGATATTTTGTAAATGTTTATGATGATGTAATAATACTAGATCAATACTCAAATTTACCTTCATATAGAGTTGGTTTAGAGATTACTGAAAGTATTATAAATTCAAATCAAGATCCATCATTAAATGATAACTCAAAGGGATTTACAAACTATGCTGCTCCAGGAGCAGATAGATTAAAAATTACAGCAAATCTAACTAAAAAAGCATTAGATGACTTCAATGATGACAATTTCATAGAATTATATAATGTTAAAAATGGAGTTGTAAAAATTGTTAGAAAAAATGATGTAAATAATTTTATTAAGGATATATTAGCAGAAAGAACTTATGATGAATCTGGAAATTACTCAGTAACTCCATTTGTTGTAGAAGCATTGGAATCTTTAAATGATAGAACTGGAAATGGAGGATTATTTCTAGAAAATCAAAATACATTTGAGGGTGCAACTCCAAATAAAGATCTTGCAGTATTAAAAATATCACCAGCAAAATCATATATTAAAGGATATGAAGTAAATACCTCTACAGAAATTCTTGATTATATTAAACCAAGAGAAGAAAAATCAGTAGAGGGATCTTCTGCTGTATTTTCTGCTGGTAATATTTTAAGAATTAATAACATCAATGGTATTCCAAATATTGGGTTAACTAATAATACACCATTAATTCTCTATGATACAAGATTAGATGGCACATCAATTAGTGGGGCAGCAACATCTATAGGACAGGCTAGAATATACGATATAGAATCTTTTAATAGTGCATATTCAGATGAATCAAGTCAATTTAATTTGTATTTGTTTGACATACAAACATATACAAAATTAACTACAAATATAAATGATGCGAATATCTCAGTTGGCAATTTTATTGCAGGAAAAAATAGTGGTGCTTCTGGATATGTAATTGAAAAAAATTCTTCTGAAGTTATATTATATCAAGTATCTGGTAAATTCTCATTTAATGAGCAAATTAATGTTTGTGGAATAGGATCTACAACTTCAATATCTTCAATTGTAGATTATTCTATAGATGACATTAAATCTGTAGGAATTACTGGCACATTTGCAGCAGACACAGTTCTGTCAAAAACTACAACCTTCAATGGTCCATTTGATATTACAGTAGTAGGTTCTGCGGCTACAATATCTTCACCAACACCGTTTGCAAATACAATTAAAGTCAATGATATTATAAGTTATTTTAGATCTGGTACTTCAGATCCAGTATATAATAAAGTATCTTTAGTATCAACAGACAAAAGAAGTATTACAGTCGGTTCTGCATCTACAGTAACAGGTGTTTCAGATGGTGGTCTTGGATCTACAACTATTTTACAATCAATTAATTTAGTAAGACCAGAAATTATAAATTATAATAATTCATCTTTATACAGTAAATTATCTCACTCCAGTATATCTGATGTAAGTTTTTTAAACTCCAGTACATTTGTTAAAAGAAAAAGTGATGGAATAACTATCTCTAGCAATTCAGTTTCTTTACCATCATTACAAAATACCAGTTATGCATATGCACCATTTGATGATGAGAGATATAATTTAATAGATTCTGATGATACTCATATTGATTTAACTAATGCATCTTTAACTCTATCTAATGGTGGAAAAGATGCAACTCTCTCTGGATTTACAGCATCAAATACATCCAGTGCAAAATTAATATCAACATTGATAAAAACTGAGGTTTCTTCAAAATATAAAAAATTAGTTAGATCAAATAATTTAACTATAAGTAGAACTAAGTATAGTGTTCCAAAAAATGCAGGGTTAACTTTTAGTTCTATCTATGGAACAAGGGTAGAAGATGGTGAAATCTCATTAAATGTTCCGGATATTTATAAATTACATGCAGTATTTCAGTCTTCAGGAACTGGAAATCCACAATTACCCTCATTAGATTTGACTGGTATTGATAGTGCAAACTTAGTTTTAGGTGAAACTTTAACTGGAGCAACTTCTGGTGCTGTAGCAATTTATACAACAGCAGTTACTACAAACAGTATTTCATTTGTATATAAATCAAATAATAAATTCATTGCTGGTGAAACTATAGAATTTAAAGAGAGTGGATATTCTGCTACGATAAATTCAATTACAATTGGAGATCCAAATATACTAGAAGAATTTACGTTGGATAATGGTCAACGTGAGCAATATTATGATTTTGGCAGAATTATTAAAAAGGATAAGAGCAAAGAATTATCATCTAGAATTACAATAATTTATGATAATTTTGCATTTGAACCCACAGATTCTGGTGATATTATTACAGTAAATAGTTATTCTGCAGATGTTTATGGAATGGAAATTCCCAAACTTTCTGGGGTAAGAAACACTGATATGGTTGATATTAGACCAAGGGTATCTAACTATTCATTATCTTCAACATATAGTCCATTTGAATTTTTATCTAGAGATTTTTCACTGTCATATAATAATTCTGCTCAAGTAATATCATCAAATGAATCTATTGTTTTTGATTATAGTTTTTATCTTGGAAGAATAGATAAAATTTCATTAGATAGTGATGGAAACTTTAGCATTGTATATGGTCAATCAAATGAGTTTCCAAAAGAACCAAAAATTGATTTAGAGTTATTGGATGTCGCAACTATTGTAGCATCTCCATATGTTTATAGTATTGAAGATGATATTACAATTACCTTAACAGATAATCGTAGATATACAATGTCCGATCTACGAGACATTGAAAAAAGAGTTGATGACTTAGAATATTATACATCTCTTTCATTACTTGAAATTTCTACCCAGAATCTACTAATTGAAGATTCCGATGGATTAAATCGATTTAAATCAGGATTTTTTGTTGACAACTTCACTTCATATCTTTCTGCTGATACAAATAATTCTGTTTTTTCTTCTATAATATCAAACAATCAATTAACTCCAATTGAAGTATTGAATAAGATAGATTTAAATATCAATACATCTGCAGGTATTAAAATTACTGGCAGCACTGCATCATTAGATTACACAGAAGAAGAATATATAACTCAACCTTTTGCTAGCACATACACCAGTGTAAATCCATTTAATATAGTAACTTGGAGTGGTGTATTGAGTCTTAACCCAGCAATTGATAGTTGGTCAACGTTTACATCTGAAGCATTGAATCTAAGACCAGGATTTATGCTTTCTTCTACTGCAATTTCTAGAATGAGATCTAGAAATATACAATTTGTAGGAAATAGATTAAAACCAAATACTAGATTTGACTTAATTTTTGATTCTAGAAACTTTACAGATAATTCACTGGGAACAACATATGCATTTCCAAAGTTAATAGAAATTAAAAATGTAACTGGACAATTTAGTATTGGAGAAACTGTTAATGGATTTGATGATAATGGCAATTCAATATCATTTAGAATTTGTTCACCAGATCATAAATCCGGTCCAATTGATTCACCAATAAGAAAATATTCAGTAAATCCATATAATCCAGCAACTGGAATATCTACAATATATGGAATTCAGTCAACAATTTTAAATATTGATGTAGAATCATTACAGATTAATAATGAATCCCAATTTAGTGGAACTATAACTACAGGAATGATTCTTTATGGTGAAACTAGTAATGCTACTGCTGAAGTTTCTAATGTAAGATTAATTTCCGATGATAATGGATTAGTTATTGGTAGTATATTTGTTCCAAATACTTCAGAAATATCCTTCCCAACTGGAACTGTAACTGTGGAGTTGGATAGTTATCAAACATCTTTTGGAGTTCCAGAAGAATATACAAGCTCAGCATCTACTCCTTTCACTTCTACAGGAAGTTTAGTTACCGCAGTTCCAATACCACCTCCACCAGCAAGAGATCCAATAGCACAATCGTTCTTAGTAGAAGAGCAAGATGGAATAATAATGTCATCTATTGACGTTTATTTTAAGGCAAAGGATGGGAGTGTTCCAATTACATTAGAAATTAGATCTATGTCTTCTGGATACCCACAAGATGGTTCTGGTGTTATAGATAATCTTTCTGTCACATTAAATCCAGATGAGGTTAATATTTCTGAGGATGCTTCTATACCAACTAAATTTACATTTGATAAATTGGTAAGATTGGAAGGTGGAAAAGAATATTCAATTGTTCTAATATCAGATTCTTCAGATTATTTTGTTTGGATTTCTAGAATTGGATCTGAAGATATTTCTACAGCAAATCTTCCAGAAATTGATAAAATTTTCATCAATAAGCAACCTTCACTTGGAACTCTATTTAAGTCTCAAAATGGTGGAACTTGGACTGCAATACAAGAAGAAGATCTTAAATTTGTTATTAATAGGGCAAAATTTGTATCATCTGGTTCAATAGAGTTAGTAAATTCAAATATTTCCACTACTTCTATTGATAATAAACTTCCATCTAATCCATTATATTGTATTTCAGAGTCAGAACCATCATATAATTCTGGAAGATACATATTGGTCAATCATCCAAATCATGGAATGTATTCAAATGGACAAAAAGTAATTTTTAGTGGAATATTTCCAGATTCTCTGCCAAGAAAACTTACATCAAAATATGAAATAACATCTACATCAAATATTGAATTAGATTCAACATCAGGATTTGAAGTATTTGAAAGTTCAGCAGTATCAGTTACAAATCCAGGTTATATTTTAATTTCCGATGAAGTTATTTCTTATACTGGTATTTCTGGAAACTTCTTAACAGGAATTCAAAGATCTAAATTTGGATCTCCAGCATTAACTCATTTACAAAATTCAAGAGTATATAAGTATGAATTAAATGGAATTAGTTTATCAAGAATTAATACCACACATACAATACAAGATCCCGAAATAGATTCTTATTATGTTGAAATAACCGCAGCATCATCAATAAAATTCACCTCTAGTAAACTTTCTGGTGGAGATTCTTGTTATGCGTCAAAAAATATAATTTTCTCATCTATAGAAGGAAATAACGAGATTATTTCTAATTTTAATTCAACTTCTGTAAATTCATCAATTAGAACTATAAGTTCTAGATCATCTAGTGGATCAGAAACTGCATTTTTAGATAATGGGTATGAATCTATAGATATAAACTCAGAAAATATATTTACCACACTTAGAATGGTTTCATCGAGACCAAATGAAACCGAGTTCTTATCTAATTCTCAGTTTGTAGATAATAAATCTCTATTCTTACAATTGTCATTATCCTCATTAGACGACAAATTATCTCCAATAGTTGACTTAAATAATTTATTCTTAACATCAAAATCATATAGAATCAATTCACCAATTTCAAATTATATTACAGATTCTAGAGTAAATTCAAATACTGATGATCCCAATAAATTTGTATATGTCTCTCAAAAAATCAATTTATCTCAAACTGCTTCTTCATTAAAAGTTTTATTATCTGCTTATAGACCTCAAGATTCAGATATTAGAGTTCTTTATAAATTGTTTAGAAATGATGTTCCAGATGAAGATCAAGTATGGGAACTTTTCCCAGGATATGAAAATCTAGACTCTAATGGTCAGATAATCTCAGACTCAAATAACAATGGAAATCCAGACTTCTTTGTTAGAAATAGTAATGAAGATGAATTCTTAGAGTATTCATTTACAATTGATGGATTGCCAGCATTTAATGCGTTTGCAATAAAGATCATTGGATCCTCAACAAATCAAGCAAATTATCCAATAATTAGTGAGTTGAGAGGAATAGCACTTAAATAAAATGAAATATGCGAAAGTAAATGGGTATCCAAATTTACTCAGAGATTTGGATACTAATGCAATAATAAACGTGGACTCTACAGAGTCCACAAATTACGATAGACTGAAAAGGAAAAAAATATTAGAAAAAACTGAAATTAATAAAATGAAAGAGGATATTGAAGACCTAAAGAAATCTATCGATAAATTATCAACTATTATTCTGGAGTTTGTTAGTAATGAATCATGAGAATCTTAAACTAGATAGCATAAACAAATTATTTGAATATGAAAAAATATCTAGGGAATTGGATACTTGCACAAATATAGATTTGTTGAGAAATCTTTGTAAATGCTATGTGAAATTATATTTAAAACAACAAGAGACCTTATCATTTATTCTAAATAATTAAAAAGAGAAACCATAATGGCAAAACCAGCATCAAGACAACAATTAATTGATTATTGCCTAAGAAGACTTGGTGCCCCAGTTTTAGAAATTAATGTTGCTGAAGAGCAAATAGATGATCTGGTAGATGATGCCTTACAATATTTTAGTGAAAGGCATTTTGATGGGGTCGAAAAAATGTTTCTCAAATATAAAATAACAGAAGATGATATTGATAGAGGAAGGTCTAGTGGTGGTAGTATTTCAAGTGGTATAGTTACAACTACGGTTAATTCTGGAATAGGGACTTTTAAATGGGAAGAAAATAGCAATTACATTCCAGTTCCAGACACTATTATTGGTATTGAGAGAATATTTAAACTAAGTAGTACAACGATTGCATCAAATTTATTCAGTATAAACTATCAGTTATTTTTAAATGATATTTATTGGTTTAGTTCTACAGAACTTTTGAATTACTATGTGACAAAAAGATATCTAGAAGATATTGATTGGATTGTAACCCCAGATAGACAAATTAGATTTAATAAACGTCAAAATAGACTTTATATTGATACAAATTGGAATACTTTGAATGCTGGAGATTATTTACTGATAGAATGTTATCGAATATTAGATCCAACAAATTTCACAAACGTATATAATGATTCATTTTTAAAGATGTATTTGACATCTTTAATTAAAAAACAATGGGGACAAAACTTAATAAAATTCCAAGGTGTTAAATTGCCGGGGGGAATTGAACTTAATGGAAGACAAATTTATGATGATGCCCTAAAAGAATTGCAAGATATCCAAGACAGGATGATGCTCGAATTCGAATTGCCCCCAATGGACTTAATAGGATAACATGTTAAACCCATTTTTTCTACAAGGATCATTAACTGAGCAAGGTCTTGTTCAAGACCTTATAAATGAACAATTGAAAATGTATGGTATTGAAGTATACTATATGCCAAGAGAAATATTCTCAGAAGGTAAAGTAATACGTGATGTAATAAATTCAAAGTTTAATAATGCATTTCCTATTGAAGCGTATTTAGTAAATTATGAAGGATTTGATGCAAATAGTGTCATGATGAGTAAATTTGGTGTAAAGATTACTGATGAAATGAATTTAATTATTTCAAAGGAAAGATTTGAACTATACATATCAGAATTAATAAAAGATATACCAAATATAAAAAATCCATTAAGACCTAATGAGGGAGATTTAATTTATATTCCATTATCTGACAGTTTAATGGAAATTAAATTTGTTGAGAATAGAAAACCATTTTACCAACTACAAAAAAATTATGTTTATGACTTGAGATGTGAAGTATATGAAATGGATGATTCTGAAATTAATACTGGTATTGATGATGTTGATGAACCAATGAAAGATCTTGGATATAATGCAACTTTAACATTATCTGGAATAGGTTCTACAGCATCTGCATACACATCTATAGTAAATGGAGCAATCTATAAAGTTGATGTTATTAATGGTGGATATGGTTACATTTCTACCCCTAAGATAATAGTTTCAGAACCATCTTCAGGATCTGTGGCAGAATTATCTGGTATAATGACATCATCAAGATCATTGGTAAATAAATTAAGTTTAGATGAGATTTACATAAAAGATCCGGGTTTTGGTTATACAAATAATGATAAAGTATTGTTATCATTTTTTGGTGGTGGTGGATATAATATCAAAGTTTCACCAAAAATATCTACAACTGGAAGTATAGGAGTTGTTACATTATCTTCCTCTGGATACGGATATGTAGATACTCCTACAATAGTATTTTCCTCTCCTGGGGTTGGTGTAACTGCTACTGGATATGCGGTATTAGATGCGTCTGGAAGTATTGATGAAATCCGAATAACAAATGCTGGATATGGATATACTTCTCCACCATCAATTACAATAGGTGCAGGTACAACAATAGCAGAAGGTAGTTTTGAATTTGGAGAAAGAGTAACTGGATCTATTAGTGGTGCAATAGGAATAGTTAAAAATTGGAATTCACCACTAAAAACTTTAGAAGTTACCGGAACTGGGAAAGATTTTATTGAGGGAGAAAAGATAATTGGCAGTGATACAAATTCTACTTATATAATTAAAGAGTATAAAACTTTTGAAAATAAGACTGATTATAATAACAATGATATTATTGAAAGTGAGGCAGATGAAATAATAGATTTCAGTGAAATTAACCCATTTGGAGATATTTAACTTTTAGTTAAATATATAAATAATAGGATTGGAGTTTAGTATGCTTGGCAACTATTTTTACAACAAATGCATTCATAAGACTGTAGTTGCATTTGGAACATTATTTAATAATATAAAAATACATCATTCAGATCAAAGTGATGTTGATGTTTCAATATTAAAAGTGCCATTATCTTATGGTCCAATTCAAAAATTTCTATCTAGAATTGAGCAAGCACCAGACGGAAATAGAAGAGTAGCAACTACTCTTCCGAGAATGTCATTTGAAATGATATCCATTGAATATGCACCAGCAAGAAAAGCATCAGCAATACAAAAATTCAAATCTTCACCAAACTCCTCTGGAAATGAAATTAAAAATATTTACATGCCAGTACCATATGATATTGGATTTGAATTGACAATTGTTTCAAAAATTCAGGACGATGCTTTACAGATAATAGAGCAAATTATACCATTTTTTCAACCATCATTTAATGTTACAGTAAATTTAATTCCAGAAATATCAGAAAGAAGGGACATACCAGTAGTTTTAAATAGAATTAATTTTAGAGATACTTACGAAGAAGATTTTACACAAAGAAGATTAATTTATTACACCTTAAGTTTTACTGCAAAAACTTACATCTTCAATGAAATTCCTTCCGACTCAGATGGTCTGATTAGAAAAGTTCAAGTTGATTATGCATCAGATGCTATTAAAAATGCTAAACGTGAACTAAGATATACAGTAACTCCAAAAGCACTTGAAGATTACAATGAGGATGGAAATATTGATGTTCTAGATGATCCATTAGTTGAATATGGTGATGATTTTGGATTTAATAGTTCTCTAGAAGATTTTAGTGATTTTAAGACTTACAGTAGTTCTCAAGGTATTGACGTAGATATTTGATTATGGAAAATAATTATAAAAACATAGAAGATGCTTTAGACATTGAAACAAGCATAATAGAAACGCAAAAGGAAGAAATTACTGCCCCGAATGACCCTCAAAAAGATTATGATTATACTAGAGCAAATCTGTACAATTTAATTGAAAAGGGACAAGAAGCAATTACTGGCATATTAGAACTTGCACAAGAATCTGGTCATCCAAGAGCATATGAAGTTGCTGGTCAATTGATAAAATCGGTTGGTGATGTTTCAGACAAACTTTTAGATTTACAAAAGAAAATGAAAGATTTAGATGCACCTCAGAAGAACGGTCCTACAACGGTAAATAATGCTCTATTTGTTGGTTCTACCGCAGAATTATCAAAACTTATAAAGAAAGGTCTTCTAAATAATTCAGAAGAGTAGTATTTAAAGTTAGATATATATGAATAATAAAAAAACTTTTTCAGAATTTATGATTGAAGTTGCTGCTTGGCAAAGAAAAGAAGGGAAAAGTAAATCTGGTGGATTAAACGAAAAGAGAAGAAAATCGTATGAAAAAGAAAATCCTGGATCAGATTTGAAAGCACCATCAAAGAAAGTTGGGAATCCTCGTAGAGCATCATTCTGTGCCAGAATGAGTGGGATGAAAAAAAAGTTAACCTCTAAAAAAACTGCGAACGATCCTAATTCTAGAATTAATAAATCACTAAGAGCTTGGAATTGTTAATTTATGAGCAATAAGAATGTATATCTTGGTAATCCATTATTAAAAAAAGCAAATACACAAATTCAATTTACTGCAGAGCAGATTGAGGAATTTGTAAAGTGCAGAAAAGACCCGGTATATTTTGCAAAAAACTATATTAAAATTGTAACCCTAGACCATGGATTACAACAATTTACACCATATGATTTTCAGGAAAATTTAATCGAAAATTTCCACAACAACCGATTCAACATTTGTAAGATGCCAAGGCAGACTGGTAAATCTACAACTGTTGTCTCTTATTTGTTGCATTATGCTATTTTTAATGATAATGTAAATATTGCAATTCTAGCAAATAAAGCATCTACGGCAAGAGATCTTTTACAGAGATTGCAAACAGCATATGAAAATCTTCCAGATTGGTTACAGCAAGGTATAGTTGCTTGGAATAGGGGATCCATGGAATTGGATAATGGATCTAGAATTCTTGCTGCTTCAACTTCTGCATCTGCAGTTAGAGGTGGATCTTATAACATCATTTTCTTGGACGAATTTGCATTCGTTCAAAATCATTTAGCAGATGATTTCTTTGCTTCCGTTTATCCAACAATTTCATCAGGAACATCTACAAAAGTTATTATTGTTTCAACTCCACACGGTATGAATCATTTCTACCGTCTTTGGCACGATGCAGAACGTGGAAAGAATGAATATGTCCCAACTGAAGTTCATTGGTCAGAAGTACCTGGAAGAGATGATAATTGGAAAGCACAAACCATTGCCAATACTTCGGAACAGCAGTTTAAGATTGAATTTGAATGTGAATTTTTAGGGTCAGTAGATACATTAATTTCTCCAAGTAAACTAAAAAGTTTAGTATATGATAATCCAATAAAGAAAAATAAAGGTCTTGATGTTTATGAAGATTCAGATTCTGAAAGAGATTATGTAGTTACTGTTGACGTTGCTAGAGGAGTCGGAAATGATTACTCTGCTTTTGTTGTTTTTGATATTACCGAATTTCCACATAAAATTGTTGCAAAGTATAGAAATAATCAAATCAAACCAATGTTATTTCCATCGGTAATATATGAAGTAGCAAAGGCATATAATAATGCGTTTATCTTATGTGAGGTAAATGATGTTGGTGATCAAGTAGCATCAATTATTCAATATGATCTAGAATATCAGAATTTACTTATGTGTTCTATGAGAGGAAGAGCAGGACAAATTGTTGGGCAAGGATTTTCTGGGAATAAAACTCAGTTAGGACTAAAGATGTCGAAAACTGTCAAGAAAATTGGTTGTATCAACCTAAAAACTTTGATTGAAGAAAATAAATTAATATTTAATGATTACGAAATCATCAGTGAACTTACTACGTTTATTCAAAGACACAACTCATTTGAGGCAGAAGAAGGATGTAATGATGACTTAGCAATGTGTCTTGTAATTTATGCTTGGTTAGTTGCTCAAGATTACTTCAAAGAACTTACTGATCAAGATGTTAGGAAGAGATTATATGAAGAACAGAAAAATCAAATCGATCAAGATATGGCACCATTTGGGTTTATTTTAACTGGAATTGATGATGAAACTCATTTCAAAGATTCTGATGGAGATGTTTGGTTTGCAGATGAATATGGTGATCGTTCTTATATGTGGGAATATAGATAAAAAATCAAATATATAAATACTTTTAGATCAAAATGAAGCAGTTAGAGGAGTCAAAATGGCTTTAAGCTTATCATCTCCAGGGATTTCAATAAAGGAAGTAGATTTAACTCAAGGGTCAGTAGAATCAACTTCTTCATTTGCTGCAGGAATCGTTGCACCATTTGCCAAGGGTCCTGTAGGAGAAGTTATAACAATAAGAAATGAAAACGAATTATTAAATACTTTTGGATCACCATCAACAGAGGATTACCAATATGAATATTGGTACTCTGCATCAAACTACATGTCTTATGGTGGAAATCTACGTGTAGTTAGAGCAGATTCTACAAATTTGAAAAACTCAAATGCTGGTGTTGCAACAGATTTTGTTTCATTAAAAATCAAAAATAATGATGAATATGAAGCAGCAACTTCATATTCCTATTATTGGGCAGCAAAAAACCCTGGATATTGGTCAGATGGTATCAAGGTTTGTGTAATTGATAATTTTGCTGATCAGGTATTATCCGGAGTTGTTACAACTGGTCTTGATGTTGGATATGGAGTAACCCAAGCATTATCTTCTGGAAGTGGACACCTAAAAGGTATCATAACTGATATTGGAGAAGGTAGTATTAGTGTTAAAGTTACAAATAAAGTAATATCTAATGTAGAAACTACTCAAGATTATACAGAAAAGGGAATCTATTCATTTAATACTGCAGAACCAGTTTATATTGGTGATAATCTTGGTGTTGGATTAACAGCAGTCTCAGTTACTAGAAAGGCATTAGGAACTAATAATGCAACTATAATTGGAGCAGGAGTTTCATTCAATCTTTTACATTACGTTGGTCAGACTGAAGTTCAACTTGCGGGCGGAGATACATTTTTATCTTCGGAAGATTCATTCACAGTATCAAGTACCGTTGGAATAGATACTGGAAGAGTTATTTTAATTGGAACTGAACTGTTTCACATTAATTCATTTACCGGAAATACCATTGCAGTAAGAAATGGTGGTACTAGTTACAATGGATATGGGACAACTCAGACAAATCACTTTGATGGAGATACTGTAAAAATATTTACACTTACCACAGATTATACAGAATCATCACAGTCTGTGACCGCTTCTGATACGGTAATCCCAATATCATTCTTAGGTGTTATTACAACTGACGACTACTTAATCAACAAGTCTTCAAATGAGATTATAAAAGTTAATGTTGCAAGTAATGTTGGATCACTTTCACCAAGTACTGCAGATGATTGGTACAATCAACAGTATTTACTAAGTACTGCAAATGGTGATAAACAGAATATTCTATGGAGATCTGTTGCTCCAAGACCAACTACAAATAGATATGTAACTGATAGAGGTGGCAATAATGATGCACTTCATGTTGCAGTCATTGACAATACCAGAGCATCAAATAATGCCGGAGCAACACCACAACAAGTATTGGAAATCTTCAGAAACTTATCAAAAGCAAAAGATGCTCAAGTTTCCCCATCACAAGATGTATATTATGTAAAATACTTAGCAGAAAATTCAAAATACATTTATGCTGGAACAACTCTAGCAACAGACTCTTATTGGGGAATTACTGAGGTTTCAACTGCATTCTCTAGTGGATTCACTCCAATATCAACATCTATTAGTGGTTGGGGTCAGGATTCACTAGACACCAAGTTTAATAGTATTGGTAATAAATCATTTACAATTAGAGGTGGCAAAGATTACTCAACAGGTCTTGGACAAGCAACAAACGTTGGTGGGTATTCTGTACAACTTAGTGACATTACTAATTCATTAGAACTTCTTGTAAATACAAGTGAAGTAGATTTAAACTTCTTATTACAAGGAAGTGCTTCCGGATCAGATGATTTTGAACAATCTAGAGCAAATGCTTTAATCTCAATTGCAGACAGAAGAAAGGACTGTATTGCATTTATATCACCATATAGAACATCAGTTGTTAACTCTAATTCGGATTCTCAAAAATTAAACAATATTTTAGAGTTCTTTACACCTTTAACATCTTCATCATATGCAGTATTTGATTCTGGATATCAGTATGTCTACGATAGATTTAACAAGGTATTTACTTACATGCCATGTTCTGCAGATGTTGCAGGGTTGTGCGTAAGGACCGATGTTAATCAGTTCCCATGGTATTCTCCAGCAGGTAAGAATAGAGGAGCATTAAAGAATGTAGTAAAACTTGCATATAATCCTTCTCAGGATGATAGAGATCAACTTTATCAAAACAGAATAAATCCAATCATCACATACCCAGGTTCTGGAACAATCTTGTTTGGAGATAAAACTGCTCTTGGATACTCTTCAGCATTTGATAGAATCAATGTTAGAAGATTGTTCATTACCATTGAAAAGGCAGTACGTGGTGCTGCTGATGATCAACTATTTGAGTTTAATGATGCTACAACAAGAGCAAACTTTATTAATATTGTTGAACCATATTTAAGAGATGTTCAAGCAAACAGAGGAATTACCGATTTCCTCTTAGTTTGTGATGAATCAAATAATACCCCCGACGTTATTGATCGTAATGAATTTATTGCAGATATCTATGTAAAACCAGCACGTTCAATTAACTATATTGGACTTACCTTCATTGCTACAAGAACTGGGGTATCCTTTGAAACCATTGTAGGAACCGTTTAATTTTAACAGGAGATTAGAGCAATGCCTAGATTTTCAGAAAGAACAATCGACAGTTTTAAAACCCAGATGAAGGGTGGTGGTGCAAGAAGCAACCTATTTGAAGTAAGTTTTGGTAAGGAGCAAGGTGGTACTACATCTCCTGTTTTGGAGAATCTTGGTATTAACCTTGAAAATAGTGATTTAATGTTGATCAAATCTGCAGGATTACCAGCATCAACAATTACTGAAATTCCTGTACCATTCAGGGGAAGAACTTTAAAAATTGCTGGTGATAGAACCTTCGATGTATGGACTATCACAGTAATTAATGATACAGACTTTAAGTGGAGAAGATTATTTGAAAGATGGATGAATTACATCACCAAAATTTCAGATGGAAGTGGAACAACAAATCCAGTTGATTACATGACCGAAATGAATGTTGTCCAACTATCAAGAGCACCAGGTGTTGGTCCAAATGTAAGAAATGATGGTGAAATTAATGTACTAAGAAAGTATGTTGTTCATGGTGTATTCCCAACAAATATAAGTCAAATTGACCTATCATATAATAATGAAAATGAAATTGAAGAATTTACAGTTGACCTTCAAGTTCAGTATTGGGAAGCATACGATGAAAATAATAGAGATGATATTATCTGATAAATAATACATTAAACGGTTCTAAATTACACAATGGCAAATCTTTTTGGGTTTTCGATTGAAGACAATAATAAACTTCCAAAAGGTGCAGTATCACCCGTCCCCGATAACAACGAGGACGGGGTTGATTACTATTTAACTAGTGGATTTTATGGTCAATATGTAGATATTGAAGGTGTATATAAAAATGAACATGATTTAGTTAGAAGATATCGTGAAATGGCACTTCACCCAGAATGTGATAGTGCCATTGAAAATGTCGTAAATGAGGCCATTGTTAGTGATCTAAATGATTCTCCAGTAGAAATAGAATTGAGTAATTTAAATTGTAGTGATTCTTTAAAAAAAATTATTAGAGAAGAATTTAAATATATAAAAGATCTTTTAGATTTTGATAAAAAATCTCATGAGATTTTTAAAAATTGGTATATAGATGGTAGATTGTTATATCACAAAGTAATAGATCTAAAGAATCCTAGTGAAGGTATAAAGGATCTTAGATATATGGATGCCCTTAAAACCAAATTTGTTAGGCAAGAAAGAAAAGAAAAGAATAATAATCTGTCAAATTCTTATGTAAATTATTCAAATATGAATAATTTAACTGCATTTAAGGAACCAGTAATTGATGAATATTTTATATACTATCCTAGTGGTTCTGCTCAAAAGGCAAATTCAACTGTAAATGGAATTAAAATTTCAAAAGATTCTGTAGTATTTGTTCATTCTGGATTAGTAGATAGAAATCGTCAATTAATACTATCATATCTACACAAAGCAATTAAATCACTCAATCAACTAAGAATGATTGAGGATTCTCTTGTGATTTATAGATTGTCAAGAGCACCAGAAAGAAGAATATTTTACATCGATGTTGGCAATTTACCAAAAGTAAAGGCAGAACAATACTTAAGAGATGTAATGTCTCGTTATAGAAACAAATTAGTTTATGATGCCAATACTGGTGAAATGCGTGATGATAAAAAATTTATGAGCATGATGGAAGATTTTTGGTTGCCAAGACGTGAGGGTGGTAGGGGAACAGAAATCACTACACTTCCAGGTGGTCAAAATCTAGGTGAACTATCAGATGTTCAATATTTTCAAAAGAAGTTGTTTAGATCTCTAAATGTACCAGAATCAAGAACTGCATCTGACGGCGGATTTAATCTTGGTAGATCCTCTGAAATACTCAGAGATGAATTAATGTTTGGTAAATTTGTAGGAAGATTAAGAAAACGGTTTAGTGCCTTATTTCATGATCTATTAAAAACTCAATTGGTATTGAAAAATATTGTTACCCCAGAAGATTGGGAGAAAATGAGTGACCATATTCAGTATGATTACTTATATGATGGTCATTTTGCAGAATTAAAAAATACTGAATTAATGAATGAAAGATTGAATTTAATGGTTGCAATTGAACCATACATTGGAAGATATTATTCAAAAGATTATGTTAGAAGAAAGATTCTTCGTCAAACTGATCAAGAAATAGTAGATGAAGATAAGATGATGAAAAAGGAAATTGAATCTGGAGAGTATCCGGATCCAAAATTAATGCCTCCGATTGGACCCGATGGACAACCAATCGATATGCAGGGGAATCAGATATTAGGAAATGTTCCGATGGAACCAGATTTAAAGTCTGCCGATTCTGCTACTTCAATTAACAGCAAGGCTGCTGAGATATAAATAAATTTAAACTTGAGGTTTATATGGAATCTAGTTACGAATTAATGGATATGATTATGTCCAGCAATAGTCCAGAGCAAATATCAGATAAAATTAAAGAGATTTTGTTTTCAAAATCTTCAGAAAATATTGAGTCAATAAGTCCCGCAGTTTCTTCTTCATTATTTGGAAATAATTCGGAGGATAGTTGATCTGTGGAAGAAATCAACAAAGAATTAATTGATTTCTTCAAATTAGTAAAAGAAGAAAAGAAAGAAAAAAAAGAAAAAATTAACTCTATAATAGGTAATTCCTTTATTGAAGATTTCATAAATCCTTTGGTAAAAGAGTTAAACTCTAAAAATATCTCAACTGAAATAATAGTTGAAGATAAAATTGAAGAGTTATCCGAAGAAAAAACTCTAGTAGAAAAATCTTTAGGTCTTTTATCTGAACCATCTTCGTCAAAGAATCAAAATGATCCATTAACTCCAATGGATCAAAATTTTGTAACATTAGATCAATTACAAAAGCACTATAAATTATTCTTAGAAAGAATACAGCAGCAACTTTCTACTTTAGGTGGAGGTGGTGAGGCAAACCTTACTTACATGGATGTCCCAATAACATCTGTTACTTCTTCTTTTTATAGAATTAAACCACAAGATTATTATATTGGAGTGAATTATGTTGGAGCAGTTACTATTACTTTACCAAAAGCAGATAGAGAAGGAAAAATTTTTGTTGTTAAGGATGAATTGGGAGAAGCATCAAAAGGAACTAATAGATATATTACAATCTTACCAACAGGATCCGACTTAATTGATGGTAGAGATAGAGCAATTCTTGCTTATGATTATGGTTCACTTACGTTTGTTTGGAAAAGTAATTCCTGGAGGGTAATTTAATGTCACACTTATATGATCAGTCTCCATTAGGGAAAGGATTTAGTGGTGATTTGTTTGGAAGATTAAAAATATCTCAACCATACACTCTATTTGATTCATCTCATATATATTCTCAAGATGGAGATTTTAGTGATGTAATTAAAGGTATTGGTTCTGCCGTTGGAATAATTACTTCTCAAAGTACTGCAACATTAGGTATTGGATCAACTTCTGGTTGCTCTTATATTCGTGAAAGTAAAAGAGTATTTTCATATCAACCAGGAAAATCACTACAAGTCTTGCAAACTTTTGTAATGAATCCACCTAAAAATAATTTATTACAAAGAGTTGGATATGCATCATCAGAAAATGGTGTGATGTTAGAACTCAATGGTTCTCAAATAAACATAATAAAGAGAACTGCAATTTCTGGAGTTGGAACTACTATATCAATTCCACAGTCTGAATGGAATCAAGACAAATTAGATGGTACTGGACCCAGTGGATATACCTTAGATATTACGAAAGCACAAATATTATTCTCAGAATACGAATGGTTGGGTGTTGGTTCTGTTAGAGTTGGATTTGCGATTGATGGTAAATTTATTATTGCTCACCAATTTGATCATGCAAATCATATAGACACAACATATATGACAACAGCAACTCTTCCAATTAGATATGAAATATTAAATACAGGAAATACTTCGTCACCATCATCAATGAAACAGATATGTGCATCTGTTCTTTCTAATGGTGGATATGAAAGATTAACCAAAAGAGATGTTGCAAGAAGATTAACTACTGTTTCTGTAGGTTCCACATCATTTGTTCCATTGGTAACTATTCGTCTTACTCCAGGAAGAGAAGATGCAATTATTCTTCCAAAATCATTTTCATTTTTAGGAAGTTCTGCGAACACATCAATTTTAGAGGTTGCTTGGATTCGTAATGGTACTATCAATGCAACAACTTGGGAATCTCTACAAGGAACACCAAATGCACAAAAAAATACTGATGCAACTACAATTACTGGTGGAACTATTATTTTAAATGATTTTGTTTCCTCTGCAAATAAATCAGATACTCCATTAAATGTGGAAAGTAATTATAATTGGGATTTACAATTGGGAAGAACTCAAGCAAAGGTAAGTGATACGATTACACTAGCAGCAAGAGCAGTGACAGGTTCTGCAGATTGTATTGGTGGAATTACTTTTTACGATTTAACATAACGATCTTATAAATAACTAATATAAGATTTTTGCACCAATGTATGTTTTTAAGGTAGTACAAAATGTACCAGATTTGAGTGTATCTGTTGGATCTGCTGTTACCACTGATTATATTTCATTAAAAACTGGATATTTGGCAATAAGTGCTGAAGTTGGATGTTATATTGAAGTTGGAAATTCACCTTCTATCAGTACGACATCATCATCTACTTGGGTATCTACAAATGAAACTTTTGTATTTAAAGATAGTGCCGCATCTAATAAAATTGTTGGGGTAACTACTGGAGCAACTACTATATTAGATTTTCCAGAAGGAACTGGATGTCCAGTTTCAGTTGGAGACATTGTTTCAGTTTCTGGGGTATATCCTGTCGGAATCAATACAACGAACGCATTGGTGACTGAACTTACTAATGGAATAGGTGCTGGTGGATTTAGAACTTCAAGAATTATTTTAGATTATGATACTTCATCTGTGGTTGGAGTTATAACCACTACAGAAAATGCTGAGATTAGAAGAGCAGTTAGAATTGCTGCTCAGGCATCAAGTTCCGGTGGAACAGTACATATAACAGAAGTTCAATTAGCAACTGGCGGATAAAATGAAATTAATCACAGAAGAGATAGAATCAGTAGAAATAATCACTGAAGAAAAAAATGGTGTGAAAACACTATATATTCAAGGTCCATTTTTACAAGCAGAAGTAACTAATAGAAATGGTAGAAACTATCCAAAAACAATTTTAGAACGTGAAGTAAACAGATATTATACTAATTTTATTTCTAAAGGTAGAGCATTGGGTGAACTAGGTCATCCAGATGGACCTACTGTTAATTTGGATCGTGTTTCACATATGATTACAAGTCTTCATTCTGAAGGCAATAACTTTATTGGAAAAGCTAAGATTTTAGATACTCCAATGGGAAATATTGCAAAGTCTTTATTGGGTGAAGGTGTAACCCTCGGGGTTTCTTCAAGAGGAATTGGTTCTTTAGTTGAAAGAAATGGAATCAAATATGTTGGTGAAGATTTCATGCTTGCCACTGCTGCTGATATCGTAGCAGATCCATCCGCACCTGATGCTTTTGTTCAGGGTATTATGGAAGGGAAAGAATGGGTATGGGATGGAGGAATTTTAAAGGAGACCAGTGCTGAAGAGTCAAGAAAAGCAATTGAAAGATTGTCTAGACAAAAAAGATTAAATGAGGAGAATAAACTCAAATTATTCTCCAAATATCTTTCAAATCTATAATTTATAAATAAATATAGAATAAATTAAAGATTTTATTCGGAGAATAAAAATGAGTGTCGGTAACGATTTACAAGAAATGGAAGTATCAACAAAAAAATCAACTTCTGCAGTAAATAAGGGTGCTAAACCAGCAGAGTCCATGCCAAAAGGGACTATTCCTGGTGAAGGACTAAATAATTCTGTAGAGGATCTTGGTGGTCCAACACCCCAAAATTCTCGTCCCAGTGATGAATCAAATAAACTAAAGACCCCTGCAAGAACTTTATCTAAAGTTAGCAATGTTGTAAATAAGGGAGCAAAAGCACCCGACCCAATGCCAGTTGCTAACAAATCTGCAATGAGTTATGAAGAAACTGAATTAGAAGATGAAGTAATTGCTGAGGAAGAAGAAGTTGATGAAGATCAAATTGAAACTGAGTATGAAGAAGATGAAGAAGTAGTCGAAGAAGAAAATGAGTTTTCTCTAGACGAAAGACTTGAAGAAATTGCAAGAGAAAAAATTGATTGTAGAGAAGATATTAATGCCCTAATGGGTGGTGAAGATCTCAGTGAAGAGTTTATGCAAAAGGCATCAACAATTTTTGAGACTGCAGTAAAATCAAAACTACATGCAATTATCGAAGCCTTTGAAGTTGACTACTCAAACAAACTTGTAGAAGAAGTTACCGCAATTAGAGAAGAATTAACTGAAAGAGTTGATTCTTATCTTGAGTATGTTTCTGAAGAGTGGATGGTAGAAAATGCCCTCCAAATCGAAAGTGGCATTAAAGTTCAAGTAACAGAATCGTTCCTATCAAATCTGAAGGAACTTTTTGAAGATCATTATGTAGAAATCCCTGAAGATAAATATGATGTATTAGAAGGAATGGTCGAAAGACTAGATGAGATGGAAGAAAAACTCAACGAACAAATCGAAAGAAATGTTCAACTTAACAATAGATTAAGTGAAGCTGTAAGTGATACAATTTTATCCGATGTTTCTGAAGGGTTAGCTTTAACTCAGAAAGAAAAACTTGCTTCTCTTGCCGAAAGTGTTGAGTTTGAAAGTGAAGAAGACTATCGTGAGAAACTGGAGACACTAAAGGAATCATATTTCTCAAGAACTCCAGATTTTTCAAGAAAAGAGGAAATGCTAATAGAAGAAGCAACTGAGGACTATTCTCCTCAAATGAATGCTTATCTAAAAGCAGTATCAAAATACTCTAAGTGAATTTAATATTATACTAAATATTTGTAGATTAACACTTTAACAAGACAAACCAAGGAGAAAAGCAAATGTTCCTTTCAGAACAATTGCAGAGAAAGTGGGAACCACTTCTTGAAGCAAATGGTTTAGAAAAAATTTCTGATCCATACAAGAAGGCAGTTACCGCAGTTCTGCTCGAAAACCAAGAAAGATTTCTAAAAGAAGAGAGAGGTTTCCTTGCGGAAGCAACTCCAAATATCAATACTGATCCAAGTGCAACTGGTGCTGCTGGTTTCTCTGGGGGTGCATCAACTCCAGTAGCAGGTTTTGACCCAGTTCTAATCTCACTCATCAGACGTTCAATGCCAAATCTTGTGGCATATGATCTTGCTGGTGTTCAACCAATGAATGGTCCTACAGGACTCATCTTCGCAATGCGTTCTACTTATCAGAACCAGAATGGTGAGGAAGCACTTTACAATGAACCAGATACTTCATACTCTGGACAAGATGATGGATTCGACCTTGCTCAAGGTGGATATGTTTCAGGTTCAAGTGGTGCATCTGTAGGTTTTGGTACTACCGGATTTATTGGTGGTGGTTCTGCTGCTGGTAGCAACCCTGCTAGTCTAAATGGTGGTGCTGGCACTACCTATAGAGTTGGTCAGGGTATGAGCACTCAAGCTGCTGAGGCACTTGGTGGTGAAGATGGTGATCACTTCAACCAGATGGGATTCAGCATTGAGAAGATTGCTGTTACTGCAAAGTCAAGAGCACTCAAGGCTGAGTACACCCTAGAACTCGCACAAGACCTCAAGGCAATCCATGGTCTTGATGCTGAAGCAGAACTAGCAAATATCCTCTCAACCGAGATCCTTGCTGAGATCAACCGTGAAGTTATCCGCACCATCTATAAGGTTGCAGAACCTGGTGCTCAAACTAACGTAGCAACTCAAGGTGTATTTGACCTAGACGTTGATTCCAACGGTCGTTGGTCTGTAGAGAAGTTCAAAGGTCTTCTTTTCCAACTTGAGAGAGATGCTAACGCAATTGCTCAAAGAACTCGTAGAGGAAAGGGCAACACAATTCTGTGTTCTGCTGACGTTGCATCTGCTCTTACCATGGCAGGTCTTCTAGACTATACCCCAGCACTCAACACCAACCTAAGTGTTGATGACACTGGCAATACCTTTGCTGGAGTACTCAACGGCAAGTTTAAGGTATATATTGATCCTTATTCAGCAAACCTTGCTGCTGAGCAGTATTACGTTGTTGGTTATAAGGGTAGCAATCCTTATGATGCAGGTCTATTCTACTGCCCATATGTTCCTCTCCAAATGGTTCGTGCCGTTGGTCAGGACACCTTCCAACCAAAGATTGGATTCAAGACTCGTTACGGAATGGTTGCAAACCCATTCGCAGAGGGAACCAATGCTGGTCTTGGAGCAATCAAAGCAGGTTCAAACCGTTACTACAGAAGAGTAAAGGTTCTAAACCTAATGTGATCTCAAATCACAATTTCTCAGGGGTCCTTCGGGACCCTTTTTTTATGCGAATAAATAGTTCAAAACTAATAAGGATGGCAAATTCAATTTGGTCAAAACAGATAGAAAATAGAAATTTTTTATCTCCAACTGGGTTTAAATTTATTTTAAACAAAGCACCTAAGGTAGATTTCTTTTCCAACACCGCAAATATTCCAGCAATATCATTGGGGTCTTCCACAATGACTAGGTATGGAAAAAATATTGATATACCTGGTGATAAGATGGAATTTGGTGATTTTAATCTTAGATTCATCGTAGATGAATATTTGGAAAACTATATGGAAATATGGAATTGGATGACCGGACTAGGATTTCCATATAGTATTGAACAATATCACGATCTAACAGAAACTGCAGATCCAAACCTAAAAGGAATAAAATCTATATCATCATATGAAAGATCTGATGGAACTTTACAGATTTTAAGTAGTAATTTTAATCCCACATTATCTGTAATTTTTTATGGTTTATATCCAATATCATTGTCTTCATTGGAGTTTGATGCAACTTCAGAAAATATAAACTACTTCACAGCACAAGTAAACTTCAAATATACTTACTATAAAATACTTAAAAATATATGATTGATCTTGAAAAATTGCAAGAATTATGGAAAGAGGATTCGACAATCGACATTGATAATTTACATAATGAATCTTTAAGAGTTCCAACACTACATTCAAAATACTATGAGATATACAATAATATATCATTACTAAGAAAAAGAGCAGAACTACAATATAAGCAAAAAAAATTAGAACGATATAATTATTACAGTGGAAAAGCAGATCCTCAAGCATATGTAGAAGAACCTTTTCCATATAAAGTGAGAGATAAAGAAGGTATGCAAAGGTATCTGGATGCAGATAATAAACTATCAGATATTTTTATGAAAATTGAATATTATGATACAATGTTAAAATATTTGGAAGAAATTATTAAAATGATTTCAAATAGATCATTTCAAATTAAAAACTCAATTGATTTTCTAAGATTTCAGTCCGGTATGTAAATATGACAAATTTAGTAATTAGTAAAAAGAACGAAATATATTTAAAGATAGATTGCGAACCACATATTAAATATGAACTTTCTGATCAATTTACCTTTGATGTTCCTGGAGCAAAGTTTATGCCCCAGTATAGAAGTAAGCATTGGGATGGAAAAATTAGATTATTTAATCTAACAACTGGAGAAATTTATGCCGGTCTTTTGGATAAAGTTATAGAGTTTTGTGAGAATCACAATTATAAATTTTCATTAGAAGAAAATAAATTTTATGGAATCCCAGGAGAAATAGTTGAATCAATTTCTTTAGAGGGAGTTAAAGATTATATGAAGAGTATTTGTTCTCATGAACCTAGGGATTATCAAATCCAAGGGGTTTATGAGGCACTTAGATACAAAAGAAAACTAGTTCTATCTCCAACTGCTTCTGGGAAATCCTTAATGATATATTCCGTAGTTAGGTATCTAGTTGAAAGGGGGAAAAATATTCTACTGATAGTTCCAACTACTTCATTAGTAGAACAAATGTATAAAGACTTTGAAGATTATGGATGGGATTCTGAAAAATATTGTCATAAAATTTATGGTGGTATGGATAGAAGCAGTGATAAACAAGTAACAATATCAACTTGGCAATCAATTTATAAGTTAGATAAAAGTTATTTTACTTCATACGATGCTGTTATAGGTGATGAAGCACATCTATTCAAATCAAAATCCCTTGTAAGCATCATGTCGAAGTTATTTGATGCCGATTATAGATTTGGGTTTACAGGCACTCTAGACGGTTCTCAGACGCATAAACTGGTATTAGAAGGTCTATTTGGACCAACATATAAATTAATTAAAACTGATGAGTTAATTAAAAAAGGATATCTTTCAAAATTAGATATTAAAGTTCTTCTTTTATCTCATAATGATACAAAGATAGACAACTATGAGGATGAAGTTCAGTATTTAATAACCCACGAAAGAAGAAACAAGTTCATCAAAAATCTAGCATTAGACTTAAAAGGAAATACTTTAGTTCTGTTTAATCGAGTAGAATCTCATGGTAAACCACTATTTGATTTAATAAATAGTGGTGCTAAGAATAGAAAGGTGTTTTTTATTCATGGTAAAGTAGATACTGAAGAAAGAGAATTTGTAAGACAAATTGCAGAAACAGAAACCAATGCAATCATTGTTGCATCATATGGAACATTCAGTACAGGTATCAACATTAAAAATTTACACAATATTATCTTTGCATCACCTAGTAAATCTAGGATAAGAAATCTTCAAAGTATTGGAAGAGTCCTAAGAAAAGGGAAAGAAAAGGTTTCTGCTACTTTATATGATATTGCAGATGAAATTAAATATCAATCAAAAAAGAATTATACTTTAAATCATTTGATAGAAAGAATTAAAATCTACAATGAAGAGAATTTTAACTACGAAATTTTAACTATAAATTTTAAAAAATAATGGAAGACGATTTTTATGCTACTATTAAATTAGTATCTGGAGAAGAGATATTCTGCTCTGTTTGTCCCTTCTTTGAAGAAGAAAAAACATTTTTACTATTAGATAATCCAGTAATAATAATTCCTATACAAAGTAAATCTTCTAAAATAGTAGGATATAAAGTATCACCTTGGATAAACATTTCAGATGATGAAATGCATATTATAGAAATGAAAAATGTGATTACTATAACCGAAGTAAATAAACCAGAAATAATTTCAATATATCAAAAATTCACTAAAAATACTTCTAAGGTAGAAGTTACTAAAGAAATGGGATTATTATCTAAGGTAGATGAAGCAAGAAGTCTTCTAGAAAAGATCTATAATACTTAGATATTAATTATCTTCAAACCTAACAGAGTGATTATAGTCATATTATAGGTTGCATGTCAAGTTGTGGAATATTCTTTATGGTGCTATAGTTAACTTACATATATAAGAGAAAAAATGAGTGTTATACACATGTCAAGGGAAAGAAAAAGATCTGAACACTATGTAAGCAATAAAGACTTTCATACAGCATTGATTGAATATAAAAAAATGGTAGATAATGCTAAAGAAAATAATCTACCAAAACCAAAAATTCCTAATTATATTGGTGAATGTTTTTTAAAGATTGCAACTCACTTGTCATACAAACCAAATTTTGTCAACTATATGTTCAAAGATGACATGATTTGTGATGGCATAGAAAATTGTGTGCAATATATTCATAACTTTGATGTGACCAAAAAAAATCCTTTTGCTTATTTTACTCAAGTCATATATTATGCATTTTTACGGAGAATTGCTAAAGAGAAAAAACAACTTGAAATCAAAACCAAAATAATTGAAAGATCTGGATTTGATGAAGTATTTACAGCAGATAGTTCTGATGTTGGATATGAATACGGGGAAATGAATAGTATTAAGGATGGTATTAATTATAGATTCAATTAAACTATGAAAATAGCTATAATTACTGATACACATTATGGATTTAAAAAAGGAAATAAGATTTTCCACGATTATTTTGAGAAGTTTTATTCTAATATATTTTTTCCATATTTAAAGAAAAATAAAATAAAAACAGTAATACATCTTGGAGATTCTTTTGATAGTCGAAAAGGAATTGATTATTGGTCTTTAAGGTGGGCAAAGGAAAATGTATATGACAAATACTTAAATCTTGGTATATCTTTATATAAAATAATTGGAAATCATGACATCTATTATAAAAATACAAACATTTTAAATTCCCCAGATTACCTATTATCGAATTATTCAAATATAACTACTATCTCAAATCCACAGGAAATAAAAATTGATAATTTATCAATATTAATGGTTCCTTGGATAACTAGTGAAAATCAAGATGAAGTTAATGAACTAATTTCAAAAAGTTCATCATCTGTCGTTATGGGTCATTTAGAATTAAATGGATTTAAAGTTAATTCTAAAATGGTAAGTGATCATGGATATAATCCAGATATTTTTAATAAATTTAATAAGGTATTTTCTGGACATTATCATACTCGATCTAATAATGGAAAAGTATATTATCTTGGAAATCCATATGAAATGTTTTGGACCGATCATAATGACCTAAGAGGATTTACTATTTTTGATACTGAAACTTTAAGTCATACTCATATCAATAATCCTTATAGATTATTTGAAATTGTTGAGTATGATGAAGATAATGAAGACTATAATTTTTCTGAATATACTGATAAGATTCTAAAGGTTATTATTAAGAATAAAGTAGACATTAAAAAGTATGAAAATTTCTTTGATAAATTAGTTAGTTTTTCTCCACATGATATAAAAGTGGTAGAAACCGTACAAACATTACTTACAGATGTTAATGTTGAGTGTGATAGTAGTGAAAATACACTAACTCTACTTGAAAAGTATGTTGATGAATCTGAAACTAGCTTAAATAGAGATAAGATTAAAAGATTGATAACTCAGATCTATCAAAATTCATACCAAGTGTAATAGATGTATATACTCACATTGCAAAATAATCCAGACGAAGGTGCATTTTCAATACAAACTGAAACTGGAAATAATTCTATTCTTATTTTTGAAGAGCATGACGATGCAGAAAGATATATCTTAATGCTTGATGAATTGGAATATCCATCAATGGTAGTTACAGAGGTTGATGATGACCTAATGTTGGCAGCATGTGAGCAATATAATTACGAATATGTTATAATTACTCCAAATGAATTAATAATACCTCAAGAATATGATAAAGTTTACCAAAATAAAATATAAAAATTTTCTTTCTTCTGGTAATTATTGGACAGAGATAAACTTCTTAGAGTGCAATTCGACACTGATTGTTGGGCAAAATGGAGCAGGAAAAAGCACACTATTGGATGCACTTACCTTTGTTTTGTTTAACAAACCATTTAGAAAAATTAACAAAAATCAATTAGTAAACACAATAAATGAAAAGGAGTGTTTGGTTGAGATTGATTTTTTTGTTCTCAATGACTCTTATAAAATTATAAGAGGAATAAAACCGTCTAGATTTGAAATTATAAAAAATGGAAAAGTATTAGATCAACTATCATCTATAAATGATCAGCAAAAATATCTAGAGCAAAATATATTAAAGTTAAATTATAAATCATTCACTCAAATAGTAATTTTAGGATCTACTAATTTTATTCCTTTTATGCAATTGGCATCTTCAAATCGAAGAGAAGTTGTTGAAGATATATTAGATATTAAAATATTCTCATCAATGAATGATATTACAAAAGTAAATATAAAAACATTAAGGGAAGAAATAAGAGAATATGAATATAAAAAGCAAAATATAAAGGATAAAATTGAATCTCAAAACACTTTAATTAGTGAACTTAAGAAGAGAAATTCTATAGATATAGATGAAAAAACTAAAAGTAATTTAATTCTTGAAAATCAAATCAAAGAATTATTAATTGATACTGAAAACATATCAAAAGATATTGATAAGTTAACTCCAAAAGTAAAGGATGGTTCGGGAATTTCTGAGAAAATTAAAAAAGCAGAGATATTAATGGTTAAACTAAATCAAAAAATATCTCAGGTAATTGAAGATAAAAGTTTCTTTTTGGAAAACGATGTTTGCCCAACCTGTACTCAAAAGTTAGATGAACCCTTTAGGGATTCTAAAGTAAGAACACTTACAACTAAAATTGAAGAACTACAAAGTGGAACTAAAGAGTTGGAAAAAACTTTATTAGTTGAAAAAGATAGGGAAAAGTATTTTTCAGATATACTAGATTCTATCTCAAAATTAAATCAAAAAATCTCCGAAAATAATTTTAAGTTATCTCAATTAGAATCACAAAGAACTCAAATCCAAAAAGAAATTCAAAAACTTAATGATAGAAGTGTAGATTTAAATATTGAATATGAAAATTTAGATAAACTAAAAGAACAATTAGAAGTAGTATTTGAGGATATTACTAAAAAAACTGAAGATTTAATGAACTATGAATTCATTCATACGTTACTTAAGGATAATGGAGCAAAGACATCAATAATCAAGAAATATTTACCAATTATAAACAAGAGTCTAAACAACTACTTAAGTATTATGGAGTTTCCAATTAACTTCAACCTTGATGATGAATTTAATGCAACTGCTCTAAATCCAATTTATGAAGATTTTTCATATGATTCTTTTAGTGAAGGTGAAAAAATGAGGATTGATCTATCTTTGTTATTCACTTGGAGAGAGGTTGCAAAATTGAAAAACTCTATTAATACTAATCTTTTGATCTTGGATGAAGTATTTGATAGTTCTTTAGATGAATTTGGCACAGATAGTTTTACAAAAATAATTAAATATATAATTTCAAATTCAAATATATTTGTAATATCACATAAGGTAGATGAATTGGAAGATAAATTTGATCGAGTTTTAAAATTTAAAAAAGATAAGGGATTTGGAATTTTGGTTGACGACTGAACCTGATAATGCTATACTACTTTAGGTGAATAGATTAAAATCTTTAAATGCAAGACGACATTATTAATTTTACAGGAACTAGTGAAAATTCCCATCCATTTTGGAAATATGGAGAAGATAAAACACTTAAAGCAGTGGAAGAATATCTAAAAGGAACCTATCATTCTCATTACGCATCTGATAATTCTAAAGTACAAGTTCTTGACATTATTGATGCCATTGGAGATGGAATTCCATTCTGTAGAGATAATCTAATTAAATATTCTTCTCGATTTGGTAAAAAAGATGGACTGTCAAAACTTGACTGTCTAAAGATCATCCATTATGGTATTCTTATGTATCACTTTGCTGGATTCAATTCCAGTAACTCCAATCAATATAGCACTTTTTGATATATTATGAAACTTTCTGATAATACCCTGACAATTCTAAAAAACTTTTCTTCTATTAATCAATCAATCCTAGTTAAGTCTGGATCTAAACTAAGGACTATTTCTATTCTAAAAAATATTTTTGCAGAAGCAGAAGTAGCAGAAACATTCCCTAGAGATTTTGCTATCTATGACCTATCAGAATTTCTAAGTGGTCTTAGTTTGCACCAAGATCCAGATCTTGACTTTTCACAAGACTCTCATGTAATTATTAGAGAGGGAAAACGAAAAGTAAAATACTTTTATGCCGATCCTGAAGTTATCGTTTCTCCACCAGAAAAAGAAATTACACTACCATCCCAAGATGTATGTTTTCAACTTGAGCATTCTCAATTAGACAAACTTAAGAAAGCATCTTCAGTTTACAAACTTCCAGACGTTTCTGCTATTGGTGAATCCGGTGTAATTCGTTTGGTTGTTCGTGATAAAAATAATGACACATCAACTGAATATTCTATTGTTGTTGGTGAAACAGATGAAAATTTTGTTTTTAACTTTAAAGATGAAAACATTAAAATTATCCCAGGAAGTTATGATGTAATAATTTCGCAGAAACTATCTGCTAAGTTTGTAAATTCAAAATATAATATTACTTACTATATTGCATTGGAACCTGATTCTACTTTTGGTTAATGAATATTTTTGTCACTTCTCCCTGGCCTGCTGAAAGTGCTGTTTGTCTTCCAGATAAACATATCGTTAAAATGCCTCTAGAGTGCTGCCAGATGCTTTCTATTGTTGCATCTGAGAAATGGGGATATGGTTACGGTACTCTCCCTAAGGCAGATGGAACTCCTTATAAAACCGAAAAGGGTGCATTTAGAAATCATCCTTGTACCAAGTGGGCAATGGAAAGTATTCATAATGCCTATTGGTTAATCAAGTGGGGACTGAACTTGTCTGATGAATACTGTCTTCGGTATAATAAGACTCACTCCTGTTACAACACTCTTGTGGAGGCATACTACCTGTTTCCAAAGGGTAAGATTACAGAAGTGACTCCATTTGCTCGTGCTATGCCTGAGGAATGGAAATTTGATAGCACTATTGATACATTTGAAGCATATCGAAGATACATTGCATCTAAACCTTGGGTATCTGAAAATTATCTTCGTATGCCACAACGCAAACCTGATTGGGTATAAATTATGACAAGTGAATTTCTTTTTGTGGAAAAATATCGTCCGAAAGTAATTGACGATTGTATTCTTCCGGATGAAACTAAAAAAATATTTAAGGAGTTTGTTGCTAAAGGAGAAATTCCAAATCTTCTTTTATCAGGACCTCCAGGGATTGGTAAAACTACAATTGCAAAAGCACTATGCAATGAACTAGGAGCAGATTTTTATGTCATCAACGGATCCGACGAAGGACGTTTCTTGGATACTGTACGGAACCAAGCAAAAAACTTTGCTTCGACCGTCTCACTTACGGGATCTTCTAAACACAAAGTCATCATCATCGATGAGGCAGATAACACAGGGAACGACGTACAACTCCTATTGCGGGCAAATATTGAGACATTTTATAGCAACTGCCGATTCATCTTTACCTGTAACTATAAAAACAAAATCATCGAACCTCTTCACTCCCGATGTGCAGTCATTGACTTCACTCTCAGAGGAAAAGAGAAAGTACAACTTGCAGGGAATTTCTTTCAGAGGTTACGATTTATCCTTGATCAGGAAAAGATTGAGTATGATGAAAAAGTCGTTGCGGAACTCGTATCCAAACATTTTCCCGATTTTCGACGTGTTCTAAATGAATGCCAAAAATATTCTTCAAGTGGAAAGATTGACTCTGGAATTTTATCCTCATTAGTAGATATAAACGTCAGTAGTCTAATTAAAGATATGAAGGATAAGAAGTTCAATGATGTTAGAAAATGGGTTGTATCAAATTTAGATAATGATCCAACGACATTACTTAGAAAAATTTACGATGCTGGATATACTTCCTTAAAACCAGAATCGATTCCTTCGGCAGTATTGATTATTGGAAAATATCAATATCAATCTGCATTTGTTGCTGATCAAGAAATTAATCTCTTGGCAGCATTGACAGAAATTATGTGTGAGTGTGAATTTAAATGAAGAAAAAGACAACCCCAGAAAATGTTAATGAAGCAAATAATGCTTTGTTTAAGTCAAAGATGAATATTCCAGAAGCAGCAGAACATTGCGGAATGACCATAAAAGAAATGAAAATGACTTTTACAGAGTATCTAAAATATCATCCTCCAACTTATGAAAATTGAACTGAAGGATTGGTTAAACTCAATTAACCAAACTAAGCATAATATTATTGATGAAGATTTGCAGGTGGAAAAAGAATATCCTCCTTATATTATTAATAAATGTATGTCTGGATATATTGATACTATAATGCTTGCAAACGAAATAAATCTTCTTCCAAGATTGGACAAAAAACTACAATATGATTTTTATATAAATATTGTTAGGAAAAGGAAAAGATTTTCTCCTTGGGTCCGAAAAGAAAAAATCGAAAATCTTGAATGTATTAAATCTTACTATGGTTATAGTAATGAAAAAGCAGAACAAGTGTTGAAGATTTTATCAACTGAACAAATTAACTTTATCAAATCAAAAACTGAAACTGGAGGAATGAAATGAGTGTTGTGACCGAACCTGAAGTTAAGTGGCAACAAAATCAAATGATTGAAGTTCTGCTTAATGAACCTGATGATTTCCTAAAAGTGCGAGAAACACTTACTAGGATTGGGGTTGCCTCTCGAAAGGAGAAAAAAATATACCAGTCTTGCCATATCTTGCATAAGCAGGGCAGATATTATTTGGTTCACTTTAAGGAGTTATTTGCACTTGATGGAAAACATGCAAATATCACTGTCAATGATATTCAACGAAGAAATCGTATTGCGCAATTATTGGCAGATTGGGGTTTAATTACTATTGTAACTCCAGAAAAAATCCAAGATATTGCTCCTTTAAATCAAATTAAAGTTATTGCATATAAGGAAAAAGGTGAGTGGATTCTAGAAACCAAATACAATATTGGTTCTAAAAAGAAGCATTTGGTAGAACCCGAATGATTTTGGGGGGTATTCCTACCCCCCTTTTTTTATGAATCTTATATAATTATATACGGATGCCTTTTGGGTCCATGTATAACACTTGCTTTAATAGGAGAAAAAAAATGTCTGTAATTACAAAGTTTAATACTTCAAATCTTCAAAAGTTTTTGAACGAAATTGATAGATATTACATTGGTGGGGATGAGTGGATTAAAAGAATGTATAATGCAAGTTATAATGATACTAACTATCCACCGTATAATGTCATTAGGGAAAACGATAATGAAATTAAATTGGAAGTTGCTGTAGCAGGTTTTAAGTCTAATGATATTAACGTATATACTGAAGATGGTAAGTTAGTTATTGAATGTAATAAGGAAGTAAACAATAATAAAGAATATGTTTATCATGGATTAGCAACCAGAGCATTTAAGAGGCAATGGACCATCTCAGATGATATGGAGGTAAAATCTGTAAATCATGAGGATGGTGTTTTAATGGTGCTTTTAGAAAAAGTTATTCCAGAAAATAAAAAGAAGAAAGTTTGGTTCTAAATATAATTGAATATCGTCGGCGCAGGGCACAAGTGGCAAAATCCACTTGACGTGCCCTTTTTTTCTTGCTAGAATAAATGTTGAGTTAATATGTAATTATGGCAGTAAAAATTTTAATTCTTAAATCTCTTGAAGATGTAATCGCAGAAGTACAAGAAGTATTTACTGGTCTGGAAGTTACATCATATAAACTGGAAAATCCATACACGGTATCTATTCAGCAATCTGAACCTTCGAATGGTTCTGATATTGTAACTAAAGTCGGATTTTATCCATATGCACCACTAGCAAAAGGTAGCACTGTAGAAATTCGATCTGATTGGGTTGTTTCAATTGTTGATCCAATCGAAGAGATTCAAAAATCATATGAGGAAAAGGTAAATGGAAAATCTAAAACTTCTGATATTTAAGAATACACTAGAACTAATTTGTGAAATTAAAGAACTATCTGCGGAACTTGGAGAACCAGATTGTAAATTAATTAATCCACTAAGAATCTTGAATAATGATACTCTAGAAAGGTGGCCAAATTATACAAATCAAAAGGAAATCATAGTACATTCGGATTCTATTTTAACAATTGTAGATCCAGAACCAAAATACATTGAACTTTATTTGAAAGCAATTAAATGAAATTTTATACCAACATAGTTCTTGTCGGAAATGAAATTCTTTCTAGAGGATATGATAATGGAGAGCATTTTAAAAATAGGGAAATGTTTTATCCAAAACTTTATTTGAGTACAAATAAGCAAACAAACTATAAAACTCTTGAAGGAAACTATGTTGAGGAAATAAATCCAGGAACAATTAGGGAGACGAGAGAGTTCATTGAAAAATATGAAAACGTAGAAAACTTTAATCTCTATGGTAATACGAGATATATTAATCAATATATCTCAGATAATTATCCTGAAGATCAAATTAAATTTGACATCTCTAAAATTAAATTAGTTACAATTGACATTGAGGTGGCATCAGAAAATGGATTCCCAGACGTTAGATCTTGTCAAGAACAAATACTTACAATTTCAATCCAAAACTATACTACTAAAAATATAATAACCTGGGGGTTACATGAATTTAATAATACAAATCCAAAGGTGCATTATGTTAAATGTGATAATGAAGAAGACTTACTGAGAAAATTTGTAGAGTATTGGTATTATGAACCTCCAGAAGTTATTACGGGATGGAATTGTGAATTATATGACATTCCATATTTGTGTTCTAGGATTTCTAAAGTTATTGGTGAAAAGCAAGTTAAAAAATTATCTCCTTGGGGAATTGTCACTGAAAATGAGATTCTAATAACCGGAAGAAAATATCTAAAGTTTGATATTGCTGGAATTACAGTATTAGATTATTTGGATCTTTACAAAAAGTTTACATATACTAATCAAGAGTCTTATAGACTAGATCATATTGTATCTGTAGAACTTGGTGAGAAAAAATTGGATCACTCAGAGTACGATACATTTAAAGAGTTTTATACAAATGATTGGCAAAAATTTGTAGAATACAACATCAAAGACGTTCAACTCGTTGATCGTCTTGAGGATAAGATGAAACTAATTGAACTTGCCATTACTATGGCATATGATTCAAAAAGTAATTATAATGATGTATTCTATCAAGTTAGAATGTGGGATTCAATTATCTACAATTATCTTCGCAAAAGGAATATTGTAATTCCATTTAAAAAGGAAAGTAGGAAGGATCAAAAATATGCTGGAGCATATGTAAAAGAACCAGTTCCTGGTAAGTATGATTGGGTGGTTAGTTTTGACTTAAACAGTCTATATCCACACCTGATCATGCAATATAATATTTCTCCAGAAACACTTGTAGATAAACGACATCCAAATGTAAATGTCGATAAAATTCTAAAACAAGAATTGGATTTTTCTGAATATGATCAATATGCCGTATGTGCGAATGGTGCATTATATCGAAAAGATATTCGGGGATTTCTTCCGGAGTTGATGGAGAAAATGTATAGTGATCGAGTAATCTTCAAAAAGAAGATGATTGATGCAAAAAAAGAATATGAAAAAAATCCATCTCAAGAAATCTTAAAGGAAATCTCAAGATGCAATAATATCCAAATGGCAAAAAAGATTTCTCTTAACTCTGCTTATGGTGCTGTTGGAAACGAATATTTTAGATACTTTCGTATCGAAAATGCAGAGGCAGTAACTTTATCTGGACAGGTTTCAATCCGATGGATTGAAAATAAAATGAATTCCTACCTAAATAAACTTCTTAAAACGGAGAATGTTGATTATGTTATTGCTTCAGATACTGATTCTATTTACCTTAATATGGGTCCTTTGGTTGAACGTATATACAAAGGAAGAGAGAAGACTACTGAGGGCATTGTCACATTCCTTGATAAGATCTGTAAGGTGGAACTTGAAAAGTATATTGAAAGTTGCTACCAAGAATTGTCTGAGTATGTAAATGCATACGATCAGAAAATGAGTATGAAGAGAGAGAACATTGCTGAACGTGGAATCTGGACCGCAAAGAAAAGATATATTCTCAATGTTTGGGATAGTGAGGGTGTCAGATATTCTGAACCAAAATTAAAAATCATGGGTCTTGAGGCAGTAAAGTCATCAACTCCTGCACCTTGTCGTCAAATGATTAAGGATGCCTTTAATATTATAATGACTAAAAGTGAAGATGATGTAATTGAGTTCATTAATGCAAGTAGAAAAAAATTCTATTCATTAACACCAGAAGAAATTTCATTTCCAAGATCTGCAAATAATATTGAAAAGTATAGATCAACCTCTACAATTTATATTAAAGGGTGTCCAATTCATATTCGAGGGGTATTACTATACAATCACTATTTGAAAAAGAATTCACTTGAAAATAAATATCCTCTCATTAACAATGGAGAAAAGATAAAATTTTGTTACCTGAAAACCCCAAACACAATTCATGAGAACGTAATATCATTCATTCAACAATTTCCAAAAGAACTTAATATTCAAAGATATGTTGATTATGAACTTCAATTTGAAAAAAGTTTTATTGAACCATTAAAAACTATTCTAAATTGTATTGGATGGGGAATCGAGAAAACTAATACATTGGAGTCTTTATTTGGATGATAACACTACAGTTGACTTTATTAGAATTGAAGAGTATCCTAAAGGGAATACAATATAAAAACGAACCCCTTTATAATAAATTAGTAACAATTTATTATGCTAACATTTTACCTAAGGAGGATTGATGGATTTTTTAAAAGATATTGTTAAAGAAATTGGAGGAGAATACACACAACTTGCTGCAGACATTGATGAAACAGAAACTTATGTTGACACAGGTTCATACATTTTTAATGCATTGGTTTCAGGTAGTGTATTTGGTGGTGTATCTGGGAATAAGATTACTGCTATTGCTGGAGAGTCTAGCACTGGAAAAACTTTCTTCAGTCTCGCTGTTGTTAAGAACTTCCTTGATAATAATCCCGATGGGTATTGTCTCTATTTTGATACTGAGGCTGCTGTAACCAAATCTTTATTGCAAAGTAGGGGTTTGGATATTACAAGAATTGTTGTTGTGAATGTAGTAACAATTGAAGAATTTCGTTCAAAGGCACTTAAGGCAGTAGATTTATATCTAAAGAAGAAAGAAGCAGAACGTAAACCATGTATGTTTGTTCTTGATTCTCTTGGAATGCTTTCTACTGAGAAAGAAATTGATGATGCTTTAAATGAAAAGCAAGTTAGGGATATGACTAAATCTCAACTTGTCAAAGGTGCATTCCGGATGCTAACCTTGAAACTGGGGCAGGCAAAAATTCCAATGATTGTCACTAACCATACCTATGATGTTGTTGGTTCTTATATTCCCACTAAAGAAATGAGTGGTGGATCTGGACTTAAATATTCTGCTTCTACAATCATTTATCTCTCTAAGAAAAAAGAGAAGGATGGAACTGAAGTCGTTGGAAATATTATTAAAGCAACCACTCACAAATCTCGTTTAAGTAAAGAAAATAAAACAGTCGAATTACGTTTGTATTACGATGAACGTGGTCTGGACAAATACTATGGTTTGTTAGAACTAGCAGAAAAGTATGAAATCTTTGTAAAATCTGGTACTAGATATCAAGTTCCGGACGGAACTTCTCAATATGGTAAAACTATTATGGAGAATCCTGAAAAATATTTTACTGAAGACGTAATGCAAGCATTGGATGAAGCAGCACAAAAAGAATTTTCGTATGGAGGATGATGGAAAGGGTTGAAACTACAATTCTCAGAAACTTAATCTTCAATGACAACTATTGCAGAAAAGTTTTACCTTTTATTAAAAATGAATATTTTGAAGAGATTGATGAACGGGTAATATTTGAAGAGATTTGTAAATTTATTCTTTCCTATGATAATCTTGCTACAAAAGAAGTAATTTTAATCGAAACTGAAAATAGAACAGATATCACAGAAGATATCTATAAGAAAATCTGTGATTATATTACTTCCTTAGATGATATATCTGTAGATCAGCAATGGTTAATTGATACAACAGAAAAGTGGTGTAGAGATCGGGCAATATATCTTGCACTGATGGAAAGCATCAAAATTGCTGATGGGCAAGATGAGAAAAAAAGTAGAGATTCCATTCCATCAATATTGCAAAATGCACTTGCTGTAAGTTTTGATGACCATATTGGTCATGATTATTTGAATGATTACTTAGAACGATATGAGACATACCACAGAAAAGAAGACAAAATTCCGTTTGATTTGGAATATTTTAATAAAGTTACGAAAGGTGGTTTACCTAATAAGACTCTCAATATCGCTCTTGCTGGTTGTGTTCATCCAGAAACCAAAGTTAAAATTAGGTTTAAAAAATAATAAATAATTTAAATGGAACAATAAAAGTGTATTTCAAGGAGTTTTTATTAGAATCCAAAAAAAGTTCAATATCTCATTTTTTGGCGTTTATAAAAAAAGAATTAAAACTATCTAATTTACCTAAAATTATTATAATAGATGATCCAAAATTTTCAATAGTTAATAAAACTTTTGGAACATTTGATATTGATGATAATTGTATTAGAATACAAGTTTCTAAAAGACATAAATTGGATATTTTTAGAACTCTTGCTCACGAAATAATTCATTATAATCAAAGAAAAAGTGGAAAAGAACTTAATGGTAATGATGGGAGTGTAGATGAAAATGAAGCAAACTCAAGGGCAGCAGTTATATTGAGAAAATATACAAAAATTATTGATAATCACGGTTATTAATTTATTTTTTTAACTTTAGAATTTGGTGCTGGTTCTCCTGTCCCAAATTTCCATCCTTCATTTAGTTTAATATCAATATCTTCTGGAGGTATTCTTTTCCATCCCTTTGTCCCCGGTAAGTGCATTACTTTCTTACCTTTGTGTGCTTTTCCTCCAAGAGATGCTCTTTCTTGTCTTCCTTGATTGGATGCCCAGTAATTAAACTCTTTGGATGCTCTTTTTTTGCCTCCAAGAGATGCTCTTTCTTTTCTGCCTTCTTCTGTGCTCCAATAATAAAAATTTTTAACTTTATCGTTTAGATATTCTTGTTTTTGAGTTTCTATTCCTCTAATCATCCACTCTTTTCTTTCTTCTACTGGTGTTGAAAAGAAACCAAGTTGATTATCTCTACAAAACTCTCCTATTATTTTTCTATGTTGTGGTGATAAATTCGCACCTAACATTTTCATAGACCTCAAATCATTTGGATTTTTATAAATCTTCCAAAGTAAATAATGTGCTATGATATGTTCTCTAACATTCAAGTATGTAAGGTTGCAATCATCATCTGTTCCTCCCATATGTTTAGGAACAATATGATGCTCGTGTAGTCCTGAATATTTCTTATAGTTTTCTCTTCTTGACTTATTACCTTCGCATAAGTTAGAATAGATACGATCAAACATTCCCTGTCCCTGCTACTGCTAATACTATTATTTATACAAAATGTGGATTGAAAAAGAAACATCAATTACTGAAATCAAAACATTACTTGATAATGGATATGAGGTAGAAGTTGATTCGCCTGATGGATATGTTCCAGTCAATTTCTTTATTAACAAAGGAATGTATGATGAATATGTTTTAAAGGTTGATGGTGAAGAACCCATTAGGTGTAATGCCGATCATTTATTTGAAACATCTTTTGGGTGGATGAAAGCATCGCATCTTTGTGGAAAATATCAAACAAATCATTTTCTAACGAAGAATGGTTATAAACTTGGTAGTGTTTTTAAAACGGGAAATCAAATACCTATTGTTGATATTAATGTAAATCATCCAAATCATAGGTATTATACTAATCAAGTTTCTTCTCATAATACTGGTGTCGGGAAATCTTTATTCATGTGCCACATGGCTAGCTCCGTCCTCTTGCAGGGGAGGAACGTTCTCTACATTACACTTGAAATGGCAGAGGATAGGATTGCTGAAAGAATTGATGCAAACCTACTAAATGTAAATATTAAAGATATCCCAGATCTGAGTAAAAATATATTTGAGAAAAAGATTAATAATCTAATTAGTAAGACAAGTGGGAAGTTAGTCATTAAGGAATATCCAACTGGATCTGCTCATACTGGTCACTTTAAAGCACTTTTGAATGAACTATCACTAAAGAAATCCTTTAGACCAGATATTATCTTTATTGACTATCTAAATATTTGTTCTTCTTCTAGATATAAAAGCAACTTCTCTGTAAATTCATATAGTTATATTAAAGCAATTGCAGAAGAATTGCGTGGTCTGGCAGTAGAATTTAATGTTCCTATTGTATCGGCAACGCAAACAACACGAAGTGGATATGGTAATTCTGATGTTGAACTAACGGACACTAGTGAATCTTTCGGTCTTCCAGCAACTGCAGATCTAATGTTTGCTCTCATTAGTACTGAAGAGTTGGAAAATCTTGGACAGATTATGGTAAAACAATTAAAGAATCGTTACAATGATCCAACCGTCAATAAAAGGTTTGTGATTGGTATTGACCGTGCAAAAATGCGGTTGTATGATTGTGAACAATCTGCTCAGCAAGATATACTTGACTCTGGACAAGATGAAGAGTATGATACTGAAGAGCATTCTAATTCAAAAAGAAAATTCGCAGGGTTTAATTTTTCATGACACAAAAGATTGATTTTAATAAGTATCAAAATTTCGTTGATGCTGTAACTTCAGAAGCATCAAAAGATTTTGTAGCACTATCTGATCGTATGGTAGAACTTGATAGTAAAGGTGCTAATATCGAACGTCTTCTTACTGCTTCTGTTGGCATTAATGCTGAGGGTGGAGAATTTATGGAGATCGTTAAAAAAATGGTATTTCAGGGGAAATCTTGGAATCAAGAAACACGAACTCATTTAATCAAAGAGTTGGGTGATACCATGTGGTATATTGCTCAAGCATGTATTGCTCTTGAAGTATCATTTGATGAAGTACTACAAACCAATATCGATAAACTACTAAAACGATATCCTGAAGGATTTTTTGATGTTTACTATTCGGAAAATCGAGAGGAAGGAGATATTTGATACGGACCCGTTTCTAAATACAAGAAACGGGTTTTTTTATGGCATCACCTGAACAGTCTGGAAAAGAGTATGAGTTGTTATTAATTAATATTTTGACAAATATATTCGGAAAAGAAAATGTATCTCAAACTGCTGCTGGAAGCAGTTTATATCCAGATGTATTTTTTAGGGATCAATTTAGAAGTATGGTTAGAGTTGAAGCTAAGACAAATATAGGTGCTGATTTTGGACAAAAAGGAATTACTTTAGATAGAGATACTAGAAAATGGACTCCAATTGCGAGAGAATTTGCAGCAAGAAATAAATTTACAGGAAGATTGGATAACTTATATTCAACACTATTCGAAGATCTAGATATACATCAAAAAATTGTTGATGCTTGGAATCTGCCAAATAAAGATAACAAGGGAATGGATGTAAACACATTACTTTATTTGATTGAGACCAAACAACTAAATAAGTCTTTAAATTTTGAACGTCAATTGGTAAGAATTGAAAGAGGGTTTGATCCATATAAAGAAACTACTCTTGTTCGAAACGTAACAAATAGTATTATTAAATATTATAATTCATTAAACACTTATTATATTCAGATAAAAGATCGTGGATTTTATTATATGGGGCAGGATAAAAATGATTTAAATAAAAAATTGAGAGATAGAAATATTGATTTTATAATTCCTTCATTTTCACCAGGGGAATCTAAATTAAACTTGAGAGGAAAAACTAGTGAGACTGGTCAATATTTTAGACCAACATTGAGATTTAAAATATCTGGATTGCAAAAATCTCCAGTATCCTTGGAAGATACTGCATTTGTTCAGGCACTTTATCAAATTTTGTGGTCATGAAAGAATTATTTTTGGAACTTATATCAATATATAAAACTAAAGTGCGAGTCAAACAACTTAAACGAAAGACCATAGAAAATTTTTCTAGATTTTTTATATCTTTTATTGACTCAAATAAAAATCCAAAAGATAAGAAAGATAAATACTTACAATTGAAAAAATCAGGTCTCAACTACATTCTTGATAATCAAGATTTTATATATTCTCAAATTAGTAAATGAAAAAGTTCTTAGATTTCATTACCGAAGCAGTAGAAACCACTGCATCCGCTCAGGCAAAACGGATGGGTTTGGTTGGAAATGGACATGGAGATTGGTATGACTCAAAGGGAAAACTTGTAGCAAAAACAGTCAATAAACAATTAAAAGTATTCAGTGGTAAACCATCCTCCAAAAAAGAAAAGGACGAGACTGAGAGACCAGAACCTGCAAAAATTTCTGGAAAAGCAAAGAGTGCATATAGTGGTGGAAGAAAAAGACTAGGAAAACCCCCAACAACATCATCAGCATCCTCTGGATCTGGTAGATCTGCTAGTTCTTCTGCTTCTATGGCAGGTCAACAACAATCTCAAATCAGAACAGATGTTGTTACAGTTTCTTTTGGGAAGTTTAATCCCCCGACAAAGGGACATCAAAAATTATTGAAAGTGATGGAACAATCTTCCACTGGAGGAAATTTCTATATCTTCCCGAGTAGAACACAAGATAATAAGAGAAATCCTTTAGATCCGGAAACAAAAATTGCTTATATGCAAGAAATGTTTCCTGAGTATGCTGATAGAATAATTGATAGTGATGAATTTAAGACAATATTTGATGCACTAGCATTCTTAAATCGGGAAGGTTATACTACAGTTAATATAGTTGTTGGTGATGAAAGAGTTTCTGAAGTTGATAGTTTAACTGCAAAGGCAAATGGAAATCTATATCAATATCAATCTATAAATGTAGTATCTGCTGGACCTAAAGATCCGGATTCAGAATCAGAATCTTCTATTGCCAGAAAATCTGCAGCAGATGGTGATTATCAAACATTTTTAAAATCAATGCCATCTGGGGTAGACGAATCTGTAATTAAACAATTGTTTATGGATCTTAGATCTACCATGGGAATTGAAGAAGGATATAATCTATGGGAGATATGTCCAGAATTAGATTGGTCTGGATTGAGGGAAATGTATATCACAAAGAAAATTTTTAAAGTTGGTAATATTGTAGAAAATTGTAATACTGGATTACGTGGAGAAATTATTAGATCTGGAGCAAATCATTTGATATGTTTAACTGATGATGGAATGATGTTTAAGTCTTGGATAAAAGACGTTTGTGAGGTTCATGAGATTGGAACTGATGAGTATAGAGAATATGTGCAAAAATTAACTCCATATCAAAAAGTTGAAAAATATTCAAAACCACAATCTAAACTAAATAAAAAAAGAACTAGAATTAATTAAATGGAAAACATCTGGTCAGAATCTTATAAAAGTCTTAGAGAACCATTTTTTGAAATTGAAGATCCATACACCAATTTAACTGAGGAAAAATGCAATAAGTGTGGAAAGTCATCATGTGAATGTGAAGATAATAAGTATGGTGAAAAGGAAGAGAAAAAGTATAAAAAAAGTGGTAAGAAATCAAAGGACTATGATGGTGATGGTGAAGTAGAAGATGAATCTGATGAATATGCTGGTGTAAAGGATCGTGCCATTAAAAAGGCAATGAAAGAAGGATATAGTGCATCAAAAAAGATAAAATCTAACGAAAAGATTGATGTAAAATCTGGAATTCAAAATAAAATTAATACCTCTCCAACTATTCCAGAAGAATTTTGTGCTTGGGTAGATTCTCTTCTAGAGGAAGGTTACGATCTATCTGATTATACTTGGGATGAAATGTACGACATCTATGAAGCAGAAGGTTCATATGGTGCTACACCAAAGGCATATAGTGCAGCATCAACAACAAAGATGACTGCAAAGAGAAAACCTTTTCTCAAGAAAATGCTAAGCAGAACTAATCCTGCTAACAGAACTTCTACTTATGATTCTCCAAGAAAGGGAATGAGTGATGAAGATAGAGAAAGAGCAAGAGCAGGTTCTAAGCATGGTGTAGGTACTAGTCAAGAACACGATTATCCTTCAGAGGGTCCTGGTGGTGTAACCAAGAGTGCCAAGAAACTCCGTAAGCAAAAAGCAATGGGTGAGTTTGGTGAGGAATATGAGATTGATGAAATGGTGGATTCTAATGCAAGTAAATCATCTTTAGCACAAAAGAAAATTAGAAAAGAAAAGGCAGATCTTGAACTTGCAAAAGAAATGCAAAAGAGTCCTAATTTAAATAACGAATCTGTAATAAATTATCTTAACTCTCGATATCATCAAATTTGATAAATATTTAATGTAGTATGTAATTTAAAATCATGGCATCTATAGTGGAACTTTTCAGACCAATTCTAATTGCGTTTTTAAGTTCATCTCACACAAAAAAACTGGTTTGCGATTTGCTCGATCACTATGTCGCAACTACAGATAATGATGTTGATAATGTATTAGCAACAGCAGTTAGACACGCACTATTAAAGTAAATAAAACATAAAAATATATTGGGGGAATCTGCGGATTCCCCCTTTTTATAAATAATTCAAAGGAAACTAGCAGGTAAAACAAATGGCTCTTTGGGGAAAATCAGATAGCATCTACTCAATTGGTACTATTGATTCAATTGATTATAGCAATAAAGTTATAGTAGGATCTGGAACATCTTTTACTGCTGCAGAAGTTGGTGATGTAATTACAATTGGTGTTGGAGCAACATACGGGGAAGCAATCATCACTGGAATTACTTCAAATACTCAAATCTCTATTGCATCTACAGCATTTTTAATTGGGCAAATTCCATCTGGTGGTGGTGCTGGTGTTGCTTATACCATGTCAGAAAAACCAATATATACTTTGCATGATACTAACTACACTGCAACCGAGATTTATGGTGTAGATATTAACGAAACAGGTGTAGCAAAAACAACTAAGTACGCAGTAGCACATGCCGGATGGGTTGGTGTTCATACCTATATTGATATGCATGGAACACTAAGAGTTAAGTCTGAAACTCTTGTTGCAATGTCTGAAATTACTAGTGGTACTTCAGCAACTTATGCTGCTGGTGGAGATGCTAATGATGATACAAGATACCCAGATGCTATCATCTCAATCCTTTCTGGACCACAATCAGTTGGTGTTGGAACAACAGCAACTGCTACATTTAGTGTAAGTGCTTCAATTACTCCAACATATGCTCCTCTGACCTATCAGTGGTATGAAGATGATGGAGTATCACCAGTTACTATTGGAACAAATAGTGCTAATGTAAGTGTTGCAAACACTGATGCAAGCAAAGATGGTTATGAGTACTATGTTGTATTAACATCTGGTGATGTATCAGTAACCTCTGGAATTGCAACCATGACAGTAAGTTGATGATATATGAAATTTAATGAGTTGAACGATGATAATTACTTATTGTTTGCAATAAAGTATTACGATAACCCCAATGCCATAACTAAGGAAGATTTTTTTGAAGATTTGAGTAGATTTAAATATATAAAAAAACTTCTTAGAAAATATCAAAAGACTAATGATTTAAAAGTTAGTCTTTTGATAAATCATTTTATTATTGTTTTTAATGTCTTTAGTGATGCTGCAATTCCACTATTGTTTTTTAAACTAGAAACAGAATTGTGGCCATCTTTAAAGGCATTTTTAGTATTTTTAAATAGAGTGCCAACGTATCCTAAATCTTTTCTCGACGATATTGAATTAGATAATAATTGTCTTAATACATTACAGTCAATCTAATGGACAAACTAGATAGAATCATAAATATTGTAAGATTATCTATTTGTGAAGAGGTTCCAAATATGAATCTTGGATCTAAAAAAATAGCAGGAACTCCTGAAGCAGATCCCGGAAATCCACCAGTTGACTTACGAAAAAAAAGAAGAAGGTATTGGAATCCATTTTTTAAAGACCTTGCAAATTTATACAGAAGGAAAGAAAAATGATTCTCAATAAAAGTACCAAAATTGATGTACTTGAATCTAAATTCGAAATGTATGAAGATTTATCCAAACAGATGTTAGATAAATTAGAATCTGCAGTAGAAAAAATCGGTGAGGCAAATAATAAGATTGCGACGATACTTACAAAACATGATGAAAGACTTGAGCAGGCAGTAAAGACAGATGATTATATTTTAAAAGAAATTGAAAATCTTAGAGTAACTAATGGTAAAGATCATTCAAAAATTGAAGATAGGGTAGGTTCAATTGAAAAACGTATAGAAGATCTTTATAAGTTTAGATGGCAAGCTAGTGGAATAATTGCATTAGCATTAATCGTAGTAACTGCAATCACAGCACTAGTTCCCCATTTCTTGACAAATCAAGATAATAGCACTAGGATAGAAATGACCAAATAGTACACCTAGTTAATGTCTTATATTGATGCAAAGTACATTTCGTTGGTTTCTTCTAGATTAGAAAAATTTAAAAGGGTAAAATCTGACCTTTATAATTTTAGGTGCCCGTATTGTGGAGATTCTAAAAAGTATAAAAATAAGGCAAGAGGTTATATTTACGAATCAAAAAATGACCACAATTATAAATGCCATAATTGTGGAATGTCTAGATCTTTTACAAATTTCTTGAAAGATTTAGACATTACATTACATGACCAGTATGTGATGGAAAGATATAAGAATGGAATTACTGGAAAAAATTCAAATACAGCAGAACCAAAATTTAATTTTACAAAACCATCTTTTAAAAAGGATTCTCTAGATCTTCCAAAAATTTCAGATCTGGATAAAGATCATCCTGCAAGAATATATTTGGAAAGTAGAAAAATACCGTCAGATTATCTTCATAAATTATATTACTGTGATAAATTTAAAGAATGGACTAACACACAAAAACCCACATTTAATTCTATTGAAAATGATGAACCTAGAATAATTATTCCATTAATTGAAAATGGTTCAATCTTTGGATTTCAAGGAAGAAGTTTAAAGAAAAAATCTAAAGTCAAGTATATAACTGTGATTTTAGATGAAACAAAACCAAAAATTTATGGGATTGATAGTGTAAATTATGAAAAGACAATTTATATCGTGGAAGGTCCTTTTGACTCGATGTTTATTGAGAATTCTATTGCTATGGTAGGATCTGATATAGATTTTAATTTCATTAAATCTAATAATGCAGATTTTGTTATTGTGTATGATAATGAAAAGAGGAACAAACAAATTGTTGATAAGATGGTAAAGTGTATTGATCGAAAATTACCAATTATAATTTGGCCGGATAATATTATTGAAAAAGATATAAATGAAATGATCATGTCTGGACTTGATGTGCAATCTATGCTAAAATCAAATACCTTCATCGGACTAGAAGCAAAAGCAAAACTTATTGGTTGGAAACGAGTATGAGTAACGGAACTAAAGTTGTAAAGAGAAATGGATCTGTAGAGTCACTTGATCTTGATAAGATGCACCTTATGGTAGAAGAGGCATGTAAAGGTCTCTCTGGGGTCTCTGCAAGTCAAGTTGAGATGACATCTGGGATCCAATTCTATGATGGAATCACTACTAAAGAAATTCAAGAAATTTTAATTAGAAGTGCTAGTGATTTGATTGATTTGGACCACCCAAATTATCAATATGTTGCTGCAAGACTTCTATTATTTTCCGTTAGGAAGCAACTGTATGGTGGAATTAAAGAATTGCCAGATCTAGAATCTCATATTAATAATTGTGTTCAAGCAAAAGTTTATGATCATGAAGTATATGCCAAATATACTAAAGAAGAAATTGCAAAAATAAACTCTTTCATTGATCATGATAGAGATATGCTATTTACATATGCTGGTCTTCGTCAGGTGGTTGATAAATATTTGGTGCAAGATAGAAGTGTTGGTGGTGTATATGAGACCCCACAATTCATGTACATTATGATTGCACTCACAATATTTGCAGAATATCCAAAGGAAACCCGTCTTTATTATATAAAGAGGTACTATGATGCAATCAGTAAGCACAAAATCAACATTCCCACACCAATTATGGCAGGTGTTAGAACCCCACTTCGTCAATTTGCAAGTTGTGTTCTTGTTGATGTTGATGACACCCTTGACAGCATCTTCACTTCTGATATGGCAATTGGTCGGTATGTTGCTCAAAGAGCAGGAATTGGTATCAACGCAGGTCGTATCAGGGGTATTAATAGCAAGATCCGAGGTGGAGAAGTTACTCATACAGGGGTTATCCCATTCCTCAAAAAGTTTGAGTCAACTGTCCGATGCTGTACACAAAACGGGATTCGTGGTGGAAGTGCTACTGTCCACTTTCCAATCTGGCACCAGGAAATAGAAGATATTCTAGTATTAAAAAATAACAAAGGAACCGAAGATAATCGTGTTCGTAAGTTAGATTACAGTATCCAAATCTCAAAACTGTTCTATGAACGATTCATTCAAGATAGAGAAATTTCACTCTTCTCTCCACACGACGTTCCTGATTTGTATGATGCTTTTGGCACTGATCGATTTGACAGTCTATATGAGTCTTATGAACGAGATCAATCTCTTCCAAGAAAGACTGTCGGAGCTCAAGAACTCATTTTGGATCTTCTAAAAGAACGTGCAGAGACTGGTCGTATTTACATAATGAATATTGATCATTGTAACTCTCACTCTTCCTTTAAGGATAAGGTAAACATGAGTAATCTTTGTCAAGAGATCACTCTACCAACAGATCCACTTAATCATATTGATGATACTATGGGTGAGATTGCTCTATGCATTCTCTCAGCAATTAATGTTGGTAAAGTAAAATCAGATGAGGAACTTGAAGAACTGTGTAATTTATCAGTTAGGGCACTTGATGAACTAATTGATTATCAAGATTACCCAGTAAAAGCAGCAGAAATTGCTACTAAAGCACGTCGTTCCCTTGGAATAGGTTTTATTGGTCTTGCCCACTATCTTGCTAAACTTGGATTTAAGTATGATTCTCAAGAGGCATGGGATGCAGTACATGGTCTTTCAGAGTCTTTCCAATATTATCTTCTAAAAGCATCTAATGAACTTGCTAAAGAAAAGGGGCATTGTGAATACTTTGGTCGTACTAAGTATGCTGATGGAATTTTGCCAATTGATACATATAAGAAGGACGTAGATGAAATTAGTTGTATCGATCTAGAACATGATTGGGAGTCTCTCAGAAAATCTATTCAGACACATGGACTACGACATAGTACATTGTCCGCACAAATGCCTTCGGAGAGCAGTTCCGTTGTGTCAAATGCAACAAATGGAATCGAACCACCTAGAGGTTATTTGTCCGTTAAAAAATCGAAGAAAGGACCACTTAAGCAAATTGTTCCACAGTATCAACAACTCAAAAATAATTACACGTTACTTTGGGATATGCCTAGTAACACTGGTTATATTAATACTATTGCGGTAATGCAAAAGTTTTTTGATCAGGCAATTTCTGGTAATTGGTCCTATAATCCTGAAAATTATCCAGATAATGAAGTTCCAGTATCAGTCATGGCACAAGACTTCTTGACAACATATAAGTATGGATGGAAAACTTCCTACTATCAAAATACCTATGATCATAAAACTGATGAGGTAAAAGAAGACATTCCAAATATCGACTCACTAATTCAAGAATTACTAGAAGGAGAAGAAGATTGTGAATCCTGTAAAATTTAGAACAACTTCCGAAAATAAAGTAAAAGGTATGACCGTATTTAATACTCAAGAGGTTGATTTCAAAAAGCAACCAATGTTTTTTGGATCTCCTCTTGGGGTTCAAAGATATGATAGTTATAAATATCCTATTTTTGATAAACTTACCCAACAACAACTTGGATATTTTTGGAGACCAGAAGAAGTTTCCTTACAGAAAGATAGATCTGATTACGCACAACTCAGACCAGAACAAAAACACATTTTCACTTCAAATTTAAAATATCAAATTCTTTTAGATTCTGTTCAAGGTCGTGGTCCCGGTATGGCGTTTTTACCATACTGCTCTCTCCCAGAACTTGAAGCATGTATGACAGTATGGGAATTTATGGAAATGATTCATTCTCGTTCCTATACATATATTATTAAAAATATATATTCAGATCCTTCTGAGGTGTTTGATACAATTTTAACTAATGAAAAAATTCTAGAAAGAGCATCTTCTGTAACTGGTGCATATGATGATTTTATTGATTCTGCACAATCTTATGGGAATTCAAATCTGTGGTTACATGCATTAGAAAATGCAGGTAACTCTAAAGATGAAAGGATAGAAGTAAAACGTAAATTATATCGTGCAATTGCTAATGTAAACATTCTAGAGGGGATTAGATTTTATGTATCGTTTGCTTGCTCGTTTGCGTTTGGTGAACTCAAACTTATGGAAGGATCCGCTAAAATTATCTCTCTCATCGCAAGAGACGAAAATCAGCACCTTGCAATTACTCAAAATATCCTCAACAAATGGAGTCAAGGAGATGATCCAGAAATGCAGCAAATTGCTAAAGAGGAAGAAGAGTGGGTAATTAATGCTTTTAAAACTTGTGTGAATGAAGAGAAAAGGTGGGCAGAATATTTGTTTAAAGATGGATCTATGATTGGTCTGAATGATAAATTATTACACAATTATGTTGAATGGATTGCCAATCGCAGGATGAAATCAATTGGAATTAAACCAATTTATGAAATTCCAGCAAAAAATAATCCACTACCTTGGACTGAGCATTGGATTTCTTCTAAAGGGTTGCAAGTTGCTCCTCAGGAAACAGAAGTTGAAAGTTATGTTGTCGGTGGTATTAAGCAAGACGTGACTAAAAATTCATTTTCGGGATTTAAACTATAATAACTGGAGGTCACAAGACCTCCTTTTTTTATAAATAATTGAAAATCTAAAAGTGTTATGTTTGAAAGTAAGACACCAAGTTTTCAAATTAAAAAGTCTTCAGGTGCGGGAGCACTTACTCCAAATGCTGCCAAGCAATTGGGATCAAAAGCAGTTGAAATGCAAAAGAAGAAAGCAGCAGGAGTTAGTTTACCAAAACTAAAGAATGAAGAAATTGAAGCTCAGGATAGAATGAGAGCACTTTTACGTGAGGCAAAGAAAGAAAAGACTTTAAAAAATACAAATCCTTGTTGGAAAGGGTACGAACCAATAGGAACTAAAAAGAAAAATGGTAAAACCGTTCCAAATTGTGTTCCCAAAGAAGAGTTTGAATTGATCGAAAAGGCACCTCCAGAGGATAAGTATGAGAGAATGGTGAAGCATATTAAAAAAGGATATTCTAAAGATGGTCTATCTCAGAAAGAAAGATCCATTGCTTATGCAACTGCTTGGAAAAAATATAAGGATAAGCAGCAAAATGAAGAATATCTTGACGAAAAGGCAAGAGGAACCAGACCAAAAAGAACAGTTCATGCATATGATGTAGATGAAACCTTGTTTTCACATGGAAAAAAAGGAAAACCAAACGTTAAAGTGCATGTAAAAGATTCTTCTGGAAAGAGAGTTAAGAGTCTAAGTAACCAAGAATTCAATACCCATAAGTTGGAGAAGGGGCATTCATATGATTTTGGTGAGTTTCAAAGTGCTAAAAAGTTCAAGGAAACTTCAAGTCCAAATAAAAAAGTAATTAAAGATATTAAGAGAAAGCAGGCAAGGGGACAAAATGTTCACCTTATCACTGCTCGTTCCAAATTTGATAAACCAGGTGAGTTCCAGGGGCATCTTAAGAAGCATGGTGTTAATGTTGACAAAAAGAACATCCATTACACTGGTGGAATGAAGGGTGGTGATGTTGGTGAGAAAAAAGTAAAAGTTGCCAATGCAGTTGCTAAGAAGAGTGGTACTAAGAAAATGCATATGTATGATGATGCTGCTAAAGTTCATAAGGCATTTGAAAAAGAAAAGCAAAATGCACCAACATCAAAGAAAATTAAAACTCATATGGTAGCACCAGACAAGAAAGGTGAATCTAGAGTTCGTTCATATCAAGCAACCAAATGAAATTTGATTTCAATTTTGGTAAAAAGAAAACATCTATTAAGGACTATGCCATTATTGGTATGGTCCTTTTTTTACTAGTTGGATTTTTATCTAGTAAGTTTGGAATTAGTGAGAGGGATGCTTGGAAACTAATTGATATAATTCAAAAAGAGTTAGTTAAGAGAGGATTGATTGATAGTAAGATTAATGATTTTATTATCAATACACCAGAATTGTTGGATCAAAGAGTTGAACGTGATGTTGATTATGCTATTGGGGAGTACAAGAGATTGGAACCCAAGGACCCTCCTAGGATGACCAATAAGACCATTCTAAAGAACTTGGAGTCCTCAAGGTTTACTGATACTCAGAGACTGATCGTAAAGGATGCGATTTACTATGAGTGCCCTGATGGAATTATGGGCATTAGAGCAGTATGGGTTGACAAAGATCCTAAATGTAATTAAAATCACTCTGTTAGGTTTGAAGATAAATAATACCTTGAATAACTTAAGGATTTAAATGACTTATGAAAACCCTTGGATATATCAAGGAGATATTTTTGATTCACCTGACATATTGGATTACTTTGGTTTTGTGTATAGGATTGAAAGTATTGAAACTTCCAGAATTTATTTGGGAAGAAAGTATTTTTGGTCTTTTAGAAAGCAAAAGGGTAAGTCTAGAAAAGTTAAACAAGAGAGTGATTGGAAAAAATATTATGGATCCTGTCCAGAGTTAAAAGAAGATATTAAAAAATACGGTAAGGATAAGTTTAAAAGAACAATATTGTCTCTTCATAAGACACTTGGAAAAACTAACTATGAAGAGACAAAACAATTATTCTTAAACAATGTTTTAATGGAATCCCTTGACAACGGAGATCCTAGGTACTACAATAGTAACATCCTTGGACGTTACTACAGGAAAGATTATTTTTATGAGAATTTATGATTTTTGCAAACAGACTGTAGATAACCACATTGACAGAATGCACTATTTGTGCGAGATTGGAGAAACTGATGCAGCATCTGCATTACACGAGGAAATTCGTGAATGGATTATTCAAAAAAATAATATTGAAGTAATTTCACTAGAATATCTTAGAAATTGCACTTGATATTAAATTACTAAATAACCCATTGTAATTAATTTTATTATTAGAATTTGAAGTGAAATTAGAGCCTAGGTTAATCTCCTATGAAAATAGGATAAAGATTTTCTATTAGGATGTAGAGTTCAATTTAATTTAATGCTTTTTAAAACAATTTCAATCATTGCCTTTGGTCTAGTCGGACTGGCACCCGTAACAGCAAAGGCAGCAATCGGATGTTCCCTTGCATCACATTATGGAGTAGGTGATGGATATCACGGTCAAATTGCGGCAAATGGTGAAAGATTTGATGCATACGGTCTGACAACTGCTCACAAGTACTTACCATTTGGTACTAAATTAAGAGTTACAAATCAATCAAATGGTCGTTCTGTAATTGTAAGAGTAAATGACAGAGGACCATTTATTGCTGGTAGATCACTTGACCTGTCCTATGGGGCATTTAGTAAAATCGCATCTCCTGGACAGGGAGTTGCCAATGTATGTTATAGTAGGGTATAATATGCATACTTGACAACTAAATAAAAGGGGGTTATACTACTCCCATCACTGCGGATATGGTGTAGTGGTAACATCTGAGCCTTCCAAGCTCCAGTCACGGGTTCGAGTCCCGTTATCCGCTTTCCCCTTTCTGGGGACTAAATAACCAAGTAGTTATAAAACTTTACAAACTATGATGATTCGTTCTATTATTGCTGCCACTGCGGTTGCTGCTACTGCTGCTCCTGCTATGGCTGCTCCCCTGAGTGATGTTCAACCTACTGATTGGGCATATCAGGCAATCGTCAACCTAAACAATAAGTATGGTTGCCTTGTTGGTTTTCCTGATGGTACTTTCCGTGGGGGTGAACCTGCTACTCGTAATCAAATGGCAGCACTTGTAAATCACTGTCTAGATAATATTAGTGCTTTCCAAAGTGCCGAAGATGCTAAACTTGCTGCTGCTCTTCGTGCTACCAACGGTCGGGTAACTGCTCTTGAGGTTGCTGCTGCTCAAAAGGCAGAAGGTGTTGGTAACTATCTTGGTGTTGGTGTTCTACTAAATCAACAAGGTACTGCTGGTAACGGATATGATGCCGAACGTACTGTATCTGGTGGTACTGTCCAAGCACGTTATGCTGTAAAGACATTCAAGAATCAGAATGCTGTTTCTGTTCGTCCTTATGCTAACTTTGTTGGTACTCCTGCTGGTGAAATCGGTGCTGGTGGTGGTGCTCTTCTTTCTTATGATTGGAGCATTTCTCGTGCACCTTCTGGTGTAAGTCGTGCTAACATTTACGGTGGTGTTGGTTATCAGATTCCTTTCGTAAATAACACTGCTGCTAACTTCCAATCTGCCGTTGGTGAGAAGGGTCAAGTTGTACTTGCTCTTGGTCTTGAAGGTCGTCTAACTAATTCTTTAGTTGGGTTTGCAGATCTTAAATTCCCAACTACTACTGCTGCAAATAGTTATGGTGTAACTAATGGTACTTATTCACCAGTATTTACAACTGGTCTAGGATTTAAGTTCTGATAAGTACTCAAATCTGGGGTGGTTTCACCCCTTCTTGTGGGTGAGTGTAAAGGTAGCACAGAAGTCTCATAAGCTTCAGGAGGGGGTTCAATTCCCCCACCCGCCATTAATAAATATAAAAAAATATGAAAAAGAAAAAATTTCAAGAACTAATTCAAAAACCACTCAGGTTCCATCATCAGGATATTCATGAAGAACTTGATCAAATAAAGGAGATGATATGTGATGTTAAAAATCAGATGCAAGAATTGCAACGTAATATTGGAATCACATCCAACAAGGACTAAATGTTGTGGGTGTGATAATTTAACTGCTGTTAAAGGAGAAACTATAACAGCATTAGATTTAAGTTTAGTTGAGTTAATAACTAATACTAAAATTAAACAGAATACTAATACTTTATCGAAAGAAGATCTTTATTATCAAGAAGAAAGAAGATCTAGAAAAGTTAGAAAACTTGAATTTGAAATAAGATAAGTGTTGAAACTCTGATAATATAAATATACTGGTTTCGAAATATTGTAAATAGTAATCATTTGCAATATGATCCATGGATCAACATACACGCAATAACTGGATTAAGATTAAGGAAACTTTTGAAAAATCTGGTAATACTGATAATATGTTTTATAAGAGAGCATGTGAAATAGTTAAAAGTGGTGTTGATCCAATGGAAAAATTTTTAAATTCAAAGAATTGACATAATAATATTTTTTTGTTATTATTTTTATATGGGACTGTTGCTTATTGGTTAAAGCCCACTGCTTATAACGGTGTGAACAGAGTTCAATTCTCTGCAGTCCTATTGTCTTGGGAAGACCTAAAACTCATCCTGGTGGAGCCAATGACCTAAAAATTTTAATCTAATTGATATATGGAACAATATAAAAAAACAGCACTAGTTCTTGGTGCTGGTGGTTTTATAGGAAGTCACATGGTTAAACGACTACGATCCGAAGGATATTGGGTTCGTGGTGTTGATTTAAAGTATCCAGAATTTTCTGAAACTGAAGCACATGAATTTGTAGTAGGGGATCTTAGAGATTACTCTTTTGCCGAAAGAGTAATTACATATAAAGGTCCTTATTCCAATTTTTATAACTTTGTTCCATCAAAGTATATTGATACTTTTGATGAGATTTATCAATTTGCTGCTGATATGGGTGGAGCAGGTTTTGTTTTCAGTGGGGATAATGATGCTGATATTATGCATAATTCAGTAACGATTAACCTCAACATTCTTGATGCTCAAAGAAAACTAAACGACTTTAAAGATACAAATAAAACCAAGATTTTTTATTCTGGATCTGCATGTATGTATCCAGAACATAACCAATTAGATCCAGATAATCCTGATTGCCGTGAAGACTCAGCATACCCTGCTAACCCAGATTCTGAATATGGTTGGGAGAAACTGTTCTCAGAGCGGTTGTTTTTCTCTTATTCTCGTAATTATGGGATCCCTGTTCGGGTTGCTAGGTATCATAATATCTTTGGACCAGAAGGAACTTGGGAAGGAGGTAGAGAAAAAGCACCAGCAGCAATCTGTCGTAAAGTAGCATATCTTCCAGAGGAAGGTGGAGTGATTGAGGTTTGGGGTGATGGAAAGCAAACTAGATCTTTCTTGTATATTGATGAGTGTATTGAAGCAACACGAAGATTAATGGAATCGGACTTTGCTGGACCAGTTAATATTGGTTCTGAGGAAATGGTAACTATTAATCAACTAGTAGATACTACTGCTAAAGTTGCTGGTAAGGAGGTAAAGAAAAGTCATATTGATGGTCCTCTCGGTGTTCGTGGACGTAATTCAAATAACGATTTAATTAAGGACAAACTTAATTGGGAATATACCATGTCTCTTGAAGATGGAATTCTGAAAACTTATACTTGGATTAAGGAGCAGATTGATGCTAGCATTTAATCATCTAGGTAGGTTAGGATATCTTGCTAATCAAATGTTTCAATATGCAGCAATTAAAGGAATTGCTGCATATAATGGTATAGAATATATGATTCCTGAAAATAGTCAGATGCAACTATTTGAAGGATTTAAAATGGAAAATGCTACTAAGCATAGAGGATTTTTGGGAGATGTATCTGTTCGTGATGGTAGAGGTGCTCCAGTAGGATGTAACATTAGAGCAGAATCTGGATTTCATTTTGATGAAGAACTCTTTAAAAATCCTCCTTCAGATACTTCTTTGTATGGATTTTTTCAATCTGAAAAATATTTTTCTAATATTTCTAATGAAATCGTAAAAGATTTTACCTTCAAGAATGAAATACTAGAACCTTGCATTGAGTTTATTTCAAAGGTTACTTCTTTTTACGGCAAGACAGTATCACTTCATATTCGAAGAGGTGACTATTTAACAAATTCTGCAAATCATTACAATCTATCTTTAGACTGGTATCAAAAAGCATTGGAAAAATTTCCAGAACATACGGTATTAATATTTTCTGATGATATCGAGTGGTGTAAAAATCAATCAATATTTGATGCCGATAGATTTATGTTTTCGGAAACTAAAGATGGTAAGGTTGTAAGATTAGACGGTAGATGGGACAGTACAAATATGGATCACTGGTATGATCTATGTCTACAATCTCTTTGTGATGATAATATTATTTCTAATAGTACATTTAGTTGGTGGGCAGCATATTTAAATCAAAACAAAGAAAAAGTTGTAGTATCACCTGACCCAAGCAAAATGTGGTTTGGTCCAAATAATGCACACCTAGATACAAAAGATTTAATACCTAGTGATTGGATTTTAGTGTGAAAATATCAATAGCAGTACCAGCATATGAATATAATGGTCGTGGTGTAGAATTTCTTGATGATTTATTTCGAACAATCAAAATTCAAACTCATAAAAATTATGAAATTGTAATATCCGATCACAGTGTAGATAATAAAATTGAAGATTATTGTGAATATAATGAATACGATCTTCCAATAATTTACCATAGAAATTCTGAATATATTGGAAATGGTCCTCATAATACTAATACAGCAATAAGTTATTGTTCTGGGGATTTAATTAAAGTAATGTTTCAGGATGATTTCTTTTGGGATGATGAGGCATTAGAAAAAATAGAAAATGCAATTGGTTCAAAACAATGGATTGTTTGTGGAACTAATCATACTAATGATGATGGTCATAACTTTTTTTGGGAATTATATCCAAAATGGAATGATCGTTTTTTATATGGAGTTAATACCATTAGTTCACCTTCTGTGATTGCTTTTAAATCTGATACTAAAGTTAAATTTGATACTGAATTAACTATGTTAATGGACTGTGAGTTCTATTATCATATGAACTCTGTATATGGACAACCAGCATACTTAAATGATATACTAGTTTCAAATCGTTTACATTCTGATCAGATATCTCAAAAAACTTCAAATTCAAATAATTATCAAAATATTATGAATTCTGAAATTAAATATTGCCTAGGAAAGCATAAAGTGAATCTATGAAAATTGCTATAGTTACTGCATCTATAGGAGCAAATTCTTTAAATACACCACCAGTTTGGGATGGGGTCGATTATCATGCTTTTGTCGATAAAAGATTATTGGGTCATCCAATATGGAAAACTCATGAATATGTTAAATTTAGTTCTGATCCAGTTTATGCTAATCGTAGAAATGCAAAAATATATAAAGTTCTACCTCATCTAATTTTGCCTGGATATGATTATTATTTTTGGATAGATTCTACTCATATCGTAGAAGAAAATCCTAAAGTTATAATTGAAAAATATTTAAGTGAAAGTGATATAGCAGTATTCAAACATCCTTATAGAAACTGTGTATACGAAGAGGCAAATTTTATTGTCAATTTACAATATGATTATCCAAACTTGGTAGAGTCTCAGATGGAGTTTTATCAAGATATGAATTATCCAAAGAACAATGGACTTTATGAGTTATCTTCAAGGGTTCAGAGAAATACTCCTGACATTCAACGAATGTCACTGATGTGGTGGGAACAATTATGTATGTACTCGTCAAGAGATCAACTTAGTTTCCCATATTGTTTACATCAAGTTGGAATAACACCAACTATCCTACCTGGGAAATCAAGCACTCATAGGGGAAACAAGTTAATGCCAGAAATTGTACTATCAAATCATAATAGGAGATGTTAATTATTATGTCTGAAAGAATAAGTTTTAATGAAAAAATACAATGGTCTATGGAAACGGATAGAAATCCATTGAAGACATATTGTACAGACAAGATTCAAGTAAAAGAATATGTAACTGATAAATTGAATGATTCTTTTATTCCTAAAGTTTATGTAATTGCAAATGATGTAAATGATCTTCTGCAAAAAGTTTCCGATTATGAAGATCACCCACAGACATGTTTAATTAAATCAAATAATGATTCTGGAGGTGTATGCTTTGTAAAAGATGGTGTTATTGAAGACCCTTCAAAACTTAATTTAGTTGAAAAGTATAAAGATTCCCCATTCGATGGTGTCTATAAAGGTGAATGGTTTTATAAGGATATTGAATATAAATGCTTCACCGAAGAATATCTTGGTGAAAATTTAATTGATTATAAATTTCATTGTTCTGGTGGTAAACCAAGATTCTGTCAGGTTATACGCGATAGAAATATTAAAAGGACTAATGAGGTTTGTGTTGACCTAAACGGAAATTGCTACGATTTTCATTTTGATATTAATTTTAAATTGGTAAAGGAATTTGAGAAACCTAAAAACTGGGATAGGATGATTGAAGTTGCCGAGATTTTATGTCAAGATTTTGATTATGTTAGGGTAGATATGTATAATATAAATATTGAGGATTCAACTGACGAATCTATATTTGTTGGTGAATTGACTTTTGCCCCGATGTCTGGTGACTATAGGGGAGATGGACAAATTGAAGTAGGAAAATTATTACTAGGGATCTAATGGCATCATTACAAAGAAAAGTTTTAGAAAAATATCCTAATAAGTACTTTGTTGAAACTGGAACTTGTTGGGGAGATACAGTACAACTAGCATTGGAATGTGGTTTTAAAAAAATTATAACCATGGAAATCAGTGCAGAAAAAGTAAAACACAACGAAGAAAGATTTTGTAAAGAAATTTCTGAAGGAAGGGTTGAGATATTTTATGGAGATACTGTAGATATATTTAAAGATGTTATTGCTGCAATAGATTCTCCGGCCACTTTTTGGTTAGATGCTCATTGGGATGATGGTCCGAAAGGAGAGTATCTTTGCCCTCTTCCAATCGAACTTGATATCCTAATAAATCATCCGATTAAAGAGCATACGATTCTTATTGATGATAAAAGACTATTTGGTGTTCCAAATACAACTTGGGGACATACAATCGATTTAGATGGAATTATAGATCTTTTATATGATATTAATTCAAATTATACAATATCATATGAAGACGGATGTGTACCAAAAGACATTATTGTTGCAAAGATAAAAAATGAAAAATCTTTATATCCATTGTGATGGAGGTTTTGGAAATAGATTTAATTCATTGATAGTTGGTTTATTAATATCTGAGGTTGGAAATTATAATCCTATTATATCTTGGCCATCTACAAATGTATGTAGAGCAAAATATTTTGAAATTTTTGAAGATTCTAAAATTAATAATTCTGATAGATTGGAAGAATATATTAAATCTATTGATGATCTTGAATTTGTAATGCATGAAGATCAACTATCTTGGGGAATTTCATATACCCATCCAAATTCTTTTATATCAATTGATGATGTTGTAAATTTATATAATAAAAGTTCAAAATCTAAATTATTCTATTTTAATAATTTAATACCAGACTTTGCCAAATCCTCAAAACTTCTTTCTAAAGTATTGACGAGAATTAAATTTAAACAAGAATTTATTAATGAGGTTGAAGAATTTATTGAAAAAATTGGCAGTCCATTTATTGGTGTTCATTTGAGGGCAACTGATTTTTCAAGCAATGATAGAATAGACTTTAAAACTATCTATGAATTTATTTTAAATAATGATCATCTTAAATTTTTTGTATGTTCTGATTCTAAAGATCTAGAAAATAAATTTTCTAAACTTGAAAATGTGATAGTTAAAGAAAAGAAAAACTACGTGGAAAAAATTGAAGATACTTATGATTGGAGAGGATCTCGTGGTTTCATTCAAGATGAATATGGTAAAAATTTAAGTTTTAATGTTGAGAGAAGTAATGATAGTGTGAAGGAAGCAATAATTGATTTGTTAATATTATCAAAGTCTGATATATTAAAGACATCAAATAGTACTTTTTTAGAAACAGCAATTTTATTGAAAGATTATGGATAAAAATAAATCACTATACAAACTTAAAAATTTTGGTCCTGTATATTATTTGAATCTTGATGATCAACCAGAAAGAAAACAATATATGGAAGATCAATTCAAGTATTGGGAAATTGAAAACTATACTAGAATTTCTGCATATGATGGTAGAGACGATGATCTAAGTGAAATTATAAAAGGAAGATATCCTTCATCTATGACATCCGGTGAGATTGGATGTACTACTTCACACCTCAAAGCAATTAAGCATTGGTATGAAACATCAGACAGTCCATATGCAATAATAATGGAAGATGATTGTATGCTAGATCTTGCAAAGTTTTGGACATTTAACTGGAATGAATTTGTAAATAAATTGCCTTATGATTGGGATGTTGTTCAACTTGCAATTATTTGTACGGGGAATATTCATGTAAAACTTCATAAGAGATTTGTTAACGATTTTTCTACAGCATCTTATATGATAACCAGACATCATGCGGAAAAACTATTAAAAAATCATGTGAGTGGTGATAAGTATAAGTTGGATAATGGTGTTAAACCAAGAGCAGTGGCAGATGATTTAATATATAATTCTGGCAATACTTTCAGTATCCCTTTATTTTTATATAAAATATCATTAGGATCCACAATTCATCCTGATCATATTGATACTTTCCATAAAAATAGTTATGATGGAATATTTAATTATTGGAAATCAAATGGACCAATGCTCAATATATCTGATCTAATGGATTATGATCCATATCTTGGAAGGATGACACTTCCCGGAAATGCCCCTTGACAACCCATTGAATTTGATATATAGTATTGTTGTAAATCTTAACAAATTGAATGACTGTAACAACTAATGATCGTGGTCAACAAAACATGTGGGCAAAAGAGCCTACCATGTATTACCACAATTATGGTATGCAAACCCCTAACGAATGGAAGGAGACATATAATGGGCGCTGGGCAATGGTCGGTTTTGTTTCTGGTCTTGTTTCTTATATGGTCACTGGTAATTTCTTCTTCGGGATCTTCTAAATGACCGAACTAATTTTTACTGTGACTAGTGTTGCATTTTTTGTGCTTCTTGCACATTCAATTAATAAACTATCTGATACATTTTAAGGAGAACTATTATGAAATTTGGTTTTACCCCTGAGGCAGAAATGCTCAACGCACGTCTAGCAATGCTTGGTTTTGTCATTGCTGTTGGAACATATCTTACTACTGGGCAAATTATTCCCGGAGTACTTTGAGATAAACCCTCACTAAATAGTGAGGGTTTTTTTTATCATGCCAAGAAATCATATAACAAAACAAGAAATAAAAACTTTTGTAGAAAAGTTAAAGACAGAACTATATAACTTAAATTATTATGGATATGGTGATCCTAAAGAACTAGCACATAAATATCTCAATAAAGTTATGGATAAAATTCAAGAATATAGGGAGTAGAAAATGCAGATCGATCTACATAACTTCTTTAAATACTATGACGAGAAGAATCCAAAGCACGTTGCTGCTGTTGAGCAACTAGAAAAGGATCTTCTCAATTCAGTTAGTAGTCTTATGGAAGATGATGCTAACTGGGTTAGAATTTTTAGAAAAAAAGAAGTGATTCCAAAATCAAATATACTTGAAGTTCCTTTTTTCCCACAAACAGATAATTATAGGGATGCAAATAGAACTTGTAATTCATCTGCTTGTGCAATGTGTCTTGAGTATTTTAGTCCAGGAACACTTAAAGGACCTAACGGTGATGATCAATATGTACAGAAGGTCTTTGCAATTGGTGACACCACAGACCATCTAGTACAGACTAAAGTTTTAAATTCATACGGAATTAAATCTACTTTCTCGTATACTCTTACTTTTGCAGATCTTGATAGAGAGATTGCTTCTGGCAGACCTATTGTTATTGGAATTCTTCATCGAGGACCTATTTCCAATCCAACCGGAGGACACATGGTAGTTGTGATTGGTAAAACTCCATCAGGTGACTATGTTGTAAATGATCCTTATGGTTCACTTAACGATGGTTATACTGGTGCAGTTACTAACGGCAAAGGTGCTATCTATAAAAAATCTGATTTATCCCGTAGATGGGTTCCTAATGGTAATGATGGTTGGGGAAGAATCTTTGACGTAAAAAAGTAGAATCAACATCACAAAAAGTCCCTCAGTGTGGTGTTGATTTAATTAAAGAATTTGAGGGGTGTCACTTGAATGCTTATCCTGATCCATTAACTGGGGGACTTCCAATCACAATTGGATGGGGTTCTACTAAAGACTTTGATGGAAATTCATTTAAATTGGGAAGAACTATTTCTCAAGATTATGCAAACAGATTGTTAACGTATGACATTGAAAATAGATTTATTCCTACACTACAAAAGATACCTTACTGGGGGGAGATGAATGACAACCAACGTGGGGCACTTTTATCCTTTGCTTACAATCTCGGTGCTGGCTTCTATGGCAACAGCAATTTCAATACTATTACCCGCAATCTACGTGAGAAGAATTGGAAGGCAATCCCAGAAACATTAAAACTATATCGTAATCCTGGATCAAATGTTGAAGCAGGATTGCTTAGAAGACGTGCTGCTGAAGGTAAACTTTGGAATTCTTAATCGTCTACTTTAGTTCTTAATGCAATTACTGTAGTAAGAATAGTTAGTAAAGTTTCATACCCTCTTCTTTCAGATTCTTTGCAATCTAAAGGAGGGGGGTTTTTTAATTCTCCTTTTACATTTGCTTTATTAATGGTTCCTGGAACCATGAAGTTGCAAGCAATAAAGTTAATACCAACAAATCCAACAACGGAACAGCAGACACCAAAGATTAATTTATTTAGTAGTGATCCGTATTTTTTCTCTGATGAATCTGATGATTTTTGGAAATTATCTTTTTCCATCAGGAACCTTCTATGTTGTCTAACAATAATATGTATATTATACAACAAAGAACAAATGTTAAAATAAGACCTAGACCTATACTTACTCCCCAGGGAAATTCAGTCATTCCCAATTCTCATATAAATTTCTAAAGTATATATCATATTCTTCTAATGTGGTGTATTTTTCAATTTTATTTTCATCGCACCAAAATAGTGCTATTTCATGAAATTTTTCTTTAGACCTTACTTTATTTACACCATAACTTCTTGAAAATGATGACATTATAAAATGCCAACATTTAATTTTAGAATCATTGTCCTTTTTCATTTTTATGAATCCAGGTTTTTAGTTCTGAAATATATTCTCTAAGTATTTGTGCTTTTTTTAAATGCCACTCATCACCATCTTTTAAATATTCTTGAGTATGATTGTCTATTGCTTTTAGTATATTATGTATCGGGGAATTCCATCCTTCACGTATAGGAGTGTTCCATTCTCGGGGCATATATTTTTCAGGAACTATTTTTATTTATTTCTTAGTGATAATATAAATACAAAAAATATAAAATTAATTTACAATGAATCCTAAGTATAAAATACGAATAAATGAGATAACTAGATTAGAGTCATTCGATACTCTAAGTGATATTATTGTGAGAGTGGAGGTTTTTGTCCAAGCATATATAGAAGAGAATTCATCTATTTCCACTTCTCGGGTCTTTGTAATTGACTTTTCTGAAGAAGATTATAATTTTGATAATTTTGTATCATATACTAACGTAGATTCGGACTTAATTATTTCTTGGATTGTAAGTAAATATAATGTTTCTTCATTTGAAGAACTTCCAATAGTTAAGTCTATAACTGAAGAACTTTCTGAAGTTTTTTCTAGATATGAAAATAAAATTATCGAAACTGTTAACTGGAATGTTAATCTTGATAAAGTTACTATTAAAGAGGAAATTGGAATTTCAACTGGTACTCTAGGAGAGGTATGATATGGAAGATATAAAATACCAAATTGAATTAAAAGAAGTTAAATATAGAAATCAATATAATAATTGTGAAAAATTTATAGAATCCATTCTTGGAAAAGTTACTGTTACTTCTATTTCTTGTCCGGAAATAGTTTATGAAAAAAAGATAAATGTTAAGTTTGATCCTGAAAATTTTAATTCAGAATCATTTATTCCATATGAAGAAGTAGATTTAGATACTTTTGTCAATTGGATGATTGCTTTAGATGGTGAAGCAGATACAATTGAGCAGGTTGAAATAGTTAGGAATGGAATTGAATATGTTCAAAACTGTATTTCCAAAAGATTGAGTTCTGAAACTGAGACTAAGGATTGGGTTATTTCTAATTAGATCTTGGAGAGGGGTTGACAGAAAAGTTAGGATATGCTAACATAAATAAGTGTTAAGGAATGTTTCTTTTCCTTAACAATACATATCCCTCAACTACTCGGAGTATTTAAATCTATGACTGCAACTATCGCCCAACAGCGGAGTAGCAACACTTGGGAGCAATTTTGCGAGTGGGTCACTTCAACCGATAATCGTCTGTATGTCGGTTGGTTTGGAACTCTAATGATTCCAACCCTTCTTGCTGCTACTATTTGCTTCATCGTTGCTTTTATTGCTGCACCTCCCGTCGATATTGACGGTATCCGTGAACCAGTTGCTGGTTCACTCATGTATGGAAACAACATCATTTCTGGTGCTGTTGTTCCTTCATCCAATGCTATTGGACTTCACTTCTATCCCATCTGGGAAGCTGCTTCTCTTGACGAGTGGCTATATAATGGTGGACCATTCCAACTGGTCGTCTTCCACTTTCTGATTGGTATCTATGCCTACATGGGTCGTGAATGGGAACTATCTTACCGACTGGGTATGCGTCCTTGGATTTGTGTTGCCTACTCAGCACCCGTTGCTGCTGCTAGTGCAGTTTTCCTGGTCTATCCCTTCGGTCAAGGATCCTTCTCTGATGCGATGCCTCTGGGGATTTCGGGAACTTTCAACTACATGCTTGTTTTCCAGGCAGAACACAACATTCTTATGCATCCTTTCCACATGCTGGGAGTTGCTGGTGTCTTCGGTGGTTCTCTTTTCTCTGCTATGCATGGATCTCTTGTCACCTCTAGTCTTGTACGTGAGACTACAGAAAATGAGTCTCAGAACTATGGATACAAGTTTGGACAAGAAGAAGAGACCTACAACATTGTAGCTGCTCACGGTTATTTTGGTCGTCTTATTTTCCAATATGCTTCCTTCAATAACTCACGTTCACTGCACTTCTTCCTTGCTGCTTGGCCTGTAGTTGGTATCTGGTTTGCTGCTCTTGGTGTTAGCACCATGGCATTCAACCTCAACGGTTTCAACTTCAACCAGTCCCTGCTGTCTTCTGACGGTCGTGTAGTCAACACTTGGGCAGACATCCTCAATCGTGCAAATCTTGGATTTGAAGTAATGCACGAACGAAATGCTCATAACTTCCCTCTCGATCTTGCTGCTGCTGATAGCACTCCTGTTGCTCTTACCGCACCTGCAATCGGTTGATATAAAATTGAATAATTGATATACGTTAGAGGGTGTAACAACCCTCTTTTTTATTTTTATACATAATGAGGTTGCTTTTTATCCATGAAAACATTAACATTTACAGAAGATCAGATTAAACTTCTTGCTGATGCGGTTTGGATGCGTCAGAGATGTTTTATTGCCGGAGATAAAAGATTCAAAGAATATGGAGTAATGCTGGAAGATATTCTTTTAGATCTTGAGTATACTCCATCCCGGTATTGAAATGATTACATCTGAAACATCTTATAAACTTGCAGAGATTATTAGAGATACTTTTCCAAATCTTTACAGAAAACCTCAAGTGACCTATAATAATCAAAAGTCTTTAAATAATGAACGAATATTGGATTGTAACAGATAATAGAACCGGAAGAGTTATCTCACATTGTGGAGATATTACCGATGCAATTATGATGGTGGGATTTGATCCCAATCATAGAACCTATAGTCGGCATCGTTATATTATGGACCAAGTAATTGACATTACTTCCACAACCGATAAACAACTTCCCGGTCAAATTGGGTTGCCATTAGGGAAAATAGATTCTCTTAATTCATATAAAGAAAAACTTCCTGATAGGATGGAAGAACCTTTTATTCCATAATATTAATATTATATTCACTATGCATTTAGCAAAATTAGCATTGGATAATGGTGGAGTACTTAAACCACTAATTATTCCTTCATCATTAACTTCTGGGACAGGATTGATGAATCCATCAATTTTGATTGATGATGGAAAAATTTTAGTAAATATTCGTCACGTAAATTATACCTTTTATCATTCTGAAGAGAAATTATATCAACATCAGTGGGGTCCATTGACGTATATACATCCTGAGCATGATATGCATCTTAGGACCTGGAATTGGTATTGTGAGTTAGATTCTGAATTCAATATCACTAGATATCATAAAGTTGATACTTCAAAGTTTGATACTTATGAACCACTTTGGGATTTTGTTGGTCTTGAAGATGCTAGAATTTTTAAATGGGAAGGAAAACTATATCTTTCTGGAGTAAGAAGAGACACTACAACTAATGGTCAGGGAAGAATGGAACTTTCTGAAATTGTAGTTGGTGATGGTGTCAAGGAAGTTTCTAGGGTTAGAATTCAACCTCCAAATGATCCAAATTCATACTGTGAGAAAAATTGGATGCCCATTATGGATAAACCATATCATTATGTTAAGTGGACAAGTCCAACTGAAGTTGTAAAAGTAAATCCAGAAACTGGTGAGTCTGAGACAGTAGTTAAATCTAATTATATTCAGTTTTCAAGAGACTTACGAGGAGGTTCTCAGGTAGTAAAGTATGGAGATTATTATATTGCGGTTACTCACGAAGTAGAATTTCTTGAAAGTGAAGTTGGGAGAAAAGATGCAAAATATTTACATAGGTTCATAGTTTGGGATAGAGATTTTAATATCTTTGCTTATTCTAGAGATTTTTCTTTCATGAATGCTCACGTTGAATTTTGTGTAGGACTTCAAATTTTAAATGATGATTTTATCTTTACTTTTGGGTATCAAGATAATGGTGCATACATACTAAAGTGTCCATCTTATGTTGTAGTTGATTTTTTAAATGGAAAATATTAAGTTGATAGATTGCTTTCCATATTTCAATGAAAAGGAAATATTGGAACTTAGAATTAAATTGCTTTATGATTACGTAGATAAGTTTGTAATTACCGAAGCAAATCAAACTCATTCTGGTCTTCCAAAGGAATATACTTGCCATGAAGTATTAAAAAGTATAGATGACCCATTAAATAAAATTGAATTAGTACAGATTGATTTTTCCGAAAAGAATAATTTTGATCATTGGAAAAGGGAAAGAGTACAAAGGGATGCAGTTCTCCAAATCTTACATACTTTTGATGATGACTGTTTATTCTATTTTGGTGATTGTGATGAAATTTTAAATCCAAATCATATTGCTTGGATATGTGATATTGCTAGACAAAATCCAATGAATATCCTGCGTACACCACTCGCATTTTTAAATTGTAGAGCAGACCTTAGAGTTTTTGATGAGTATGACAATCCAATTATTTGGAGGTGTCCATACATAGCATCAAAAATGCACTTGGGCAAATACACACCATCACAAATTAGAGAATCTTCAGCACTATCTGGGAGCATAGAAACTTCTGACTTGGGAAGATATGTTAGTTTTCCGGATATTACTATAACTTGTAATGATATTGAAGTTATTCTTGGTTGGCATTTTGCTTGGATGGGTGATAATGAAAGGAGAAAAATAAAGTGTAAATCATATCTTCATTATCATGATGAAGTTTCTAATTCTGTGGCACCACTTAATAGTGCTGAGATGATGAATTTTATGGAAATATACCGTGCAGAAAATGGTGCAACAGATCCTTTAGGTAGAAATAATCATATCCTAAAGAAGTATGATGTTAGTTTACTTCCAGATTTAATTTTATCTGAGAAAAAATTTAGAGATTTCTTTATTCCAGAAAATCAGTATGAAACTATACTTGAATTGCTTCAGAATAATCCAGAAATAAGCACAGATAAAAATTCAATAAAGTATTATGATAAATCTTTAGAATGGGATTTTATGCAATATCATAGTTATATTGATAATTTTTATAATGAAGAATTTAAAAAATATAAAAATAAAAATATAAGTCTATGCGAAATTGGAATTGATACTGGAGGTTCTATTGCGATTTGGAGTAAGTATTTCCCAGATTCAAATATAATTGGTATAGATAACAATACTTCTAGACTAAAAGATGAGTATAAATCTTACAACTTTGATAATGTTAGATATATCATTGATAATGCTTATGATTCGGATTTAGTCAAATCTCTTCCCAACTTTGATATTATTATTGATGATGGACCACATACTTTTGAATCCCAAAAAGAATTTATTCAATTATATTCTTCAAAATTAAATCCTGGAGGAGTAATGATTATTGAAGATGTTAAATCTATTGACTATATTGAAGAATTTAATAAGATCCTTATGCCTGGATATACTTCTGAATTTATCGACCTTACAGTAACTGATAATTTATATGATAGTATTCTTTACATTATTCGAAAATGAGTATTGTATTATATTGTAATTGCTACAAACAAAAGACTCCATATAGAATTCAGCAAAATCAAAAAAATTTAATGTTGGGATCATCTCAATATACATCTAAATTGAAGGATGAATTAATTTCTGAAGGATATATTTTAGATGATATTGGAGATAATATTTCTCATTTAAATAAATGGTTTGGGCAAAGTTGTGGATTGTATTGGGTATATAAAAATTCTAATGAAGATTTTGTTGGAATGAATACTTATAGAATTTTTTGGAATGATTCTGCGATTTCTAATCTTGATGTTAGTGAAAATAAGTTATATGTTCCATCTAAATTTGATGTTAGTGATGATGGAATAAATTATGAAAATTTGGAAAATCATTTTCGTGTTAGTCATGGCAATGGATCTTACAAAATGCTTATGAACTGTATAAAAAATAATAATATTTTATATACAGATTTTAATAATTGGATGAGTCAAAAATTTCTTTATCCATTTTCTATCTTTATTGCTAACAAAAAAATATTTGATAAAATATGTAGTATTTTATTTGAACTTGCCTTTGACTTTTTTGATACGAATAGGTATACTATATACAACTTTTCAGATCATTATGGACAAATTCGACAAATGGATTTTATTTGTGAAAGAATATTACATCTAATATTTAATAATATAGATTATTTTATTCCAAACATAGACATAACAGAAATACCAATCTATCAATATAAACATATTTAAGATCAATAATTATGAATCTACTAGATCAATACTTGGTTAATTATATAAATGAACCAGAACTTCCAGACAATAATTTTCATATTGCAAGATACTATGATCTCATCGGACAAACTGCAACAGCAGTTTCTTATTATTTGAGAACGGCAGAAAGAACTAAAGAACCAGAATACCAATATGTATGTTTAATCCTTGCTGCAAAATGTTTTGAACGTCAGGGTTCTAGAAATTTTACTGTTAAGGGATTATATCAAAATGCTATCACTACTTGCCCCGATCGACCAGAAGCATATTATTTCTTATCTAAGTTTTATGATAATGAGAATAAAGATGGTTCTTGGACTGATGCTTATGTAATGGCAAGTATTGGGGTTAATAACTCTAAAGATAAGGTATTTTCACAATTAAAGTGTGAGGTTGATTACCCTGGTATGCAGGGATTATTATTTCAAAAGGCACATAATGGATGGGTGTGTGGTGTATGCGATGATGCAAGGAATATCTTAAAATATATTCTTAGGGAATATATTTCAGATAAAAAAATTTGCAGGGATACTTTTAATGAACTAATATCCATAGATAAAAATAATTCATTTGAAGTGTACACAAATGAAAATCATTCTAATTTAAAGTATAAATTCACTAACTCTAATATAATTGATAAAAACTTTTCCGAAGCATTTCAAGATATGTTTATTTTGAGTATGCTGGATGGAAAGATGAATGGATCATATCTTGAAATTGGTGCTGGTAGTTCCTATTATGGAAGTAATACTGCTTTACTTGAGACTAAATTTAATTGGACTGGAATTGGGTTGGATTTATCAGAAGAATTTGTAGAACAACATCGTAACGAAAGGAAAAATCTCTGTTTATTAAAAAATGCTTTAGATATTGATTATGAAGAATTTATTTTGAAAAATTATAATTCAACAGACATTGATTATCTACAATTAGATTGTGATCCACCAGCAGTTACATATGAAATATTATTAAAAATTCCTTTTGAAAAATTTAGATTTTCTGTAATTACATATGAGCATGATTACTATATTGATGAGACTGAATCCTTTAAAGATAAGTCTAGAGAATATTTGAGATCAAAGGGTTATGAATTAGTTTTGGCAAATGTTGCTCCCAATGAATGGAAGGATTATGAAGATTGGTGGGTGCATCCTGATCTTGTAAATGCGAAGGTATTGACTCAACTAAAAGATACTTCAAATAAAATTAAAAAAGCAAAAAACATTTTTGTAGAATTATGAAAATTACACAAGTACCAGATCCAGAACAAATTTACTTTAGAGTAAATCATAAACCAAAACGAAGACCTGCAATGTGGATTGTAGATGATTTTTATGCTGATCCATATGCTGTTAGAGAATATGCATTAAAACAAGAATTTTTTGATGATGAGGGGTATATTGGTAGAAGAACTAGAAGGCAATTTTTCTTTCCTGGTCTCAAAGAATCTTTTGAAGATATTATGGGAATGACTATAACTGAATGGGAATCTCATGGAATGAATGGAAGATTCCAACACAATTGGGCAGGAGAAAAATTGGTATATCATTGCGATGCTCAAAAATGGGCAGGGATGATATACTTGACTCCAGATGCCCCATTTGAATGCGGAACATCTTTATATGCACATAGAAAAACTAGAGTTCGACATAATTCAGAACCACTAGATGAAGTTTTTCCAGGAAATACCTTTCTCGATAAAACTCCATATCAAGTCGTAGATGTTGCTGGGAATGTATTTAATAGATTAGTTATTTTCAATGGTGGATGTATTCATGCAGCATCTGAATATTTTGGGCACTCTTTAGAGAACTGTAGGTTATGGCACATGTTTTTCTTTGATACTTTAGAAGATAATCATAATAGAGATAAATGAATAAAATTTCAGTTATAGGTACTGCCGTAGTAAATAGTTCATATTGGGTGTCTAGACTTATAATGAGTATAGATTATCCAGTAGAAAATTTTGTTATTATTAATAATAATGGTAGAGGTGAACTTGATGACGAGTTAGATTTATTAAAAAGTTTAAACAAAAAATACATTGATAATATCAAAGTTTGTCACATGCCAGCAAATATTGGTTGCTCTGGAGCATGGAATTTAATAATTAAGTGTTATATGAATTCCCCTTATTGGATTATCGTCAATGACGATGTTTCTTTTGGTCCTGGACTACTAAAGGAGTTTTATGATACAATAAGTGAAGACCCAGAAATTGGAATAATACATGCTAATCCTGGTGATTTTAATGTTGGTAGTTGGGACTTATTTTTAATTCGAGATTTTGTAATTCAAAATTTTGGATTATTTGATGAAAACCTATATCCTGCTTATTGTGAGGATGCGGATTATATTATGAGATTTATTCATAGACCAATAAAAAAAGTTACTTCTTTATCCTCAATGTATTATCATGGTCATGCAAGTAAAGAAAATTATTATTCACCATCTGGTGGAGGTCAGACTAAAAAAGCAGATCCAAGATTAGAAGAAATGTTGGATAAAATTAATGAAGTTAATTTTGAATATATGAATTCAAAATGGGGTCCAAATTGGAGAAGTTGTTCACCAACAGTTTACCCATTTAATCATGACACTATTCCAATATCATATACATCATATGATTTAAATTATGTTCGTTCAAAAAATTTAGGATTTTAAAAATATGAAATTTACTGTATATTCTAAGTATGGTTGCCCATACTGTGTTAAGGTACTTTCTCTGCTAAATCAAGTTAGTGTTATGAAGGGAATTCAAGTAGTCGAATATGTACTTGGAACTCACTTTACAAAAGAAGAATTTTATTCTGAATTTGGTCAAGGTTCTACGTTCCCTCAAGTTATTTGTAATGAAACCCATATTGGGGGATGTTCAGATACTGCTAAGTATTTAAAAGAACAAAATATCGTATAATGTCTACTATAAATAATGGTGGGTCCTCACAAATAAATCGAGGAGTGGAGTTGTTATTAAGGAAAGAAGTAAAAGTTAAAAATACGTTTTCAATTTATTTTGAAAAATTATTACTGTTTTTAAATAGAGAGTTGAAAATTTACTTTAATTTTTCCTTTGATTTAAGGAAGCAAAAATAGCAAAGGAGAAAACCATGCTAGCAATTACCCTTGTATTTTCAACATTACTTTTTATTATGGCTTTAATTGTTGGAGGGTTATTTGGATGGGTTTACCGAGAATATATTTGGTCAACACGTCCAGAAAATATGCATCCTGAGTTATTTGATTCTAATGGAAATATTTTACCAGATGAAATAATAGCATTTAGGTTTGAGCAATTAAATTCTGATGAAGAGGATTTAGAAGATTATTAATTAAATGGAGATTAAACTATGAAATTACCACCAAATCAATTGGTGTCTGAAGTTATTCAGAGAGTATCAAACGCAAAAACTAGGGATGAGAAGATAGAAATACTTCGTCATTATGATAATGTTGCTCTTAGGGCAGTTCTTATTTGGAATTTTGACAATAGAGTAGAATCTGCTATCCCAGAGGGTGAAGTTCCGTATACTCCAAATGATGCACCTATAGGAACTGAGCACTCACGATTAACTCAAGAGTGGAAAAAATTTAATCATTTTGTTAAAGGAGTAAATAATTTAGTCCAAACAAAACGGGAAGTTCTTTTTATTCAACTATGTGAGTCTTTACATAGTTCTGAGGCAGAAATTCTTTGTCTTACAAAAGATAAACAACTGCATAAAAGATATAAAATTACCAAAGCAGTTGTTAAAGACGCATTTCCAGATATAAATTGGGGGGTGGATGAAGATTGAAAATAATATCTGAAAAGTGTGAAAAGAAAGAGTCTAATGATAAATCATTACCATTAGACTCCTATCTAGTCACTTATAAAATAGAAGATGAACTTTTTTATGATATAGTGCAGTCTTCATCATCTGTCGAAATATTTGATTATTATTATGATACTTATGGTAAAAATTCTATATTAAAATATGAATGGACAAAGGGATCCGTAAATCCTAAACTCTATAGATATTCAAAGAAGAGTAATAAAAAATAATGGGGAAGCATTATCTATTAAATTTGTATGGATGCTCTTTTGTCCTTTTGGACGATGAGAAATATCTTATTGACTTATTAGAGAATGCTGCAATTTCTAGTGGAGCAACAGTAATACAAACTATATCTAAAAAATTTGACCCTCAGGGAGTAACAGTAATATGTTTATTATCTGAGAGTCATATTAGTATTCATACTTGGCCTGAAGATGGTAAGGCAGCAGTAGATATATATACCTGTGGAGATTGTAATCCAAAGATTGGTTGTGATATCGTAATTCATCAACTCTACGCACAAAATCATACTTTGAGTTATATAGAAAGATAGTGTATAATATTATACAAAATTACTTTACTACATAAAATACGTTCATCACATTAGTGACGGAAGTAGGGAAACCGAAGGAACGCACTTTTACAATAGTAAAGGAGCACCCTAATGTCTAAAGCAACTTATAGAGGTTGTCAGTATGATACTGATTTACCTAAAGAAGAATATCGTAAGTGGTATTCAATGACTCATTCACCAACACATGCAAATAATGTATATCGTGGAACTGAGTATCGTCCCTGCAATAATCAGGAGGTTGCAAAGTGAATAGTTATTTTGTTAGATATCTTAAGAATAAAGATAGGAAGGAAAAACTTTTAAAGATCGCACAAATTAATATGGCAAAGCAACCTCAAGTTGCTTGATATATTAGAGGGGAACTTGACTTCCCCTCTTTTTTTGTGTAAAATTCAAGAAACACTATTCACGATATGGATGTAGAAAAAATTAAACTCATCATCAATAATATGGAATGTCTTGTGCGGTGTTTGAAAGAAGAAATTGCAAACAAAGAATTGCCAAATGTGGAGTATGAAAATTTTATTGCTCCTTACGATGACAACGATTATGATGAAGTGTATCTAGATGAGAATTAAAAAGATGGTGAGATTGCTTAAAGAAGCAATAGATCAAAAACAAGATCTTTATTCAGAAAAAGAATTAGATTATATGAAATCTCAATTGGAGAATATTGAAAGTCAAATTAAATTAGCAAAAAGAATGGACTATAGGGGGTTTGGTAAATGATTAAACTAATTTCAATTACTCAAGGTGCAGGAGAACTTATTAATACAAATGCACAAGAAGTGATTTCATATATTGCGAGAGTTAGTAATCCAAATAATCAATTGAATTTTGATACTGCTGCTGGTCTCCTTAAATACTGTATTAAGCATGAACATTGGAGCATTTTTGAACATGCTTTTATGACACTTGAGATTAATACTACCAGAGGTATCGCAGCACAAATTCTTCGACATAGGAGCTTTACATTCCAAGAATTTTCACAACGGTATGCCGATACAAAACTTCTTTCTGATCGTCCCGTGATTCCAGACCTTCGCAGGCAAGACAATAAAAATCGTCAGAATTCAATTGATGATTTTGGTGATTATAAAAAACTCAAAATGCAAGGAGAAATCCAAGAATATTTTGAGAGAGGTCAACAACTTTATAACAGTCTTCTTAGTCAAGGAGTTGCTAAGGAATGTGCAAGATTTGTACTTCCATTATCAACACCAACTAGAATTTATATGACTGGATCTTGCAGGTCATGGGTACATTACATCAATCTTCGTTCTGCCCATGGAACCCAAAAAGAACATATGGAGATTGCTGAAGGATGTATGGAAATTTTTAATCAACAATTCCCAGATGTCGCAAAGGCACTTGACTGGGTATAAATAAAATGTATTGATTTCATAACTTATGGCAATTTATCCTGTTATTCATATAGATACTGGAGAAAAGAAAGAAGTTGAGATGAGTGTTCATGAGATCACTCAATGGTATAAAGACAATCCCGAATGGAAACGAGATTGGTCTGAAGGTTGTGCAAGTCCTGGAGAAGTTGGTGATTGGAAGAATAAACTAGTCAGCAGAAATCCAGGATGGAATGATGTGCTTGCAAAGGCAAGCAAAGCTCCAGGTTCCCGTGTAAAGAAAATCTAATGGCAAGAAAAAGAAGAAATAACGATTTGCATCCAATTGGAATTGGAATGACTGCTAAGCAAATGAAAAGAAGAAAACCAATTAATACTGATCTTCTTGTAGATGTTAAACCGGCAACAGAAAATCAAGGAAAGTTATTTGAAGCATACGAATCCGACAAACATTTATTTGTATATGGATGTGCAGGAACTGGAAAGACCTTCTGTGCATTATACTTGGCACTAAAAGATGTACTAACTGAAATTACTCCATATCAAAAAATTGTAATTGTAAGATCACTTGTACCTTCTAGAGAAATTGGATTCCTTCCTGGTGATCATGAGGACAAAGCATCACTTTATCAAATTCCATATAAGAATATGGTAAAGTATATGTTTGAAATGCCTACCGATTCAGATTTTGAAATGCTGTATGGCAACTTGAAACAACAAGAGACAATTACATTCTGGAGTACATCTTTCATTCGTGGTACAACTTTAGACAATTCTGTTATTATTGTAGATGAGTGTCAGAACTTGAACTTCCATGAATTAGATAGTATAATTACTAGGGTTGGAGATAATTCCAGAATTGTATTCTGTGGTGATGCAACTCAATCAGATCTAACAAAAAATTATGAGAAAAATGGCATCCTAGACTTTATGAAAATTACAAAACGTATGCCAGAATTTGAACACATTGAATTTGGTGTAGATGATATTGTAAGGTCTGGACTCGTTAAATCTTATATCGTTAATAAAATGTCTGAAGGATTTTAATGTTTAATCATGTTAGTGATGTAAGTCTCCCTCAACTTGAGAGGGAGACTATAGATGGAGTCAGGTATTATAAAATACCTGACAATTCAGAACTCCTTAAATTTGTATCTATTACTTCTGTTACAAGTCATCATAACAGACACATATTTGAAGAATGGAGAAATAAAGTTGGTGAAGAAGAAGCAAACAAAATAAACAAGGCAGCAACTACTCGTGGAACACAACTTCACAGCATGGTTGAAAATTATTTGCTTAATATTCCCGAACTTCCAGAGGGATCACCAATTTCTAAACATTTGTTTAGAATCATAACTCCAGAATTAAAAAAAATAAATAATATTTATGCTTTAGAAAATTCTTTATACAGTAAAATTCTTGGTATTGCAGGAACAGTAGACTGTATCGCAGAATATAATGGAGAACTTTCTATTATTGACTTTAAGACTTCTAAGAAACCTAAACCATTGAAATGGATTGAACACTATTTTGTTCAAGCAGCAGCATACGCATGTATGTTTTATGAGTTAACTGGAATCCCCGTGAAAAAACTCGTAATTCTAATGGCATGTGAAGATGGTGAATGCGTTGTTTATGAAGAATATAACAAAGCAAAATACATCAAACTTTTATCAACCTACATTAAAGACTTCATAGAATCTAAACTAAAAGAATATGGAAAATAACATAGAAAGTATTTTAGAGAAAAAATTTTTATGTCAAAGTAAATTTTCTAAAATTATCGAGGACATTGTAAAAGTAAATTCTGAGATGAATTATATTGATGCAATAGTTCATTATTGTGATGAAAACAATATTGAAATTGAATCTGTATCTAAGTTAATTAGTAAACCACTTAAAGAAAAGATTAAGTGTGATGCTATTAATTTAAATTTTTTGAAACGAACTAGTAGAGCAAAACTTTTTATATGACACCATTTGATGCTTATAGACAATACTTGGCACTAAAAAATCATTTTAGTAAACCAAAATATGATTATCATCGTTATGCAGGAAAATCTAAAGCATCAATAGAATCATTTAATAAAAGAAAAGATAGATATTGGTTTGAAAAAATATCAAGACAAAAATCAGATAAGGAGATCATAGATTTCTTTATCTCAAATTTTGTTGGCACTGATGATCCATCTATACTTTGGATTGGTAGTATTATCAGAGGTGGTGATGAATGTTATAGAGAATGGGTTAAACGGCAGCAAAGTTTAAAGTACTTATTCAAAGAGCAATCATCAGAATTACTATCAAAATATACTTTGGAGGAATTATTTGATTGCTCTAAGAATCATCCACCTTTACTTAAAAAGTTTTTAAGTTCCGAAGTATCACCAGAAGTGCTAGTGATATATGAGAAAATATTTTCATATTCAAAAAATTTCGATAAAACTCTTTTAGATCCAATTTGGGAAATAGTTGCATTGAAAGTGAAGAAGTATTCTCCATTTCTAAATATTGATGTTGGTGAATATAAAACAATATTAAGAAGTATAATAGGAGAATAATAAATGTCGTTCTTTAGTTCCGAAATTGTTAAGAATGAACTGGATGAAATTAATGAAATCCAAGTTAAAATCGCAAAGGATGTATTTAAATATCCAATAATGACTTTAGAGGAAAAGAGAGATCATATTAAACTTCTAAATACTTTGTTGGAAAAGCAACAATTAATGTATACAAGATTGAGTCTTTCTGATGATCCAGATGCGATTAAAATGAAAAAAGGAATTGAGGACTCATCAAGACTACTTGGGTTTGAAAATAATGATGTACACTCAGTGTTCAGGTCAATGAAAATGACTATCAAAAATCTTGAGCAAAATCTATAGACTTGACACTACACCTAATATCTGCTATAGTTGTTAGGTCGCAACTAATCCGACAAATCTAACTAATCCGATTAATCCGAGGTAATCCTAAATGTCTTTTTCTGACCTTAAGAAAAAATCTTCTCTTGGTTCCCTAACTTCAAAACTACTTACGGAAGTAGAGAAGATGAGCAGTTCAACTTCTGGATCTGATGAACGGATCTGGAAACCTGAAGTTGATAAAGCAGGAAATGGATTTGCAATTATTCGATTTCTACCTGCTCCCAATGGTGAAGATATCCCATGGGCAAAGGTATATAATCATGCATTCCAAGGTCCTGGTGGTTGGTTGATTGATAATTGTCTAACAACTGTAAATCAATCCTGTCCGGTATGTGAAGCAAATCGTGAACTCTGGAATACAGGAAGCAAAGCAAATCAAGATATTGTACGTCAACGCAAACGTAAACTATCGTATTACAGCAATATCTATGTTGTAAGTGATAAAGCACATCCAGAAAACGAGGGTAAAGTTTTTCTATTCAAATACGGAAAGAAAATCTTTGATAAGATTTCTGCTGCAATGAAACCTGAGTTTGATGATGAAACTCCAATTGATCCATTTGATTTTTGGAATGGTGCCAACTTCAAAGTAAAAATTACTAAGAAAGATGGTTATTGGAACTACGATAAATCTGAATTTGATCGTCCTGGTGTACTTAATGATTTTGACGATGAAACTCTAGAGAAAATTTGGAAGCAAGCATATTCTCTTGAAGACTTCACGAAGTCTGATGTATTTAAAACATATGAGCAACTTGATGCTCGTCTAAAAGCAGTCCTTGGCAAAAAGACTGTAAAACCAGATGAATCATTTGATGATGAAGATTCTGATAGTGCTCCTCCAGTTCCTCAGAGCATGAAGGAAGAACTTGAAAGTATTTCTTCTTACTCATCATCTAATGATAGTCTTGAAGAAGATGATACTCTAAGTTACTTTGCTCGTCTAGCAGAAGAGTGATTAACGTGGGGAGATAATTCTTAAATTATCTCCCTTTTTTGTTTTATCATCAATGAACTGTGAAGAGAATCCATATGACATTATTTCAAGCATATCATCTATTGCTGTCTGTAAAAATCTTCTTCTAAGTAAATATATTGTTCTTTTATTGTTATTTACCTCTACTTCATACTCATAATTCGAAACACTTTTTAGTGGGGATATAGTTTTGGTTTCACCTACTCTTTCATCATAATAACTAGTTTCAAAATCAGGATCTACTATTCTTCCACTAGGAACAATTAATCTCCCTCTGCCATCGTAATAAGTGACAGTTTCGTAATGATGAATAGCATCAATTTCTGTTGGATCATATTTTCTTTTTAGATATTGATCGAAGTCATATCCATTCATAGGCCATTCTGTTTTAATATCAATTATATTATTTGATATTAAAACAATCCAATCATATCTTGAACTTCCATAATAAGAATTTGCAATTTGATCTGGACGTTCATCCCCAGTAATTGTATACTTAGTAAACACCGTTACATCTTTAAAGAATTCATCTCTTATTTTTGCTCTGCGAAATAAATTCTTTACTTTAATAAAATCTAATGAAGATTTTACTGTAGGTAATTGAGATTGGTAGTAAAGATCTGATACCTGGTTAAAGTAAGACATTAGATTTTAAAAATTAACTTTGTGTTGAGGTTGGAGAATCCCATCCTGCACTATCATATTCGTAAGTATAATCATCATTATAAAGTGGTAGCAATTCAGTAAATCCCAATTGTAGTGTCAATGCTACTGGTTGCGAGTCATCTTCGTATGAATTATATATTCCATCTGGGGTATAGTTTATATTGCATTGTTGTAATGCACATGTTTTTATCTTTCCAATTGTATTAAGATCTCCCCTAGGACCTTTAAAATGAATATCAAACACCATAGGAGCACCTAAGAAGAATGAACTTGCACCTTCAGATGATCTTAATGGTGCCATTCCCTTTTTGAAGAATTTTACAATTTTTCTAATTTGTACAGATTCAGTTTTACTTCTTGGGGCAAGTTTGAACTGGAATCCAAAACTTCTTAGTTTAGGACCTTGGAATAAAAGTTCTAGGTTTGGATTGATTGAAGTACCAGTCACTCTAGATCTAAATGCTTCTGGGTCAATGTTAATACCAACTTTTTTTGTAAGTGCTGCTGCAGCATTTAAGGTGAGTAACTGTTTAATGATTGGTTGTGCATCTCCAGAGATTGTAACCTTAGATAAATCTGCAACTGCAGATCCAAGTTCTTGAAGATTTACAACAGATATCCCAGACGCTAATTTTAGTGCACCACCTCCCAATAGTGCTGCTAAACTAGATAAACTATTTTCCCCCCAAGCAGTTACATTAGATTCTGAAATATCATTTGGCATTGGCAAAACAACAGATCCAATTACTTCTGATGGAGTTGTTGCAAATCTATCTTTTTGAATTTTCTTATAGAAATCGACAGTTACTTCTCCAGTCTCTTCTACTGGAATATATTTTCTTTGAACTATAACAATCCTATCCTGCGATTGATCCATATTCTCGGGATATGAAATATTTTGTGATAGTTTTTCATTATTTCTAGAACCTGCTTTATAAAAATCATTTATTGTTGTTCCAAATATATTTTGAGGAGTATTATCAGTTCCATTATCTGAACTTCCTACTTCAGTTTCTGTGTCATCATCACTTTCTCCACTTGGTCTATCTTTTGGTGCAGGTTCTGCATTAGGATCAATTATACCAACACTCTTTGCTCTTGCAGTAACTTCATTTTGGGAGTAATTTCTGAGTAATTCTGTTACTTCTGGTCCTGCTCCATATTTGCTTTTAGCAGCTGCAGCAAAATCATTGATAGTAGTATACTGACTAAAATCAAGGATATTACCTGGACCAAATTTGTAAAGTATTCTTCCGGTGTTAGCTATTGAATAGTGAGGTACATCGTCAAGATTTTCTCCAGGCAAGACTTTCCTCATAGGAATAAATCCAGTTGGATTTGAAATAGATATAGTGTTTAGTTTTGGATCCACATTAACTGGAGTTTTTGTTGGAAGTGATTTACCACTTTCCGGTTTCCAGTTTACTTTAAGTGACATTTATTTACCCCAAACTATATCGGAAGGAATTGGTATTTCTACACCACCCAAGTCCCTGACAAATTCTTCCACTGGCAATAGGCATATTGTATCCCATTCTCTAGTATCAAAGTCTAAAAACGGACTGCGGACTTCTGTTAATAAGTATTTATGTGCTCCTTTAGTGAACCTTGGAATCTTATTTTCTGCTAAAGATCTAGCAATACCAACTCTTTCTTCTGGACTATAGTAATGTAGATTTACTCCAAAGAAATAGTTTGGTTGAAAATCTAAAATATATGTTAATGGATATTTGTCATAAAATGGTAGATCTCTTCTCCACTTTGCTCTATATTCATAGAACATTAAACTAAACAATCTTGGAAATGATCTAATGATGTTTTGATCTCTTCCACCCATCTCATCAACGTCATCATATTTTTCGGCATTGATTAAAGATTTTTTATTTTTTTCATATTTCATAGTTCTTGCAAAGAACATTTGAGATCTATACCAACTTTTTGATTGTTGTTTTCCTCCAGTTTTTTGCGTTACTTCTTCGAAGATAGTATTATACGCCAAGATTATCCTCCGTTAGTATCTGGAAATTCCATCTTCTATCTTCACAAAATTCTTTTGCTGCTTTCCATTTTGCTTGGTTCTTTGCATATTCCCGAATTTCATATAATTGTTTTTTACTAATTCTCTTCTTTTGTTCGGGTAGATTCACTTGTCGTTTTGGTTTTATTTCAATCAAACTTTCTTTAATGGATCCATCAGTTGTTTTATATTTAATGTAAAAATCTGGGAAGTACTTATGAACTCTATTATCTATTGGAGATAGGTAAGGAATCCATATTTCTTCAGATGACCACTTCAATATATTCTCATTATTATCACAATAAACCATAAATTTTCTTTCCCACAGTGAACGATACACTATGTTGGTTGAATCACCGATGTATTTTTTGGGGTATGAAGGTTTGTATATACCTTTATAACTCATACATATAATATAGACACTTAAGTTATTTAGATGGCATTTCCGGTAGACCCAAAAAATACTTATATTAATGATGGTCTGTATAAAAATGTTGGAAGTACAAAATCTTTAATAGAAAGTTTTTTAAACTTATCATTAACATCAACTTTTGCAGTTGATATGAAAGTTGGTCCATTGATTGACAACATGAATAAAAAAATGGGAACAAATTATGAAAAAATATACGCAGAAAAACTAGGAATTTTAGCATATGAAGCAGTTATTCCTGGATCTTCTGTAGAGACGGGACAAATATTTGGTGATCGACAAGGAGTGACTGAAACATATATTACAAGAAGAATATATCCACCAGTTGATGTTAGTTTTTATATTCAAAATGACTACAAATCTATAGAATTTTTTGAAGATTGGATGTCATTTGCATCATCTCAAAATTTAAATTCTACTTCACTAACTAAATTTTCACGTTTAAATTATCCAAATGAGTATAAATGCAATATTAATATTGTGAAATACGAAAGAGACTTGAGACCAAAACCACAAAAATTAACTGCTAGAGGTGATGCTGGTGGAATAAATGATCCAAGAACATATACACACTCTTTGATTAATGCGTATCCAGTTAATATTATTTCTCTTCCAGTTTCATATGAACAGACTTCATTGTTAAGAACGACTATTACTTTCAATTATGATAGATACTTTAAGCAAACTAATAAAGGGGTAAGTCTATAGGGATAAATAAAAGTACTGACATTATAATCAAAAATTATGCCTTTACCTAAAATTGCAACTCCGACATATGAGTTGATTTTACCTTCAACAAAAAAAGCAGTTAAGTATCGACCATTTTTAGTCAAAGAAGAAAAAATTCTTATTCTCGCAATGGAGAGTGGAAACTTTGAAGAGATTATGAATGCGATTAAAACAACACTAAAGGATTGCATTTTAACTAGAGGTATTAAAGTAGAAACTCTTCCAAGTTTTGATATTGAATATCTATTCTTAAATATCAGGGCAAAGTCTGTAGGAGAATCTGTAGAATTAACAGTTACTTGTCCAGATGATAATGAAACAAAAGTTGATGTTGAAGTTTATATTGATGAAATTGCAGTAGTTATTCCTGAAGGTCATACAACTGATGTTAAAGTTGATGATAATATCACAATTAAAATGAAGTATCCTTCACTCAAAGAGTTTGTTGAGAATAATTTTGATTTCTCCGATCAAAATGATAGTGAAGAGACTATTAATAAATCATTTGAAATCGTTGCTTCCTGTATTGATATGGTATATACAAAGGATGACTCTTGGGCATCAAGTGAAGTAACAAAGAAAGAATTAATTTCTTGGTTAGAAACTATGGATTCTAACCAGTTTAAAGGAATTGAAAAGTTTTTTGATACTATGCCAAAACTATCTCATACAATGAAAATTGTAAATCCAAAAACTAAAGTTGAAAACGAAATTGTACTGGAGGGACTGTCAAGTTTTTTCGGATAATGATGAGTCATGAAGACTTATCAACTTATTTTAGAATTAACTTTGCATTGATGCAGTATCATAAATATTCATTAACTGAAATTGAAAATATGATTCCATGGGAAAGAGAAATATATCTATCATTACTTGAGCAGCATATTAAGGAAGAAGAAGAAAAGGCATCAAGAAAACAAAGTCTCTAACAATGGAAACAGTAGATCTAGTACAATATAAAAAACAAAGACTAAGGGAGGAACTTCAAAAGTTAGTTCCTCCTGGGTTTAATTTGTTTCCACCTCCAAAAAATAGGGGGAATACTTATGATAATCTAGATAAATTTTTAGAAAGAGATACTGAGTTTTTAATGAAAGTTGGATATTTAGTTCCAACAAATAGAGGGTATGATACTGCAATACAACATCTAAGATATTTTGGATATCCCATTGGCAAATATAAAGAAGCAGAAAATGTAGGGTCTTTTTATGGTGATGATCAGTTAAATAAAGATCTTAGGGAAGCATGTGATTATACTATTCGATTTTATGATCTTGCTGAAATAACACTAGCAAGAATTGAGGATGAAGTTGATACTCAATTAAAATTAATTCAGAACGAAAGAGATAAAGAAAAGAGAGATTTAGAAAAGACTGAGGAGAAAAAACAAAAGGCATCTTCATTTATTTCTGGTGCTACTAGTTTTAGACCAGGTAAATCAGTTCGTATAAAAACTACGAAGATACCTGGAATAATCCCAAAGAAAATAACCTCTCAAAATATTGTTGATAATATATCCAAACCATCTGAGCAAGATGTACAGGTAACTAATATTCCACCAATTGTTCCGAAGAGAACTCCTCCAGAGCAAATTGCAGCAAGAGTTCAGAATAAGTCTGATGATGAGTCAATCTCTGGTGGAGGAGTTACATCATCACTTGCAAAATTATCTTTAAATCTAGATCAAACTAATGAAAATCTAGAAGCAATTGCTGATATTATAATTGAAGATATAAAAAATTCGAAAAATATTAATGATAAAGAGAAGGAAGAATATAGAAAAAGAATTGCAAATCGTGGAAGAAGAATTGGAAAGCAAGATCTTGGAAGTAGTAAAGTTGATGTTAGCAATTTAGTAAAAACTTATGCAGGGAATTTCTTCTCAGGTGCTGGTGGAGCAATAAGAACATTATCATTATTCAATCTTCTTGAAGGATTGATGAGTGGTGATCCTTCAAAAATTTTAGGTCCATTGTTAGGAATTGGAGTAACATATTTACCTGCTATTGGTGCTGCTATAGCAGGTCTAATGGCAAAGAAAGTTGCACAATCTATCTTTGGTGGTGGAGGAAAACCAAGTGTTACTCCAGGAGGTAGAACTCCTACTGCTCCACAAACACCAACTAAGTTAGGAAAATTTGGAAAGTTTGCTGCAATTGCATCTTTAGGAGCAGGTGCACTTTCATTAGGATCTGCTTTCTTATCGAATAGAGATCAACCTGAGGATATTCAGAAAGAAAGATTATCTGAATTGGAGATAGAACAAAAATCAAAAACAGAAGTTTTAGATAAACCATCAGCAATACCAGATTCTGATCTCAAAAGATTCCAAGAATTAAATCTAAAATTTGAAAAGGCATTGGATTTCTTATTGAAAAAGCAGCAGGAACGTGAGGAAGCAATCTCCAGAAGACCATCAGGAGGTCCTGGTGGTGGAGGAGGTGGTGGTGGAGGTCAACTTATAGAAGGTGAGGCACCTGCAGAGATTGATGCATTAATGTCTGCTATTTCTGGGGGTGAAGGTGGATTAGAATCTGTAAATAGAATTGGTGCAATGCCTGGATTGTCTGAGTTGACAATAGATGAAGCAATTGCAAAAGTTGAGTCTTTAAGGGCAAAGGGAAAAACTTCTGGTGCAATGGGTAGAATGCAACAGATGTCATATTATCTTAAAGATAGGGCAATTGCTGCCGGTCTTGATCCGACAAAGGATAAATTCAATGAGGAAAATCAGTATAAAATTGATAGAAGTTACTTGGCATCACTATTTTCCGGAGGAGAACGTGAAATTCTTGAGATGTTAAAAAAACCAAATGGCATAGAAGAAGTTGTTAGAAAACTTAAAGGAGTTTGGCCATCAGTACCAACAGGAGAACAGGAAAATGTACATACTCCTGGGTTCTATGATAGGTATAGAAATATATTGAAAAACTTAAAAGAAAAAGAAGTTGATACTAAAAAACCTGAGGAAGAAGATTCAAAAGATTCAAAAACTACAAAGGGTCCAGACGTAAGTGCGTTGCCTAGAAATATTCCTAGGATAGAAACCCCAGTATCTTCTGAGGTTAATTTTCTTCCATTGCCCATAAATGGAGGACAAGATAAACCTTCACAAAAATTATCAGATGGTGATGAAGGAGGTTCTTCAATTCCAAATGTACTGACTACCAATCCAGATAATTTTCTAGCACTCAATACAAAATTAAGACTTCAGGTAGTTGCTTAATAAAATGGAACAACAAGTACAAAATAAACCAAAAAGAATATTAAGAAGAACTCCAAAAATTAATATTACAAGTATATCACCTATACTGAAAACTTCTGAAGATATTAAAAAGACTACAAAGAAGTTAAGAAGAACTTTTGAAAGAAGAACATATCTAAAAGGAACTCATTTATCAGTTCTTAATAGATATAAAAAAAGACTAGACTCTATTGAAAGAGCACAGGAAGAACAAAGACAAAGAGCATCTAGAAAAAAATATAAAGCACCAGATATTAAGAAGTTTGCCGGTAAATTCTTTGCTCCTGGATCTAGTGATGATCCTTTTAAGGCAATAGGTTCTTTAGCAGCATTTAATGCACTTACAAGTTTTTCTGAGGGAAAAGTATTAGATGCTTTAACACCAGCATTAATTGCTGCTGGAATGTTTGCTGGTCCTGGGTTAATTGGTGCAGGAATAAGTAAAATCTTCGACCGAGGATCAAAACCAACAACAGGAGTTGATGTTTCTGGAAGGAGAGTTCCTAAGTCTGCACAGCAAAGATATCTTTCTAGATATGGAGAGAAGGCATTTAGATCTAGGTTTGGAAACCAAGCACTAAAAAATTTACAGAAACCAGATCCAAGTATTACTCCAAAGGGAACTAGTATTGGTGCCAGAACTTCAAAAGCATTTTCTAGATTAGGAAAATCTATTATTCCAGGAGTCGGAGCAGTTTTTGGTGGAATAGATGCAGAATTAAGAAGACGTGAGGGTGATTATACTGGAGCAGCAATTTCTGGGGCATCTGCTGCATTAGATGCTGCAACTGCTGCTTCTGCTGCAACTGGGATTGGTCTTGTTGCTGCTCCATTTTTAGGAATTGCATCAATTGCATTAGATCTAGTAAACTTTACTAGAGATATTATTGGAATGAGTGAAAAAGAATCTGAAAGAAACAAAACAAAAATAAACAAACCTTCAGAAGATAAAATTAAAGAAAGATTAAAGGAGCAAACTAAACTTCAAAAAGAACAAGTTTCTCAGATAGACAAAAAAGAACCTGAGGGAACACTATCATTTTCACAAACATTAATAGGATACGATAGAGTTGTAACTAAATTTGAGAAATTTTCAGAGAGTTTTAAAATACAATTGCCAGAAGAAGATCCTGACTATGCAAATTTTAGAGCATCTGAAGTAGAACGTACAACAGGTCTCATGGGTCCAGTGGATGAACCTGGATATGAATTTACAAAGTATTTAAGTCAATATCTTACTGGAGATCCAGATAGTCCTTCTTATGATTATTATCATGGAACAGTAAGTAATTACCATGATCACTTAGCATTTAAAGATCGTGAAACTGCAATTAGAGCATATGAATTTTTAAAATCTAAAGGATTAGATGTTACTGAATTGACAGGGTTTGGTGCTGGAGTTACTGGACCACATAGTGGAGCAGGGTCAATGCACCATTCTGGTCTCGCATTTGATGTTCCTGGATATCAATGGCAAGGAAGTGGTCCTATTGGAGAAAGAGAATTTAGAGGATCTAGACTGGTTCGACAATATATGAATGAATTTTTCAAGAATGAAATTGAAAGAGATAAGAAAAAAACTGCTCCAAAACCAACTCCAAAACCAACTTTAAAGGGGCAACCAAAGGGATACGGAAAAGTTCTTAATAACGAATATTTTTATTTGGATGGAAAGTATTGGGAAAGAAAAGATAATTCTACAAAAGAAATTGATAAAGAAACATATAAAGCAATTAGAGATAACCATAGAACTGGATTTGGATTGCCATCGTATAAAGATATTCCATTGCCATCTGAAGTATCCATAGTTCCTCAAAAAAATGAACAGATTGCAAGATCAATTGAAACTTATCCAACATATGATAATAAAAAAATTACAGTTCCTTTGCCAATAATAAATAACCCAGGATCAGAACAAATTGCAATGACTCCAAGCAGTCCTGGGATAAGTATGCCATCAGTAAATCGACAAAATACAACATCAGATTTCTTCAAAAAAATTCTACTTAACGAATTGGCATAATGGCATCCTTTTTTAACTATAAAATACAAGAATTCATTATAGAATCTTTAGATGGTTCGAAAAATATAGATGCGACTTCTTGTGTTTCCTCGATTAAATATTTTGAAGATTTATTTTCACCATCAATTTTTATAACGATGGTGCTTGCAAATACTGATGGGTTATTAACTTCTCTTCCAATTCGTGGTGGTGAAAGAGTAAGATTAAAGTTATATCAAGAGGCAACTAATTTATATCTATCATTTGAAGAATTAAAAAATCCTTTGTACATATACAAAGTTTATGGATCAACATCAGAATCTACCAGAGAAGTTTTTGCTATTGATTTAGCACCTGCAGAAGTGTTTTCAAATGAAACCACAAGAGTTTTTAATAGATATCCAGAATCTGGTGAGGGTCAGTTAATTAGTGATTCTGTTGAAAAAATATTAAACGATGTTTTGAAGACAAATAAAGTTCGTCAAATTGAAAGATCTGCCAATAGTTATTCTTTTTATGGAAATTCAAAAAAACCATTTGGTGTATTGACTTGGTTATGCCCAAAGGCAATACCTACCATTGGAAAGTCCTCAACTACAGAAGGAACTGCTGGATTTTTATTCTATGAAAATAGGGATGGTTATCATTTTAGAAGTGTTGATACATTAATGGGTGGATTAATTCCATCATCTTCAGATCAATCTGATTTTATTACATATTATTATGATGAGACTGCTACAAATTATGCATCTAGAAGTACAAATACGAAAATTTTAACAATACCAACTTTCGAAAGGAATGAAAACGTATTTGAAAATATGCGGATTGGTATGTATTCAAGTTTAAATATATTTTTTGATTTAAATACTAAACAATATAATGAATATCAGTATAAATTATCCGATAGTTATGATACTATGAAGCATGTTTCTTCTAGATCAGATAAACCAAAAATTCCTATGGATTTGGAGAATAGTCCCACAAGACTAATGGTTGGATTTATAGATACAATAGTATCTTCTCCACTTGGAACAAAAGTAGACGCAAAATTTGATGAAAGAGTAAAGTATCAATCCCAATCTGTTGCTAGATATAATCTTGCATTTAGGCAGTTTTTAAATATTACAATTCCATTAAACTTTAATTTGAAAGTTGGAGATGTAATTAGAATAGATATTGGTAAGATTTCAAAAACAAGTAAGGAAAAAGATCAAGAAAAGTCGGGTTTATATTTGATTAAAGAATTGGCACACGATTTCTCAGATATTAAAGGATATACTGGACTTAAATTAATTAGAGATTCTTACGGAGCAAGATAATGTTAGAACAATCTTTAATCAATCCCAATTTTGCAGGAAGAGATGGATTTAAGTGGTTTATTGGTCTAACTACTGGAGAGATAGATCGAGCAAATGATGAGTATGGATATAGAGTTAAGGTAAGAATAATTGGATATCATCCCAAAGATATATCAGATTCTAATTTGCCTTGGGCACATGTTCTTGTACCAACTATTATGGGTAGTGGTGATCGTGGGTGTGGTATTTCAGATAACTCAAGAGGTTCTCAAGTAGTAATTGGATTTTTTGCCGATGGTGATGATGGACAACAACCAATAATTATTGGTGCTTTATATAACGGTGATAGTGTAATACGAGAGAATTCTATTGATCTTGGAACTAAAAATTTTAAATTATTCAAACCAGAACAGAATGAGATAATAAATCCAAATAATTTACAAGTAAAGTCAAATAAAACTATTGGTACTAAAACTAAAGCAGAGTCTAATAAATCTTCATCAACCCCAAAAAATACGATTCCGAGAACTGATGGCACTGTTGTAGGTGAAGAGACAGTAACTCATGCAGAACTTCAAAAGGGAGCAACAGTTTCTATTCCTGGACATTGTGAAAATGCCAAAGATAATATTTCAAAGATTTCACAATCTTTAATTAAATTTATTCAGGTATTAAACACTGTAAAGAATGTTGGAGATACTTACATAGATCCTGTTTTGAATAGAATAAAAAATATAGATGATGAAATTAATGAAATTGCAGATGCAATTGCAGATTCTTTAAGTGCAATAATTAAAAGAATTCGTGATGAGATTACAACAGGAATTTATAACCTACTAAAAGATTTTTTAGATAAAATTACATTACCGAAGGATTTAGAAATAGTTAAAAAAATTGCAACAGGACAAATAGCAGATAGTATTTGGTGTGCTTTTAAAAAAATATTGGATAAAGTAAAGAAGTTTGTATTAGATTTTTTATTTAATTTGATTGGAAAGGTTGTAACAATGCCTCTTTGTGCAGCAGAAGCATTAGTTGGTAGTGTTATTCAATCTGTAGCAAATGAAATTACTGATGCAATAGGACCAGTATTAGAAGAAGCATCAAATCTTTTACAAGGATCTATTGGAACTGTCATGTCATATGTGGATAAAGCAATTGGAATTACAAAAGGTATCGTTAGCTTTTTATCTTGTGAAAACTATGAGTGCAAAGAGGTTTTTGATTATGAAATGAATAAAGGATTTGTTCCAAAAGGTAATCCAAATTTTGAAGCAATTCTTAATTATTCTCCAGCAAAGGGTGTTAGGAATTTATTGGAAGATGGAACTGGACAAGCAGAAAATTTCTTAGATGGAATGTCCGGTGGAGATTTGGTCAGTATTCCATGTGATGTATCATCTTTAGAATGTGGATTACCAATCGTAGAATTTTTTGGTGGTGGTGGATTTGGTGCTGCTGCCAATTCCGTTGTAGATTCCTTTGGTCAAGTTATGGGAATTAACATAATTAATGGTGGATCTGGATATATATCTGCTCCATATGTATCTTTAAAGGATCCTTGTGAAAACGGCAGTGGTGCAACTGCTTATGCAATCATTGATAAAGATGGCAAAGTAACTGATGTTGTTATGGAAACTGTAGGATCTAATTATATTGGACCATCAGATCTTGGGAATACTGGAGGTACTGATGATACTGGAAGTACTGGTGATACTGGAGGTACTGATGGTGATATTAGAGATGTTGCATGTTCTATTGCCCCTATAGATTCTTCAGGATCTACACTTTCTGGATATGTTGAAAAAGTAATAATTAAAAACACTGGAATTGGATATTCTTCAGAAGATATAATATTTGATTCTTCTTGTCCAAATAGTGATGTTGAAATTGCTCCTATTTTAGATGATGATGGAAGAGTAATTGATGTGGAAATTAAAAATCCAGGTTCTTTTATTACTATATTCCCAGAGTTGAAAATAAATAGTGAGACTGGTAATGGATTATCTCTAGTTCCTGTATTGAGATTTAATAAAATTGAAGATACAAAGATAGAAACAGATCCTACAAAGATTCAAAAAGTTATTTACTGTGCTGATAAAACTTAAATATGAAAAAACCAAGAGAAAAACCAACAGGATATTTATTTAATGATCCTCAGTGTGGAACCATTGCAGTTGGGTTAGATCCAGATTCGGTTAGACCAAGACAAATTGAACTAGTATCACAATCTTTAGCATCGGTGAGATTATTTCAAGATGGTGGATTTGACATTAGAAGTCATCCAGATGCAGTTTTGGCAGATAATATATGGAGTAATGCTAAAGATGGTCTATTAGTAAAGGGAAATAATATACACTTAGATGCTGGAAATGGTACAGTAACAATAACTGCTAGAGAAATTATATTTGAGTCTACTGGCAACGATACTGGGGGAATAACTATTAGATCAAAGCATAACATAACAATGGATGCTGAAGATAATATAAAACTTGAAGGATCTAATGTTGCAATTGGTGCTAGAAATAAAATGATAGTCGCATCCAAAGGATTTCTAAATATTCGTGGAATTAATGGTGTTACAATAACTGAACCAAAGCAAAAATTAATTCCTACTTCAATCAATGATTTGATTGACACATTTTTATCTTCAGTCTTACCAGGATATTTCTAATGCCATACGTTAATACAGTAGAAACAGAGTCTATTCAGGCAGGAAAGGTATTAAATATACCATTATCCACTGTTGAAATTTGGCCAAGTTTAGATCCACAACTTCCATTTTCACTTCAAAATATGGCAGTTGCCAATATGGTTGGAATGACAAATCAAATTGGAATTTATAATGGATTTGGAGTTTGGGATCAGATGGGAGTATATAATGGATTAGGTCAAGGAACTGATGTTGGTGGGCATATTGATGGTCAACCATACTTAGATAGTTGTTCACCATCTATGGATCTTTCAACTGCTAATGGAAATCTTTGGGGGTTTTGGAAATATAATGGTGCAACTATTTGTGCACCTTGTCCATCAGACGTAAGATTAAAGAAAGATATATCTAAAATCGAAAATGCTTTAGATAAAGTTTTATCATTAAATGGTGTCACTTTTTCTTGGAATGAAGAAGTTGCTCCAACATTGTCAGAAAAATCTAACGGAGAAATTGGATTAATTGCACAAGAAGTTGAAGGTGTTTTGCCTCAATTAATAGAAAATATTCATATTAAAGATTCTATTGATCCTGTCAAATCTGTAAAATATGAAAATATTGTTGCACTTTTAATCGAAGCAGTTAGGGAACAGCAAGATCAAATTGAAGATTTGAAGAGGACAGTGAAGGAACTGTCCACTGAATGCCCAAAATGCCAAGGACTGTGCTATGATGTATAGGTACTCCTCATGACCACCATGCAAATTACTCGTGATCAACTGCAAAGTCTTCGTGAAATGAATGAAGACATTGCAGAGTATTTTATTGATCACAATTTCCCCATCAGTGGTGAAACGTATTGGACGTGCGTAGAATGTTTGGCACAGGCAAAACTAGCCGAACTTCGTGGGGAACTTGTCTACTGATTTCAAAATTGACTTTTTATTTCAAAAAAGGTCGAAAAAAAATCCCGGCAAAAATTTGCTGTAGGGGTTTTTATAGAAATTCAGCATTTTCTGGGTTCTTTAAAAAGTTTAATATTTTTTCACTTTTTTGAATTTGTTTTTTAAGTTTCTTTCTAGTAAGTTTATAAGCATAATTTTGAAGTTCAATTTCAATTCTAAATTCCCTCAAATCATTTACTTTATTAATATACTTTTTTCGATCATTTTGCAATATTACGATTTGACCTTCTAAAGATGTAATAGAACTTGCAAATCCTGGGCATCCACATGGGAAAACGGCATAACAGGTTGCCGTATCATTGTAGTAAGATCCAATGGCAACTGGTTGTACTTTTAAAATAGTTCCTATACCAGAATTGGATATTGCAAAAGAACCAGATATTGATTCAAAAGGATTTGGATCTTGATATTTAAATCCTTCATAGTTAATATCATCTCTATATACTGTTGTTATTCCTGCTGTAGTCGTTCCACATCCAGCAGCAACAGATTCTGCTGCAATAACACTAAGTTGAATTTGTAAATTGTTGATTTGTGTATTAATTTCTATTATTTTTTTATCAATTTGTTTAATTGGATATTCATAATAATCTAAGGTTTCGTCTGGTCCATATATCGTTATTTCTTCCCTGTTTGTTAACCCAATTCCAGTCTTGGTGCTATATTTACTTTCTATAGTTTTTAACTGTTCTAATTGACTATTATCTAAGTCTATCTTTTGTTCGTAGAAATTTATAAGTGACTCTGTTTTTTCGTTTAATGACATAATTTAAAGATAATAATAGTTTTATTTATTGATAAATAAAACAGAAGAAAAAATCTATAGGATATTCTAGAATGGCTTTAGCGAGATTAGAAAATTTCCTTAAAAATTTAAGAGGAAATACTTTATATGTAGACCCTAATCAATTGGATGCATCAGATTCAATTGAAAATAGAGGTAACTCTGCGTTAAGACCATTTAAGACCATTCAAAGAGCACTTTTAGAAGCAGTAAGATTTTCATACGTACAAGGAAATAATAACGATCTTTTCGATCAAACCACTATTCTAATTTCTCCTGGAACTCACTATATTGATAATAGACCAGGGCATTATGTAAGTGGATCAATAATTAAAAACTATTCTGGTGGAAATTCTTCAATTCCAGAACTAGATTTGCAAAGTAATTTTAATATTACTGATTCCGATAACGTATTATATCCATATAACAGTGCCGAAGGTGGGGTAATAGTACCTAAAGGAGTTTCATTGGTAGCAACAGATCTTAGAAAAACTAAGATTAGACCATTATATGTTCCAGACCCAACTAATGATCTTATTCCAAGATCTGCAATATTTAGAGTCACCGGAGGTTGTTATATATTTGGATTTTCCATTTTAGATGGAGATCCAAATGGAAATGTATATTATAATCCAGCAAGTGTAACAAAAGTTGTTCCTAGTTATTCTCACCATAAACTAACTGCATTTGAGTATGCAGATGGAAAGAATAATCTGGTAAGAGTTGGAACAAATCTAGGTAAAACAGACCTAGATATGTATTACTATAAAATATCTCTAGGATATGGAAATAGTGCTGGTGCTCCAGTAATTATTGATGGATATGATGATCTACAACTAAACATAGAAGAAACAAGAATAGTTGGAGATCTTGGTCGTGGATCTATAGTAATTGAAAACATTTATGCAGGTGATGGAGTTAATTCTTCAAACGTAATTACTGTAAAGACCGCATCTGACCATGGATTTTCCCCACTAACATCGATTTTAATTTCTGGGGTGGGATCAAATCTTCAGCAGCAAGCAGAGTATAATGGACCATTTACAGTTGCTCAGGTTATTAGTTCTACTGAGTTCACATACAGATTGACAAATGATCCAGAATCATCTCTAAATCCTGGAATTGATAGTCTTTCCAATGTAAAATCTGTATCAGACACAGTATCATCTGGTTCTCCATACGTATTTAATTGTAGTCTTAAATCTGTTTATGGCATGAATGGTCTTCATGCAGATGGTAATAAGGCAACTGGATTTAAGAGTATAGTTACTGCACAGTTTACAGGTATTTCATTACAAAAAGATGATAGGGCATTTGTAATTTATAATGATGCTTCTGGTTCATATAATGATTTTACTTTTGCAGGTGAAAATACATTTCTACATCAAAATTCTAGATCAATTTATAATCCAGAGTGGGAAAGTTTTCATATAAAAGCATCAAATGATGCGTTTATTCAGTGTGTTTCAATTTTTGCCATTGGATATGCAAAGCAGTTTATTGCTGATGATGGTGGAGACCAAAGCATTACTAACTCAAACAGTAATTTCGGTGCTATAGCACTTTCCTCTAGAGGATTTAAGGATTATGAGTTAGCAAAAGATAATCATGGTTTTATTACTCATATTATTCCTCCAAAAGAAATTAGTGAAGAAGAAATTATTGTAAGATGTTTACCAATAGATGTAGAATCAACTACAACAAGGGGATTAAGTAATAATTATACAAGGATTTATTTAGATGGATATGATAATGCATTAGATCCACCAAAAACATCTTTCCGTGGATATAAATTGGGTGGGAAATTAAATGACACTATAAATTATACTAATGATGGTGTTGTTTATAGTGCTATAGTATCACCAAATTATAAAACTGAAGTAACTGTAACCAATATAACATCAAGTGTTTTTACAATAGATACACCACTTACAATAGGGTCAGTTACTGGCATTAATACTTCTCAAGCAGTTAGAATTATTTCAAATGATGGACTATTGCCAGATGGGTTAGAGCATCATAGACTTTATTATATTAATGGAGAGACTAATCTAACAACCACTACATTTACTTTATCTGAAAATATATTTAATAGTACTGTTAGTGATTCTATTGTAGAAATTAAAAATCAAATAGGAGCAACTTCTAATAATTTAAAACTTGTAAGTAAAGTATCTGATAGATCTGCCGGACAACCAGCATCACCAGTTCAATATGACACAATAAATGGTCAATGGTATGTTCAAATTATATCAAATGCGGCATTTATTAGTGCTATGAATGGAATAGGTGCGATTACATTTTATATTGAAAGAGCACTAGATTCTAGAGAAATTAAAGACAAAATTTATAAAGCAAGATATGTAATACCTAAGGAATCTATTGGAGCATCTGCACCATCAATTGGATTTATTCTTCAAAATTCTACAAGTGGTATAAGTTCTGCGTTAACATTGCCATCTTCTTCTATTTCTGATATAGATGAAACTAGAAATTCAAATCAAATTATAGATGCCTGGGCATCGTATAGTCCAGGATTTACCAGTTATGCATATGTAAGAACTAAATATCCACACAAATTATTTCCAGGATGTAAGGTAAACATATATGATCTCAAGAGTTCTAATGAACCAAACCCAGTAGGTTTAGGGACTGGAACTGGATTTAACGGTTCATTTATTGTCGATCTTGTTCCAAATGATGTTGTTTTCAGATATCAAATTCTTGCAAATCCTGGAAATATAACTACAATTGATGATACTGCTATAACTACTTGGTTAATTTCAAATGATTGTAATGAGGCAACATTTAGGGTTCCTCCATATACAGTTTCTGAAGATACTAATGTTAGATCAAATCTTCCATATTTTACATGTGAAAAGGTATTTAATGATTATCAAATATATGGAGTAGATACAATTCAAGAGTATAATTATGGAGTTTCAGATGGTGTCTATCATTTAACTTTAAATGCATTTAAAAATAGACCCAGTGTATTTCCATTCAATATAGAGGACTTAAAATTATCCCAAAGCATTGAAAATTTATATCCTACAGCAGATAAAGACAATGTAGTTTCTGATCCACTACCAACAAAATCAGTTGCGTCCAGAAAAATTATCGGAAAGGTAGATATTAATGATTTGGAGAAAAGTGTAACTAAAGAAACATTCTCCGAATTTATTAAGGATTTTGGTATTGGTAAAAGAGTAAATTCTATTACATTTAATAGTGGTACTGGAACTTGTACATTAACAACTTTATATAATCATGGTCTTGGTGGAATAAGAACCTTATCGGTTACAACTGCAGGATCTGGTTTTGTTAATGGTACTTGGTATGATATTCCTCTTTGTGGTGGATCTGGTGAAAATGCAACCGCAGTAGTCACTGTAACATCGGGAGTAGTGTCAGATGTTCAAATTTCAAATCCAGGATCAGGATATTCTGTTGGAAATTCATTAACTATAAGAGGAATACCACATTCCTCAACAAGTGCAGCATCTGCCAATGTTTCTGTAAACGCTATTTTAAATAATACTTTAGACTCTATACAAATAATTGGATCTACTAATCCAGATAATGACGGGTTCTTCCCAATAACTAGCATCACTAAAGATACAATTGTATATACCAACTCACTTGGAGTCACAGAATCCAATTCAAATGCCTCTGTAATTATATCTGGATCTAGAAATACTGTCTCTTCGGTTTCAGGAACTACCGATACTGAAATTACTTCATCCTCCCGTCATTCATTGACTGCAGGAAATAAAGTATATTTTGAATCAACTAATCAAACATTTGATGTACTTTCAGTAGTATCTCCAACAAAATTCAAAGTTTCTGGTAATGCATCAAGTACAAATTCTAGTAATTTTTACCAGATTGCATTAGCACCATCATTTAGATCTTCAGATCAAACCTTAGAAAATGTATCAGGAAGGCATTATCCACTTCTTGGAGATTATAATTATAGAACTTCGAATAATTCTGTTGGTGAGATGACACTTACATCATCAAGTGTAAATATTAGCAACACATCCGGATTGAAGAAGGGTGATTATGTTCAAATTGATGATGAAATACTTTTAATCACTTTAGTAAGTGGTTCTGCAATTAATGTAAAGAGAGGATTATTCAATACTGCAATTACAACTCATACTAGAAATACATTAGTTAAATTACTAAGATCTATTCCAGTAGAGTTGAGAAGAAACTCAATCTTACGTGCATCTGGACATACTTTTGAGTATACTGGATTTGGTCCTGGAAACTACTCTACTGGTATGCCAACAAACCAAGATAGAGTTCTTTCAACAGATGAGACTTTAATATCACAAGCACTATCAACAAGAGGTGGTACAGTATTATATACAGGAATGAATAGTGACGGTGAATTCTTTATTGGAAAGAAAAAGATAAATGCTTTAACTGGAGATGAAGAATTTGTAGGAATACCAGAAGGTGTATCTGGAGATCAAACTACTTTTGATGATCTTACTGTAAGTAATCTGACAGTTTTAGTATCATTAAATGCTGTTAGTGCTGAAACAACATTAGGTGAGACAATAATTACAGAAAACCTGGAAGTTCTTGGAGATGCTGGAACAACTAATTTATTTGCTTCTGGAATTGTTACCGCAACTTCCGTTATAGCAAACGATTTAACAGTTATTACTGATGCTGATATTCAAGGGTCATTGAATGTAGATTTAAACTTAACAGTTTCAGGTCATACTGATTTAGACAATGTTACTGCAGGAATTGTTACTGCGACTGAATTCATTGGTCGTGGAATTACACCAAAAGGAGGAATTATTCTTTGGAGTGGATCTACCTCATCAGCAGAAGCATTACAACCAAATTGGGCATTATGTGATGGAAGAACTGTAAATGGGGTAACAACTCCAAATCTCACAAATAAATTTGTTATTGTTGCTGGATCAAGTTATCCGGTCGGATCTACTGGTGGTTCTGCAACAGTGTCATTGAATAAAGATAATCTTCCAGCACATAATCATGGTGGTGGTGGAACTTCAACTTTTACTACTGTTGAAAACGGTACTCATAGTCATGGTATTACTGATCCCGGACATAGACATGGATATGATAAGTTGACAGATAAACATGATGCAGGTGGTGATACTGATGAGGTTTGGAGAAACTCTGAGGAAAAAAATACAACCAATCAAACTACTGGAATTTCAATTAATGAAGGTGGTGCCCATACTCATGATGTTACAGTATCATATACAATTAACACTGAAGGATCAGGAATTGCCCACGACAACATGCCACCATACTATGCACTTGCCTATATTATGAGAACTGCATAAATAAGTTTATAAACAGGGGGATAGTGGAACCCAATGGCTTCACAAGATACTTTTTTCAAAGTTAAAACTGGTTTAGGTGTAGGTACAAATACTTTATATGCTGACGCACAAACTCAAAGAGTTAGTATTGGTGATACAGTAGGTTTATATACCCTTGATGTTTATGGAGATTCTTATTATAATGATAATTTATATGTAGATAATAGGGTTGGTGTTGGAACTACTGTTCCACATCAACAATTAGATGTTAGGGGTGTAGGTATATTTTCTGGTGTTGGAGTAGGAGTAACTGAACCTAAGCAAAGATTTCAAGTAAATGGGCAAGATCCATTTAACCCAGGAGACAGACCAGTAGTAATTACTGGATTTGGTTCATTAGGAATAAACCGATTAAATCCAGTACATCCATTTGATTTTGTAGGTTATGGAAATAGTGATTCAGTTGTTATTACTGGTCTTGCCTCTGTCGGAATTAGAACTTATAGTCCATTACATCCAGTCCACATCGTTGGAATTTCAACAGATGATACTACAGATGTAGTTATAGATTTATCTGGATATGTTGGAATCAATACTTTATTTCCACAATTTGGATTAGATGTATTCAATAGAGATGTAAGAATATTAGGTTTTGCTACAATTACTAGAGAATCTGTAGGAATATCTACAATTGGAGTTGCATATATTGGTATTGCTTCAATTGGATTTGAGAATGTAGGAGTATCAACTATTGGTATTGCTTCAATTGGGTTTGAAAATGTAGGTGTTTCTACAATTGGTATTGCTACTATTGGATTTGAAAACGTAGGAGTATCAACTATTGGTATTGCCACGATATCTTTTGAAAACGTAGGTGTATCAACTATTGGTATTGCTACTATTGGATTTGAAAACGTAGGAGTATCAACTATTGGTATTGCTACTATTGGATTTGAAAACGTAGGGTTTTCTACAATTGGCATTGCCAGCATCAGATTTGAAACTGTTGGTGTATCCACTATTGGTATTGCTACTATAAGATTTGAAAATGTAGGTGTTTCTACAATTGGCATTGCCAGTATCAGATTCGAAAATGTAGGTGTATCAACTATTGGTATTGCCAGTATCAGATTTGAAGAAGTTGGTGTATCAACTATTGGTATTGCTACTATTGGATTCGAAAACGTAGGAGTATCAACTATTGGTATTGCTACTATTGGATTCGAAAACGTAGGAGTATCAACTATTGGTATTGCTACTATTGGATTCGAAAACGTAGGAGTATCAACTATTGGTATTGCTACTATTGGATTTGAAAACGTAGGAGTATCAACTATTGGTATTGCTACTATTGGATTTGAAAACGTAGGAGTATCAACTATTGGTATTGCTACTATTGGATTTGAAAACGTAGGGTTTTCTACAATTGGTATTGCTACTATTGGATTCGAAAACGTAGGAGTATCAACTATTGGTATTGCCACAATATCTTTTGAAAACGTAGGAGTATCAACTATTGGTATTGCTACTATTGGATCAGAAACTGTAATTGATTCTGAAATTGAAAGATTACTTGTAACAGGAATAACTACAACTGCAAAATTAGATGTTGGTATTGGTGCAACTCTAATTAGAGCAAGAGGATTTGGAATAACTACAGTAAGAGATCTTGATGGGGAATTTGTAAAAGAAATAAATCCAATTGTTGGTATTGCAACAACAGAACCAACTAGAACTTTAGATATTGCCGGAGATCTGAGAGTTCGTGGTGAAGTAATTGATTCAAACAATAATGTAGGATTTGCATACTCTGTACTTGCATCTGGTGGGTCTCCAGGAATATCTGGAAGATTTTTTGATGCTGCAAACTTACTATTAAGAAACAAAGAGTTTATCTCTGAAGAAATCGTAGGACTCATCACAAGTGCGAATGGACCATTTGGTGTATATGGTCCAAACTTTGATTATGGTCCAGTTGGTGTTCAAACTGGACGAGAAAAATGTAAGAGAGACATTGGATTTATAATAGATGCAGTTGCATTTGATATTACGAAGGGTGGAAATTCCAAATCTGTAGGTGCTGGAGTCTCATATTCACTAGGAAATTATCTCGAAAGTAGTGTTCCTCCACCAACTGGACTGGATGGATATCTAGGTGGATACGTAAAGTTTGCTACAATTGTTGGAATTAATTCAATTGCACATTTAGCAAGACATATTGTAAATAATTCCCCAATTCCAAATTCATATCAGAATAATGTTACTCAATTAATTGATCCTGAAATTCTTGCTGATGGAGATTCAAATACTGATCCAAATGGATGTGCTAATGTAGTTTCTGCAATTTATAGTGCTGTTGGCATTGTTACTACTATTATTAATAATGGAAGTATAAACGGAACAGGAATTACAACTAACTTCCCATCAGGAAAACTTGAATGGCAACCACCAGGACCTAGAATTGGAAATGAATGGTTTGTAAATAAACTTGGTGATGATAGAAATAATGGAACTGGTCCAGGAGATGCTTTCTTAACTATTAAGAGAGCAGCAGAAGTTGCAGAACCAGGTGATACAATTAAAGTATTTGCCGGATTATATGTTGAAGATGGTCCAATATCACTAAATGAAAGAGTTGCAGTTATTGGAGAAGATCTAAGAAGAACTCTTGTTACAACTAAAGATTTAACTGATTTATTCTATGTAAAGAGGGGTTGTTATATTGCACAAATGTCTTTTGTTGGACCTAGCAGTCCGGGAAGGGCAATGGTTTCTTTCCCAACTGTTGGATATGGATATGCTGATGGTACTGATGAAAATTGGCAATCCCCATATGTACAAAACTGTACCAATTTTGTACCAGATAGCATTGGAATGAGGATTGATGGAAACCGTGCTGGTGGGTTTAAGAGTATGGTTCTTGATGCTTATACCCAATATAATCAAGGTGGAATTGGAGTATCAATTACCAACTTTGGATATGCTCAGTTAGTATCTTTATTTACAATTTGTTGTGATACTGCTGTATTCTGCGATACTGGTGGTGTATGTGATCTAAACAACTCAAACTCATCTTTTGGTAATTTTGGTCTTGTAGCAAATGGTGCCACACCACTTCAATATACAGGAACAGTTGTAAAAATTCCAGATGGAGACAATGTTGACAGATTAGAAATTAATGTTGGTATTGGAGCATCTCAAGAATTTATCGATTCAGTTGAATTATTGAAAGCAAATAAAGATTTTATTGCTTCTGAAGTTGTAGGATTTATAACAAGCACTGATGGTCCATTTGGAGCAAATGGTCAATATTTTGATTATGGTGGTGCACCCAAGGGAAGAGATTTATGTAGAAGAGATAGCAAACTTATCATAGATTCAATAACTGCAGACATTTTAACATTGTCAAATCAAAATTCAATTTATGCTGGTTTAGCATATAGAGATTCTGAGACTGGAGAATTAACATACTTAGATGAAAGGTCTGTTCCTGTTGGATTTAACACTGGGTATGTTGTAGATGCAGAAATTGCTGCATTAGAATTCATTGCAGGTATTTCAACTTATATTGTTAGAAATATATCTGTCCCTAAGAGTTATCAGACTGGAGTTGGATCATTCCCCCAAGTAAAAATAACTGGATTAAGTACATCTTCATTAATTGACAATTTTATAGAAAATAGAATTGGCATTATTACTAGTATTATTGGCATTGGTACTCAAGCAGTTCCAGAAACAATATTACCAAAAGGACAAAGACCGTATGATGGACAAATTGCTGTTATTGATAGTCAGTATTATTTCATAAGTAGAATTGAGATTACGAATCCAGGATCTGGTTATGATCCAACAGTTCCAGTAGAAGTTTTTATTGATTTCCCAGATAATTCTGAATTTTTTGTTCCTGCAGAAGCAGCAATTTTTGAAACTAATATCAATTTAGATGGTACTATTAATTCTGTGGAAGTTCTTGTATCTGGAACTGGTTATTCAGAAACTCCTCCAAATGTAATAATTTCACCTCCAGCAGGTATTGGTGTGACGGCAACAGCAGTGGCAGTTATGGAAAAATATTTCTTCAATCCAGTTTCTGCAACTCCTGTTTCTGTAGGTGGAACAACCACTGTCGTATTTGATGAATTTATTACATATGCTTCTCCAGATAGACCAGATCTACTCGGTGTTGGTTCTACAGTATTTTTCTTCCAAGCAAGTAAAATCATTGCAAGTAGCATTACATTTGAATACGTTGGTACGGGCATAAATATTGTTAATGCTGTACCATCTAAAGGTGCTGTTCCTATTACAGAAAATGAAATTGTTGCTACAAATGGAGGAAAAGTTCCATTCACAAGTACCGATCAAGGAGGTAACTTCAAGATTAGTGAAGGTATTACAATTAATCAAAATACCGGAACTATTTCAGGTCAGGCATTCAGTAAGAGTTTGCAAGCAGAAGTAACACCACTAATCATTGCACTACAATCATAATCTATTATGGCACAACAACCGTTAAATACGTATAAAACAGTTTCTGGAGTAGTAACTACTATATTAGATGGTAGTGGATCAGAAATTTATAGAACAAAAACTGGATACACAAGTATTGTGCTCTATGGTCAAGTTGCTAATACTGGTTCTGGTATTGGAACAGTATCATTTTACCATCAAAGAGAAACTAGAACTCAATCTGGGGTATCTACTGAATTGAATGAACTAATCTATCAAATACAAGTTCCTCCAAATGATGCTATAGTTTTATTAGATGGTAGATTAGTTCTTGAAAGAACTGCACTGAAGAGTGATTCTATTAGGTTAGTAGGAATATCAACTCAGACACCAAATCATTTAAAATATACTATTAGTATACTAGAGACATTAAATCAGTAATAAATAAATCTATAACAGGGGGATAGTGGAACCCAACCATGGCAAGATACTTAAGTAGAAGAGTAGCAAGAACACCTCAGTCAAGATTAACTCCAGATAGGTATCAATTCCTAGGATTAAATCAAGCTGAACCAAACTTAGGTGATCCCCCAGGAGATCAATTGCCTATTGGTGCTCAATACATGTTAGTTTCTCTTCTGGAGCATCCAGGAGAGAGATATTGGGTTTCTGTTCCCCCAGGATTAATTGAATTAGGTATTACTGTTCGTGATGAAGGTAATATAGTTGGTGGAAATGCTGGTATAGGATCAATAACACAGTTAAACTTTGTTGGTGCTGGAGTAACTGTAGTTGGAATAGTAACTAATGGAATTGGTATTGCAACAGTAATCATTGATAATACTGCTTTAGTAATTAATCAACCAACTGATATTTCCAAGAGATATATTGGATTTACTAGTGTTACATCTGGTATTGCATCTGTAATAGATATTAGCACTGATTTTGTTTATATTCCAAGTATAGGAAATATTGGATTTAAAACAGATTCTCCAGAATATCCAATAGATCTTGCAGATGTAGTAAGAATTAAATCAGATTTAGTTGATAGTTATGGTAATTCTGGATCTTCATCTGGAGATACATATTTAAGATCTCTTGGACCAGGATTGGGGGTTACTTGGTCAACTGCTCTTGGTGCTCAAGGCATTCAAGGTGTTCAAGGATTACAGGGAATTCAAGGAATTCAAGGTGTTCAAGGAATTCAAGGAATTCAGGGAGAACAAGGTATCCAGGGAATTCAAGGAGAACAAGGTATCCAGGGAATTCAGGGAGTAGGAAATCAAGGTCTCCAAGGAATTCAAGGAGTACAAGGAATTCAAGGTAGTCAGGGTCTTCAAGGAATTCAAGGAATAGGAAATCAAGGTCTTCAAGGAATTCAAGGAGTACAAGGAAATCAAGGAGTACAAGGAAATCAAGGTCTCCAAGGAATTCAAGGCAGACAAGGCATTCAAGGCATTCAAGGTTTACTTGGTATTCAAGGTGTCCAAGGTATTCAAGGTATTACTGGACTTGGTATTCAAGGTATTCAGGGAATACAAGGTATTCAAGGTATTCAAGGCATCCAGGGAATCCAAGGTATTCAAGGATCACAAGGTTTACAGGGAATTCAAGGACAACAGGGAATTCAAGGAATTACTGGCATAGGTCAGCAAGGTCTTCAGGGAATACAAGGTTCTCAGGGATTGCAAGGAATTCAAGGAGAACAGGGTATCCAAGGAATTCAAGGAATTCAAGGTAGACAAGGAACACAAGGTAGACAAGGAATTCAAGGAATTCAAGGAAATTTAGGACTACAAGGTACTCAAGGTATTCAAGGTATCCAAGGTATCCAGGGTATTGATGGATCTGGTGGTGCTCAAGGTCTTCAAGGATCTCAAGGTCTTCAAGGTCTTCAAGGAATTCAGGGAAGACAAGGTATTCAAGGTATTCAAGGGAATCAAGGATTGCAAGGATTGCAAGGAATTCAAGGAATTCAAGGATTGCAAGGTATTGATGGAACTGGAGGTGCTCAAGGTCTTCAAGGAATTCAAGGTCTTCAAGGAATTCAGGGAATTCAGGGAAGACAAGGTATTCAAGGTGTCCAAGGAAACCAAGGATTGCAAGGGATTCTAGGAGAACAGGGGATCCAGGGAATTCAAGGATTGCAGGGTGTTGGTGGAGAAGGTGGAACACAAGGTATTCAAGGTATTCAAGGTATTCAAGGTATTCAAGGTATTCAAGGATCTCAGGGCATTCAAGGATCTCAGGGAATTCAAGGATCTCAGGGTATTCAAGGAATTCAAGGAATTGTTGGGGAAACTGGACCAGCTGGTACATCAGTATCCATTGTTGGTTCAGTTCCATCAGTGACAACTTCAGAACCACATACAACATTAACTTCTGATGATACTGTTTATTCCTGGTATCCACCTTCAATAGGAAATGGTGTCATTGCATCAGATACTGGAAATTTGTGGGTATATAATGGATCTGATTGGGATGATGTTGGATTAATTAGAGGTCCACAAGGTATCCAAGGTATTCAGGGAATTCAGGGAAGTCAAGGTACTCAAGGTGTTCAAGGTATTCAGGGAAGGCAAGGTATACAAGGAATTACTGGAGAAGGTGGAATTCAAGGTATACAAGGAATTCAAGGTACACAAGGATCTCAAGGTATTCAAGGAAGACAGGGTATTCAAGGAATATCAGGAACTTTAGGATCTCAAGGTGAACAAGGAATTCAAGGTACTCAAGGTATTCAAGGAAGACAAGGTATTCAAGGTATTGGTGGTTCTACTGGTGGTCAAGGTATTCAAGGATCTCAGGGAATACAGGGTATTCAAGGTAGACAAGGTATTCAAGGAATAGTTGGTTCTACTGGAAATCAGGGTATTCAAGGCAGACAAGGTAGACAAGGTATTCAAGGCAGACAAGGTATTGGTGGTTCTACTGGGGGACAAGGACTGCAAGGTATTCAAGGAATACAGGGAGTTCAAGGTAGACAAGGTATTCAAGGTAATAATGGTGTAGGATCACAAGGTATTCAAGGAACACAGGGAATTCAAGGTAGACAAGGTAGACAAGGTGTTCAAGGATCCATAGGTGCAGGTACTCAAGGTATTCAAGGTATCCAAGGGCAACAAGGTATCCAAGGAAATCCTGGAAATGATAGTGTTGTTCCAGGTCCTCAAGGTATTCAAGGAAGACAAGGTATTCAAGGTATCCAAGGAAATCAAGGTAGACAGGGAATTCAAGGCATTCAAGGTAGACAGGGAATTCAAGGCATTCAAGGTAGACAAGGTATTCAAGGCATTCAAGGTAGACAAGGTATCAGTGGTCCTCAAGGAATTCAAGGAAGACAAGGAATTAGTGGTACTGTAGGTGGTCAAGGTCCTCAAGGTACTCAAGGAATTCAAGGAAGACAAGGCATTCAAGGTTTACAAGGTAGACAAGGCATTCAAGGTATACAAGGAACAAAAGGTGATCCAGGAAGCACTGCACTTTCTGTAGATTCGGCAGTAAGATTATCTCCAAAAGGATCAAATTATGAAAATATTACTCAACAGGGAGCATATATTTACTGGAATAGAAATGTTGGAGATGGTGCAACATGGTTCATCAACCAACGTGGGTCTGGAGCAGGTGGATTCTATTTTGCACATTCAAGTACTACTAATGTTCTAGAAAATGATCATGTAAGAATTAGTAGAGATGGTGATATCTATTTTGATGGATTTGCCGACACAACTACAACTCAAAATCGTGGTTTATATTGGACTGCTTATGATAAAGAAATCGTTGGGGATCGTACTGATGCAGCATATATTATCCATGGTGTAAACCAAGGAGGTTTGAGTGGATCAGTTCTTGATTTCAGTAGTGGAAATGATGTGCAAGATGGAATGTTATTTAGGATTCCTGCAGTAGATAATTTAAAAGTAAGAGTTGGCACATCAAACTTTACAGTATTGCATACTGGAAATTATACTTCATATCAAGATGGAACAGCATCTCAAATTTATGATGTAGTTGGTAGTAATGATTATATTAGAGTAAGAGGTAGCAGTTCTGCAACAGATGCAGGGTTCTTAGAACTCGCAACAGCAGATGGTGGAAATGAACCAATTTATGCCAGACAATATACTGGTGCATTTTCTACTATTACAAGAACATTAACTTTATTAAATGGTTCTGGACAAACATTATTACCAGTTGGTCTTGGTGTTAATGTTGCATCTATTGGATCTGGGTTTACATTTGATGTAAGTGGAAATGCTAGAATTAGTGGAAATTTAACGGTTACTGGATCAGTTAGTGGATCATTGAGCAGTCCAAACTTCTTTGCTGATACTTCAAATGCAGCAATAAGATCTACATCAACTAGTGGAACATCATTTATACAAGTTGGTACTGGAAATGCTGCCATAACAATTGGTTCATTTAGCAATTCTTCTATAAATTTAGAAAGAAATACAACTGTTAATAATAGTTATTATTTTAGTTCTAGAAATTTTTATACAGATATTGGTGTTGCTAATGGAAATGCAGCAGTAAGATCAAATGGAACGATCTTTATGAATAATCTTACTAATAGTGTAAGTTATGCAACATTTAGTAATAGTGGAATTAACCTGAATAGAACTACAAATATTAATGGACAATTATATGTAACTAATAATAGTCGTGTATTTTTGTGGTCAACAGATGGTTCCATTGAAATTCAAAGACCTGGTGGACCTTATATAGACTTTAAGTGGGGTGGTGAGGATTACAATGCAAGATTACATAATTTCACATCAACAAGAATTACCTCAGATCGAGATTTTGGTGCAACTAATTATTACATGTTTGGATCCATTAGTGCTGGTGGATCAAATGATGTCGTAAAAAGATCTGGAAGTGGACAATTAAGATTAACTAATGTATCATCAACAATACGTGATAAAAATGTAATTGGTAATATTGATACTAATATATTTGAAAAAATCTATGATCTAAATCCAGTAGAATTTACTTATAAGAGAGATCCTTATTTAGAAACAAAATATGGATTTATTGCAGAAGATGTTTATGAAATTCTTCCAGACCTAGTAGAACTAGATTATTACAGGGATCAATACACCATGGATCCTGATGATCCAGCAGCAAATTCTAAAATCTTGAAGGAAGGTGCTGTGAAATCCCCAACAAATATCAATACAAATACTTTATTAACTACAACAATTGGAGCACTTCAAAACTTAAGAAATAAAGTTTTAGAATTGGAAACTGAAATTCAAACATTAAAGCAAACAAATTCTTAATCATAAATATTTAAAAATATCCAGAATAGACAATGGCAGTTTCCTCCGTTAATTTAATTATAGATAAAGGAACTGACTTTGAAGCAACATTCAATGTATTTGAACCGTCTTCGGAAGTTGCAACATTTAGTAATTTTGTGGGAACATGCAAAATTAGAAAGTATCCATCATCTCCAACTTCAATAAGTTGTCAAGTAATTATTACTGCCGCAACTGGAGAAATTAAGATAAGAATGACTAAACAAAATACATTGTTACTTTCAAATGGAAGAAATTACTATGATGTAATATTGACTAGTACAATAGATTCATCCACATTTAAGGTCGTTGAGGGAACAATTATAGTCAATGATACCGTTTCAAAATGAATAATTACAAAGTAATTTTATCTTCAAATAAAAATTATATTTCAAAATTAAAAACAGAATCAGACTATAAAGTACTTGCAACATCAGGAGGAATACAAGTGCCAGCAAGATTTGAAGATCTAGTAAATTTTAATTATGATGATAAAAATGACAAGTATGTTATCATGTATGATTCTGCAACACAAGAATATAAATTAGTAAATCCAGATGAAATTCTTTCTGCATCCATCACTGATCCTATATCACCAGGATTGCCAAATGAAGTTATAAATGAATTAGAATCAGATCTAGACAATAAAATTGATCTTGATGCTGGTGGGTGGTAATGATACCCAAACGATAAATACATATATAAAAGTATAAACTTAAGGATATGGCAACTCCGGTACTGCAGATTAAAAGAGGTGCTTTTTCAAATTTACCTGGATTAAGGTCTGGTGAACCAGGTTTTACTACAGATAAATATGATCTTTTTGTTGGTATAGATTCAACTACAAATAATAATAAATTTTTTGGATCTCATAGATATTGGGAAAGAGAAAATGGAACTAATTCCCTATATTTTAAATTAGTTGATAGAGACGGAACAAATTACGTTGCAATTAAAGCACCAAATATTCTTGGTGGAAATGTAACCTATACTTTTCCAGGAACTCAAGGTGCATCATCCTCTGTTCTTACAAATGATGGTAGTGGAAATTTAACTTGGGCAAGTGGATCTGCTAACCCAGTTTTTACGGGTATTGCCACATTTTCAGATACAACTGATAATATTTTAGGAAATGCTGATAGTGGTGCGGTTCAAATTGATGGTGGTCTTGGAGTAAATAAGAATGTAACAGTTGGTGCTGGATTAAGTGTAGTTAATAATTTTTATGTCGGAGGAATCTCAACTTTTGTAGGATCAGTTACCTTTAAAGGAGGTACTATTAATATTGGTGATGAAAATACCGATGATATTAATATTGCTGGTGAATTTGTTTCAAATCTTGTTCCAAATGCAGATAATACTTATAATATTGGTATTGGAACAAATAAAAGATGGAAAAATGCTAATTTTTCTGGAGTAGGAACTTTTGCAACTGGTGCAGTTGTTGATGCGATTCAGATTGGAATTACTGCTGCTGGAGAAATTGATACATCTTCGGGCAATTTAACAATTGATTCTGCTGGTGGAACAGTTACAATTGACGACAATCTTACTGTTACAGGTAATTTATACGTTAATGGATCTACAACTCAAGTTAACACTTCAACACTAACTGTTGAAGATAGAACTATTGAACTTGGTGTTGTAGATGGTAATGCTCCTTCAGCAACAACCACTTGGGATTTAGGAGTTCTTTTTAACTATTATCAAACTTCTGCGAAGAAATCTGCAGTTGTCTGGGAGCAGGGAGATGCAAGATTTAAATTTGCATCTGAAGTTTCGGATGGTGGAGGAACAGATAATAATAGTCCACAAATTACTTTTACTTCCTTTGCTCCTATTGAGATTAGTGCTTTGTGGGTAACTGATTGTGCAGGAACTTCTCAAGTTATTTCTTGCACTGGAAATGAAAGATTCCTTCAAAATATTACTGTGGATGCTGGGACTTTCTGATAATATTTAAATATTTCTAAATACGCATAGGAAACTATGCGTATTTTTTATGTCTGAAGAAGATTTGAAATTAGTTCTTTCAAAATATCAACAAAAAACTTTTGAGTTATTAAATCAAAATATTGTATTAGAAACTCAGGTTGAAAAATTAAATTCTGATATAAAATTACTGAACTTTGAAATCGATAAACTAAAGAAATCAAAAAAGATAATGAAAACTGAAGAAGATTTTGGATAAATAAGTAAAATGCTCAATATATATTGAGTTTTGCGGTATATACCATCATATAGATAAATGCCAGATCCAATATTAAAACTTAAAAGATCTACAGTAGAAGGAAAAATCCCAACAACAAGTCAATTGGGTCTTGGGGAATTAGCTATAAATCATTATGATGGAAAAATTTTTATTCGGCAAGATACTGGTGGTGTTGGTATAGCCACAACGGTAATTGAAATTGGTAATCAGGGTCTTCAAGGTATACAAGGAAGACAAGGTATCCAAGGAACTACTGGTACTCAAGGTATCCAAGGTATCCAAGGTATCCAAGGAAGACAGGGTATCCAAGGAACTCAAGGAACTACAGGAACTCAAGGTATCCAAGGTATCCAAGGTATCCAAGGAAGACAGGGTATCCAAGGAACTCAAGGAACTACAGGAACTCAAGGAACTACAGGAACTCAAGGTATCCAAGGTATCCAAGGTATCCAAGGTATCCAAGGTATCCAAGGAAGACAGGGTATCCAAGGAACTCAAGGAACTACAGGAACTCAAGGAACTACAGGAACTCAAGGTATCCAAGGTATCCAAGGTATCCAAGGAACTCAAGGAACTACAGGAACTCAAGGAACTACAGGAACTCAAGGTATCCAAGGTATCCAAGGTATCCAAGGAACTCAAGGAACTACAGGAACTCAAGGAACTACAGGAACTCAAGGTATTCAAGGAAGACAGGGTATCCAAGGAACTCAAGGAACTACAGGAACTCAAGGAACTACAGGAACTCAAGGTATTCAAGGAAGACAGGGTATCCAAGGAACTCAAGGAACTACAGGAACTCAAGGAACTACTGGTACTCAAGGTACTACTGGTACTCAAGGTACTACTGGTACTCAAGGTATCCAAGGAAGACAGGGTATCCAAGGAACTCAAGGAACTACAGGAACTCAAGGAACTACAGGAACTCAAGGTACTACTGGTACTCAAGGTATTCAAGGTATCCAAGGTACTCAAGGAACTACAGGAACTCAAGGAACTACTGGTACTCAAGGTACTACTGGTACTCAAGGTACTACTGGTACTCAAGGTATCCAAGGAAGACAGGGTATCCAAGGAACTCAAGGAACTACAGGAACTCAAGGAACTACTGGTACTCAAGGTATCCAAGGAAGACAGGGTATCCAAGGAACTCAAGGAACTACAGGAACTCAAGGAACTACAGGAACTCAAGGTATTCAAGGAAGACAGGGTATCCAAGGAACTCAAGGAACTACTGGTACTCAAGGTACTACTGGTACTCAAGGTATTCAAGGAAGACAGGGTATTCAAGGTACTACTGGTACTCAAGGTATCCAAGGAAGACAGGGTATCCAAGGTTCAAATGCAACTGTTCAGGGTATTCAAGGTACTCAAGGAACTACAGGTACTCAAGGTATTCAAGGAAGACAGGGTATTCAAGGTACTACTGGTATCCAAGGAACTCAAGGAACTACAGGTACTCAAGGTATTCAAGGAAGACAGGGTATTCAAGGTACTACTGGTATCCAAGGAACTCAAGGAACTACTGGTACTCAAGGTACTACTGGTACTCAAGGTATCCAAGGAAGACAGGGTATCCAAGGTACTACAGGTACTCAAGGAACTCAAGGAAGACAGGGTATCCAAGGTTCAAATGCAACTGTTCAGGGTATTCAAGGTACTCAAGGAACTACAGGTACTCAAGGTATTCAAGGAAGACAGGGTATTCAAGGTACTACTGGTATCCAAGGAACTCAAGGAACTACTGGTACTCAAGGTACTACTGGTACTCAAGGTATCCAAGGAAGACAGGGTATCCAAGGTACTACAGGTACTCAAGGAACTCAAGGAAGACAGGGTATCCAAGGTTCAAATGCAACTGTTCAGGGTATTCAAGGTACTCAAGGAACTACAGGTACTCAAGGAACTCAAGGAAGACAGGGTATTCAAGGAACTACAGGTACTCAAGGAACTCAAGGAAGACAGGGTATCCAAGGTTCAAATGCAACTGTTCAGGGTATTCAAGGAAGACAGGGTATTCAAGGAACTACTGGTACAGGTACTCAAGGAACTCAAGGAAGACAGGGTATTCAAGGTACTACAGGTACAGGTACTCAAGGAACTCAAGGAAGACAGGGTATCCAAGGTTCTAATAATGGAGGATTTGCTATTGTAAATGATACAAGTACAAATGCTACCAGATATGTACTTTTTGATGATGCTACAAGTGGTACAGTAACTTCTGCTCTTGTATCATCAACAAAACTTCAATTTAATCCATCAACAGGAACTTTATCTGCAACAGTATTCACATCACTTTCAGACCAAACACAAAAAGAAAATATTGAAACGATTAACAATGCAATAGAAATTGTAAAACAACTTCGTGGAGTTAAATATACATGGATTGATAATCATAATCATCCTTCTATTGGTGTGATTGCTCAGGAAATTGAAAAGGTATTACCTGAAGTTGTTGATACTAATGATATGGGAATGAAGACCGTTTCTTATGGAAACATAGTTGGTGTTTTAATTGAAGCAATTAAGGAACAACAAGTTCGCATAGAAGAACTGGAGAGAAAGTTAAATGACTAGACCCAATCAGTTTTTATCTCCAGAAGGAGATTTGGAAGATTATTTTGTAGATGAGTATTGGTTAATTGACCAGTGGGTTGGTGATACTTTGTTGGGTGCTGGTAGTATTGCTGGACTAGGAATTAATCTCTCATCTGGTTTTGCTGTAGCTCCAGTACAAACTTTTGCAAGAGGAACCAACTGGAAACAAGTTTCTGGTGGGAGAAGTATTTTTACCGGAGCAATCAAAACTGATGGAACTTTATGGATGTGGGGGCGTAACTATAATGGGCAATTGGGAAATTCTTCATTTACTGATAGATCCACTCCAGTAACCACATTTGCAGGAGGAACCAACTGGAAACAAGTTGCTTGTGGAGGATATCATACGGCAGCAATCAAAACTGATGGAACTTTATGGACTTGGGGACGTAATAGTAGTGGACAATTGGGAATCAATTTAACTACATCCTTTTCAGTTCCAAGAACAACATTCTCTGGAGGAACCAACTGGAAACAAGTTTCTTGTGGAGATACTTATACAGCAGCAATCAAAACTGATGGAACTTTATGGACTTGGGGACTTAATTCTAGTGGGCAACTTGGAACTAATAATGTAATAACAAGAAGTACTCCAGTCACAACATTTGCTGGAGGAAGTAATTGGAAACAAGTTTCTTGTGGAAGATTCCATACTATGGCAGTGAAAACTGATGGAACTTTATGGACTTGGGGACTTAATTCTAATGGGCAACTTGGAATCAATAATACAACTAGTAGATCTACTCCAGTCACCACATTTATAGGAGGAAACAACTGGAAACAAGTTGCTGGTGGAAATGCTTCTACAGTAGCAATCAGGACTAATGGAACTTTATGGGTTTGGGGTCTTAATACTAGTGGACAACTAGGAGACAATACAACAACCCAAAGAAACACTCCAGTAACAACATTTGCTGGAGGAACTAACTGGAAACAAGTTTCTTGTGGATTTAGTCATACCGCAGCAATCAAAACGGACGGAACATTATGGACATGGGGATATAATTATCAGGGTCAACTTGGCATTGGAAGGAGAAACGCACCAGATCCTCGAACTCCTGTTACTACAATAACAGGGGGAACTAACTGGAAACATGTTGGTTGTGGTGGATATCATACTTCGGTAGTTACATCAGGTACTGATCCTACATATTTTATCTCATAAATAATTAAAAAAGTCATATGTATGCACTCGTTAATGGTCAGGAATTACTTTTGGGACCAATTGCATTTAATTATAGAATGATTAATTCTTCTCTTGAGGAAGAGTTAGAGTTGAATTATAGAGTGACATCACAAGATTATCAAAACGTTCCAATTATAATTACAGAAGATATTAGAATTATAACTGCAAGAAATGAAGTTCCAGAATTTGATTCGAGATTTGAAGAAGTATATCAAACAGGAAGATCAATCAATGAAAGTGAAGTAGTATTTCATTATAGTGTAAGAGAAAAACCATTAGAACAAATTAAAGATGAATATAAAGTAGGAGTAAAACCAGAAAGACAAAGAAGAGAAAATACATCAATTGAAGTTACTATTAATAATTCTACAATTACATTATCAACAAGTAGAGAAAGTAGATTAGAATTTATTTCTAAACTTCTTGGAAATGAGGGACCATATAATTTCAAGTTTGATAGTGGAACTTGGGTAGAAATTAGTAAAGTAGATTTGCAATATATTATTTCACAGATTGATTCAAAAGTTCAAGAAGCATTTGATTGGGAACTTGCAAAACTTCAAGAGATTGATGCTTGTGAAACTAAAGAAGAAGTTTATGAAGTAGAGATTGTTCCTTCTGTAGAGATGACTGGAGTAGTCTAAAATGCCCAATCCAATAACCAACTTTAGAGATTCTTTTGGTGTTGATTTAGGTAATAAACTTATTACCAAAGAATACTTAATGACTGTGTATCCACAGATTGCGAGTCAGTTGATTACTCCAGAACTTTGGGTTTGGGGAAATAACGCTAATGGAAAGTTGGGTAATAATACATCCACAAATAGATCCACTCCAGTCACTACACTCTCAGGTGGAGCAAACTGGAAACAAGTTGCCTGTGGAGATTTATTTACTTCAGCAATTAAAACTGATGGAACATTATGGACTTGGGGAAGTAGTCAATTTGGGTATTTAGGTGATAATACAACAACCGATAGATCCACTCCAGTCACTACATTTGCTGGAGGAACCAACTGGAAACAAGTTGATGCAGGAACTCGTAACAATGCAGCAATCAAAACTGATGGAACATTATGGACTTGGGGAAATAATCTCTATGGATCAATTGGAAACAATACAACAACCGATAGATCCACTCCAGTCACTACATTTGCTGGAGGAACCAACTGGAAACAAGTTGCTTGTGGTGGATTTCATGTAGCAGCAATTAAAACTGATGGAACTTTATGGACTTGGGGACGTAATTCTGATGGACAACTAGGAAACAATACAATAACCAATAGATCCACTCCAGTAACCACATTTGCAGGAGGAACCAACTGGAAACAAGTTTCTGGTGGATATATTCATACGGCAGCAATCAAGACTGATGGAACATTGTGGACTTGGGGAAGTAATAGTTTTGGACGACTGGGAGATAATACAGCAGTCCGAAGATCAATTCCAGTCACCACATTTGCAGGAGGAAACAACTGGAAACAAGTTGATTGTGGTAGTGGTTCTACATCAGCAATCAAAACTGATGGAACATTATGGAATTGGGGCGATAATTTTTATGGACAACTAGGACACAATATAGGAGGTTCTGCAGGTTCTAGATCCACTCCAGTAACCACATTTGCAGGAGGAAACAATTGGAAACAAGTTTCCTGTGGTAGTCATCACATAATATCCACGAAAACTGATGGGACTTTATGGACCTGGGGAAGAGGTGATAGTGGTCAATTAGGAACTAATACATCAGTGAATAGATCAACTCCAGTCACAACATTCGCAGGAGGGACCAACTGGAAACAAGTTTCTGGTGGTGGTGCTTCTACAGTAGCAATAAGAACTTCAGACGATTTACAAGGTATCTAAATACCTTCAAATACATTATTCCTTTATGAACCCCCTTGAGTTAGTTGCAAAAACATTATATTCCTTTCAAGAACATCAACTTACATTTGAACTTCTAGATGCTTTTGGAAAGAGAGCACAAGTATTCCAGCAATATGATGAGATTGCAAAATGCTTCTTTGAACTTAAAAATTTCTCCAAAGCAATTGAGTATGGAGAACAAGGACTCAAATTAGCACAAACAAAAGAAGAAAAATATATAACAGCAAAGAACCTGATTAATGCATATAATCAGTCAAATTATCCAGAGAAATCAATCACACAGATTGAAAAATTAAAGAAACAAAATCCTCAAGATGCTGAACTTCTTCTTGAAGAAACTTTTGCTTATTCTGCAATTAATCAAAAAGATGAAGCAGAGAAACTTCTCTTCAATCTTCTTCAAAAGAAACTGCCGGAAGAAATTGAAAGAAAGGCATATCACAACTTATCGGGACATTATTTTAGGAAGAATGATATTCATACCGGACTTCATCATTTTCTCAAAGCAGGAGAAGTAGAAGCATATAAGAATAGAAAACTTCCTGAGTATGAGAAATGGGATGGAACCATTACATCTGGAAGGACTATTATTATAGATAATGAATGTGGTGCCGGTGATGAAGTAATTCATATTCGTTTTATGAAGCATCTCAAAGAACTTGGAATGAAACCTATTTGGAGTTCAACCAGAAGAGAACTAGTAGAACTTTTTCAATATAATGGTTATGATGCTGTTTGTGTTTATGATAATCCAGAGTTTCCTAAAGATTCTTGCTGGGTTTATGGACTTGCACTTCCTTATTATCTCAACTTAACAATAGAAGATTTAGGACAAAAACCTTATCTTCAAACCATTCCAAAGTATGATAAGAAATGGGAATGGATGCATGAAGATACTGAATATAAGATTGGAATGTTCTGGGCATCTAGTTCTACATTTGAACAGAACTCTTTTAGAAGTTTAGAACTCAAAGACTATATGAGTGCTCTTGGAGATAAAGGATATTCACTTTATTCACTTCAAACTCATAGTGATAATAAAGATGCTGATGAGTATCCAGAAATTAAGCAATCACTATCAGTTCAAGGTAGAGAGTTTGCTGATACATTCTCTATTATCAAAAATCTTGATATGGTTGTGACTTCTTGTAGTTTTGTTGCTCACGTAGCAGCATCATTAGGAAAAGAAGTCTGTGTCTTTGTTCCTATTATGGAATATTATGTTTGGACAAGTTCAACAGGAAAATCTATGTGGTATGGAGATAATGTTCATCTCTTTAAGCAAAAGAAACCAAGAAATTGGGATGAACCTTTGAAGCAACTGAAGGAGTTTCTAAATGATAGAGGAGTATAACCTTTCTTTTCTTAATCTAAATACCATTAAGAACATACTTCTGAAAATAGAAACCAGTTCTCACGGACTCGTAACTAAAGGTGTTTCTACTTATAATCACGGAATGCCTACTCTAATGTATCCAGAATTGACTGGATTAAAAAATACAATCAAACAATATGTGAGATTATATTGCAATAAGTATGAGATTCCACCTTTAAAGTTTATCAACAGTTGGTTCAATATTTCACAACCAGGAAATAAACTCAAAGCACATAAGCACGAAGAAAGTATTGTAAGTGGTGCATTTTATATTTCTGGAAAAACTCCTTTGATATTTCCAGATATATCAATCAATCCTTATCCTGGATTATTAGTCATCTTCTCAAGTGATTTGGTTCATTATACAGAAGAAGAAACAGAAGAACGAATTATTATTAGTTTTAACACAGATTACCTATGAGATTTCATACATTTTATACAAACAATCTTCCAGAAAAACTGATAGAAGATCATAAGAAAGTTTGTAATCATATAGGTATTGAAGTTGAATATCATAGTGAAGAATTTACTGATTATAGTGGTGTTTATACTGCTCACGGAAAGTTTATGACTTCTGTGATGGAGCAAGATGAAGTTGCTTGTTTTTTAGATATTGATTGCCTTCCTCATAATAAAGAACTTCTAGAGAAAGCATATTCCTGGGCAGTAGAAAATCAATCATTTGTAGGTAATGCTCAAAACATTTCTCATACTCAAATGAGAAATCATATCTATGCCGCTGCTTCTTGTTTGATTGTGACAAAAGATGCTTGGAATACATTAGGCAATCCAGACTTTTCTTGGTTTATGCAAAATGGAGTGCAAATAGATACAGCACAACTTTTAACTTTAAGAGCAGACCAAATTGGAATGTCTTATCAGTTAATGTATCCAGTTGGTTATGATAGCAAAGAAGAATATAAACTTTCTGGATATGGAATGTATGGAACAGGAACTTTATATCCAGCAACCTGGCATTATTTTAGAATCAGTAAGTTTAAAGATTCAATTCCAGACCTCTGGACAACTCGTGTAAATAATATATTAGAAGACAAAAAAATTATTCCAAATTATTCATCGTGTTTTTATGAATTATAAATTTTTATTTTTAGTTGGTTCTGCAGTCAATCATTTTCAAGAAGAACATTATAGTGAGTTTAGTGCAGAAGAAAGATTTCAACAGACATTAGATACCATTCAATCAATTAGACATAAAGTTCCTGATGCTTATATTTTGATTTATGAGGCATCAGAAACACAAATCAAACAAGAATATAAGGATAAATTTATTGAACAGAGTGACTTATTTCTTGAGTTTGGAAATGATATGTATATGAAAACTCTTTATGAGAATCTTCACCAGAATCCAAATAATTTTACATTTGTAAAGTCTATGCTTGAGTGCAGGTGTTTGGAATTGGTTTTAGATTATATGATGGAGTATAATGTTTTTAATGATGTTACTAGAATATTCAAGTTGAGTGGAAGATATAAACTTAATGAATACTTTGATATTAATGATTATAAAACTAGGTTCTTAATGAATAAGTATGTGATGAGATATTATGACTACGAAGAAAGATTTAAAAATATGGATGATGTTTATACAACTCTTTACGGATGTAAAGGAAGTGTTGTAACTGGTTTGTGGTCATTTGATAGGTTTTTGTTTAATGATGTTTATAGTGTTCTTCAAAAAAGTTTTCAGTATATGGAAAGAGCAATTCAAATGACTGCTGGAATTGATATTGAACATTCTTTCTATCATTTTATTGATAGAGATAAAATCCTAAATGTTCCTGTGCTTGGATTGGATTTGATCAAAGGTATGAGTGGAGAGAGGTATTCATTATGAAAATAGCAATCTTTTATCATATAGCACAAATGGGTTTAGGTGCTTTTGTTTATCAGCAGCAACTTCATAGATTATATTCTTCTGGGTTACTTCAAGTATCAGATTATATTTATTTTGGAGTTAATGGAGACCAAGAACTTTTTAATATTCCAGAAAAAGCAATAGTTAATTATAATAAAGATTGGAAGTCTGAAAAGGAAACTTTGTTATCATTAAAACAATTTTGTAAAGAAAACCCAGATTATAAAGTCTTATACTTTCATACAAAGGGAGCAACTAAAGATGAACTTTCAGTTCATTCTTGGAGATTGATGATGGAATATTTTATAATTGATAAATGGAAAGAGTGTGTAAAACATCTTGATGAATATACTTGTGTGGGATGCCATTTGGGAACAATAGGACCAAGTATATGTGCGGATGGTTCTTTAATTGAAAATGATAGAACTTATGCTTATATGGGAAACTTTTGGTGGGCAAATGCTTCTTATATAAACACAATCAAATCTAGATATATTGATTCTGATTGTAGAATGGAAAAGGAAAGATGGATTGGAGATAGTGATAGTTGTTACCCAAAAACATTATATAATAATATAAATTTTGATAGAGACCCATTTAACTTTAATAACTATGAGTATTATTTCAGGGAGGAAGATTATATAAAATGAGACCTTGTGGAGATTGTACTGCTTGTTGTACTTGGTTAAAAGGAAGTGCTTATGGATATGAGTTTGGTGGTGGAAAGTCCTGTAAATTCTTATGTGGATCGGGATGTAGTGTTCATAAGGCAAGACCAAAAGTATGTGAAAGTTATTTCTGTGCCTGGTCTCAAGAACTTATAGATGAAGAAATGAGACCTGATAAATGTGGAATAATTGTTTCGGTGGAGAATGCTGAGAACGGTCAATATTTAAGACTTACTCCAATTAAAAATAAAATAAATACAGATATATTAGAATATTTTAAGGGGTGGGGAAAGATAATGAACACTCCAGTTTTGTATTTAAACAATTATATCTGGAAAAATTTCTAAAATGCCTACTTTTTATCACTATACTCAGAATGGGTCAAAATATTCCTTTGATGATGTCTTTGTACCTGCTCATGCTTTTAGGCAAGGAAACTTATGGATTTCTGGAAATGGTTGTGGAGACAATACTTCAATTAGTAGATCCACTCCAGTCACTACATTCGCAGGAGGAGCAAACTGGAAACAAGTTTCTTGTAATTTTATAGATTGTGCAATTAAAACTGATGGAACTTTATGGGTTTGGAGTGGTATAATACTTGGAACTAATAATACAATTAATAGATCTACACCAGTTACTACATTTGCAGGAGGAACTAATTGGAAACAAGTTTCTTCTGGATATTATCATACATCAGCAATTAAAACCGATGGGACATTATGGATTTGGGGGGATAATTCGTATGCAATAATTGGAACAAACGATACAAGTAATAAATTGACTCCAGTAACTACATTTGCAGGAGGAACCAACTGGAAACAAGTTTCTTGTGGAGGATATCATACAGCAGCAATCAAGACTGATGGAACTTTATGGGTGTGGGGAAGAAATAATAGAGGTCAGTTAGGAAAATCTGGAGGAGGAACAGCAAGTACTCCAGTAACTACATTTGCAGGAGGAAATAATTGGAAACAAGTTGCTTCTGGATATGAACATATAGCAGCAATCAAGACTGATGGAACTTTATGGACTTGGGGATATAATCCTGGTGGACAACTAGGAGATAACTCAATAACTTCTAAAAATACTCCAGTAACAACATTTGCGGGAGGAAATAACTGGAAACAAGTTGCCTGTGGACGCCGACATACTGCAGCAATCAAGACTGATGGAACATTATGGATCTGGGGAAGAAATGATACTACTGGAGCTTTAGGAACAAATAATCTAATTAATAGATCTACACCAGTTACTACATTTGCAGGAGGAAATAACTGGAAACAAGTTGCTTGCTTTGATAGTACTGCAGCAATCAAGACTGATGGAACTTTATGGGTTTGGGGACGTAATAATAACGGACAATTGGGAATTAATAATACAATTAGTAGATCTACACCAGTCACCACATTCATAGGAGGAGCAACCTGGAAACAAGTTGATATCGGACCAACAACCTTTATGGCAACCACATACATAGACGATTATATCTAAATTATTTTATTCATTATGAAAACATTATTCTTTCTTTCCGGTCTTCCAAGATCAGGTTCTACATTACTTGGATCTATTCTTTCACAACATCCAAAGTTACAAGCAACTCCAACATCACCACTTGCAGATTTGCTTTGTTGGATTGATGAAGGTTTCTCTAAACTAGATCTTCAATACACTTATGATAAACAAAATATCACATATAATACTTATAATTCAATTCTAGAAAATTTTTATAATCACATAGAGAAACCTTGTATTCTAGATAAACATCGTGGTTGGTGTAAGAATGTACCTTCTATTGAAAAGTTTCTACATCAAACTCCAAAAATTATAGCAACCAATCGTAGAATCAGTGAAGTTCTTTCTTCTTATATTCTACTCATTCAAAGAAATAATGAAAGAGATAATTTTATAGATGCTCATTTAAGAAGAGAAGGTAAATTAATTACAATAGATAATCGTATTGAATGTCTTTGGAAAAATTATGTATGTGATCCTTATGAAAGTTTGGTATATGGACTTCAACATAATTCACAAAATATTCATCTAGTGGATTATAATGAACTTATGCAAAAACCAGAAAAAACTATTGAAAAAATATATGAATTTTTAGAGATAGATTCTTATCAACACGATTTTTCTCACATTCTAAATACTTGTGCAGAAGACAAGGATTATGCCTGGGGTATTGATAATCTTCATAAAATAAGACCGAAACTTCAAAGAACTTCACCTCCTCCCGAAGAAGTGATTGGTGAAGAAAATGTAAAACTTTATGATAAATTCAATATATGATTGAAGTATTTTTAAGACATTGTTATACATCCAAAGTTAATCTTTCTGGAGCAAATCGTCCAGATTGGTGGGATAAGGAAAAAGTATTCCAGAATTTCAAGAATACTCTGAATCCAGAAACTACCAACTACACAATCATATTTGATGAGTGTTATGGAAAGAAAGAAGATACTTTCCTTAAAGATGAAGGGACAATTACAATTAACTGTGGAAAAGAAAGTGAAAGTTTTTGTAAAACATTAGATCATATTCTTTCCCAAGACTTTGATGATGACACAATCATTTATTTTCTTGAGGATGATTATGTACACCGTCCAGGATGGGATAAAGTTCTCATAGATGCATTTACCCTTCCAGTTCAGTATGCAACCTTGTACGACCACGGAGATAAGTATCAGGAGATGTATAAGGACTTTATGACTAAGGTTCTGGCAACAAAATATTCTCATTGGATGCCTACTCCTTCAACAACAAATACCTTTGCAGTAAAGTTCAAGACACTCAAAGAAGATCAAGAAATTCATAGACACTTCTCAACAGGATACGAACCTTCTGCAGATCACGGTAAATTTATTGAACTACATAAGAAAGGAAGAAATTTAATATCAAGTATTCCTGGTTATTCTACACACTGTCATTCACAATTTTTATCACCCTGTATTGATTGGAGCACTTACTTATGAAAAATCATCCTGTAAATGAAACTGAATACTTTAAAGTCATTAAAGGACTTGTAGAAGGTTTACATAAATCTGGAATGCTTGAGGCAGGTTCTGGATATTGTTTAAGTATGAGTGATATTGTACTTAAACTTTTACATAAAGAAGGAATTAAATCAAGATTGATTGAGTGTAATTTAATGGTTACACTTAAAGATCCTCCAGGAATGTATCTAATGGGATATCCTGGATTTACTGGTAATAATTATGACTCAGAAAAAATGATGCAAACTCATGTTGTTTGTGTCACCGAAACTGAAATTCCAATTTTGATTGATTTGAGTATTTCTCATATTGATAAAAAAATTGACTACATTTGTGCTCCAATTATTAAAAACTTTGATCATACAAATCTTGTAGAGTATGATTTTGAAACAAGCACTTGGACTTATACTGAAAAAAGAGACACTGATATTGAACTACCAAAACTTCATCAAAAAAGTATTTTGGATAGAATTAGAACAGATCAAAAAGTAGATAAGGAAATTAATTTTATTAAAACTTTATTAATTGTTCTATTCTGTGTATCTTCTACTAATTTTATTCGTGGTTCTTATGACTTCTATCAAAAGTATGTTAATAAAACAAATGGATTTGGACCTCATAAAATTGAATATGTAGGTGATAAGTGATATGAAAGTGACATTATACGCAATCGCAAAGAACGAAGAAAAGAATATTGAAAAGTTTCTCAAGAATGCAGAGAAGTTTGATGATGTTGTTGTAGTTGATACTGGAAGTACAGATGATACAGTTCAACTGCTGAAGGATGCTGGTATTAAAGTTTATGAGCATCCACAAACTCGTGAAGAGTTTGATTTTTCAGTTGCAAGAAATCAGGCACTTTTTTATGTAGAAACTGATTGGGCATTTGCACTTGATTTTAATGAGGATGTTGATGAGTTTCATCCAGAAGGATTTGGTGTAATTGCAGATGAATTCACTACATTCCGTCATTTAAGATATGATGATAATGGAACTGATGAACCTGTCCAATCTAACGAGGTTCATACTCGTTTTCATAGAACCAAGAATTATACTTGGGTAAATGCAGTTCATGAGGTTCCAAATTTTATTCCAACAGAGGAATATCCTAATGAAGTTAGTGTAGATACTACTATTAAGATTACAAAGAAAATTCATAAAACCATAGACAAAGAATTATTTTATTTCAGTATTTGTGAAAGAGAGCATAAAAAAGATCCAACTAACTGGTATTGGATTTGGTTTATCTTTAATCATTACTTCAAAGTTCAAAATACAGAGAAGGCACTTGAGTATGGGCAAGAGTTTTTGAATGTATCTAAACCATATTTTGATAGTTTTAGAATTCTTGCATTTATCCGTTGTAGTCAGATTCTATTAAGTATTGGTGATACCCAAAGAGGAATGAATTATGCCTTCCATGCACTCAGTGAAGGTATGAATATGGGTGGTTCTCATTTTTCTCAAGCATTTGGATATTTGTTTGAACTTTCTAAGAGATTGAATAATCCCAATCTTACAATTTTTACTACAGGATTCAATCCTAATATGGCATCCACATCAGAAAGACTTCAAGCAATTGATAGATTATTTTTAACTAATCTTGATGATGTTCCCACTTGTTGGAGAGGTCATCGTAAATTTGCTGAATGGTTGGTTACTTCTATCAAACCAGAAGTAACTGTAGATCTTGGAGTTGATAAAGGTTTTTCTACTTTCTCTTTTGCTATGCCTCGTATTGGTCATGTTTATGGTATTGATACTTTTGAAGGTGATCGATTTACAGGAAAACTTCATGATGCTTATGAATTTGTTTTATATAAGCAAGAAAAGTTATTGATGAGAGATAATGTAACCTTTATCAAAGGACTCTTTGATGACGTTGCAAAAACTTGGGATAAGCAAATTGATATTCTTCATATTGATGGTGATCATGCTTATGAATCAGTCAAACACGATTATGAAACTTGGAGTCCATTTGTAAAAGAAAATGGTGTGATACTATTCCATGATACCTGTGTCGAGGAATTGAATGGAACTTTTTATGGAGTAAAGAAATTCTTTGATGAACTAGATCTTCCTAAAATTACATTTACTCATACTTTTGGTCTTGGTGTTGCATCTAAAAATAAAGAATTGATTGAATTTGTTAAGAATAATTTTGATCTTGATAATCCATTATGAAAGTAGTAGTTCCTATATCAGTTGGTGAACTTTTAGATAAAATATCTATTTTAGAAATAAAATCTATATTTACTGATAATAAATATGTTAAAAAAGAACTTGAAGACCTTAATCAAATTAAATATACTATAACATATTATACTGAACATTACATGAATCAGTTGCGAGAAGTCAATCAAAAACTTTGGAAAATTGAAGATAGACTGAGAGTTCTTGAAAGGGAACAAAGATTTGATAATGAATTTATTGAACTTGCTCGAAGTGTTTATATACTAAACGACCAAAGATCGGAAATTAAAAGAAAAATCAACGAAGAAACTAATTCCATATATAAAGAGGTTAAAACTTATGGACATGACTGATCAACAAAAGCATCTTGAATCTGCAATTCAAAATCAAACTAAACTTATTGAAGAATTTAATAATCTTAATACTGAAATAAGTACAAAAAGAGAACAAATATTAAAATATCAAGGAATTATTGAGTATCTATCTGAAATCCTTCCTAAAGATATTAAAAAAGAAGAAGGATCTTTAGATACTAATAACTTATCTTCAAACCTGACAGAGTGATCCTACTTATTTTTTAATTACTTGTCAAGTTGACATATAAAATTTAATAGATTATAATGGTAAAGTCTTCAATATCTTTGCGACTTTGAGATATTAAGACCCGTCTAAGGTGGTGGACGGTTTAACTGGTGGAACATTGGGGGTCTTCTGACCCCTTTTTTTCTGCTATGATGAACGGAGTTCAAAAGCATACCAGATGTCCGTTAACCTAGAAGTCAAAGGTTCTCTTGCCAAATGTCTGGCAACTGAGAATCTGATTATCGAACACAAGAAAGTTCCGACTGCGATGTTCGATGTAGACCGTCGTGTGCTGACTCTTCCTACTTGGGATAAAGCATCTGCGACTGTCTATGACCTTCTGGTAGGACACGAAGTTGGACACGCACTGTTCACCGATAATATCGACTGGACTGTAGATTATCCTGAAGTTCCGAAAGACTTCGTGAATGTTCTTGAGGATGTTCGTGTTGAACGTCTGATGAAGAAAAAGTATCCTGGTCTGTCTCGGACTTTTTACAATGGTTATAATGAATTGAATTCTGATGATTTCTTTTCAACCAAGGAAGAGAACCTGGATGAACTGACTTTCATTGACAGAATCAATCTTTACTATAAGATTGGAGCATTTCATAACATTGCTTTCTCTGATGAAGAGAATGAGTTTCTGACTCGTGCAATTCAGACTGAAACTTTTGATGAAGTGTTGCAACTTTCTCGGGAGAT